TATCTTTCCGTGCCTATTAATGAGGTGTTCGTCGGCAGATGTTGTAATGATATCTACCGGGTAGCCTTCAAAGATGTCGTTATGGGTAATGAAGAATGCTTGCTCGGCATTAATCTTCTTAAAGTACTGAGAGAAGATGAGTAATAATGAGCGACGGCTTACATTATGAATTGGACCATCGACTTCGTCAAGTAACGGGATGTTATATTTAGAAGAGCTCTTCATCATCAGAGCAAATGATAATGCTATTGAGATAATGGCTCTTTCACCCTGGGATGCAGAAACTACATCATCGATAATACGCCCACCTTTACTATACGGAATACGGAATTCCTTATCATTGATTACGAATTCACATACCTCCACATCAGGAAGTACATTGGCGAGCATATCATTTATGTCGTCGACACAGTCATTCAGGAACGACTGTACATATATGAGTGGGATGCCGTTCTTCGGCGAAGATGCCTTGATGATGAGATTAAGTATCTTGAGTTCATTTGCTATATCGGCAAATTCTCTCTGATAATCAATAACCGTGTTGAGTTTAATAATACCAGCAGTGAGCTCGCCATCAATAGCTCTAACCTCACCCTGCAGAATAGTGAGAGTGTCCTCAAGGGATTTAATTCTGTCTTTATTACTCAATACGATACCGTGTCTGTCATCGAGCTTCTTGAGTTCCAACTGAGCGTTCTCAATATCCCGAATACTTGTCTGTATTTCATCCTTGATCTTATTGATATTCTTAAGACAGTCATAGGACCTATTGAGAGTAGCCTGGTATTCAGTGATGGATTTATTAGCTTCCTCAATATTCCTGATAGCTTCCTTATTAGAACGAATCTGCTCAACCACCGCTTTATATTCAGCCTGAATTTTCTCAACTGATACATCGAGGGTGCTATCGAGACTTCTTCTGAGTTCAATACTCTTAACTTCCGCTATTGCGAGCTTCTCACGCTTGACACACTTCTCAAGAGTGTCTATAATGACATCATTATCATACCATATACGAGAGGTATTCTTACTGAGAATCTTATCCACTGATGTGATAGATAGAGCCCCTATATTTCGAAGTTTGTTTGCAACACCGTTGAATATCTTACGACACTGCTCAATACGGTTCCATACTACTGGGTATGATGAGAGCTCATCAATTCTACTATTCAGATAGTCAATTTCATTTTGTATCTTGGTAATCTTTGTCCTCATCTCATTCTTATCCGTGGTACTCTTTATAGTATTAGGATGAGTATAGAAGAATGGACATGTTGAGAATATCTTACACTCCTTAGGCAATGCGAGCTCATCAGATACATCATAACTATCCACGTACTTTATATTGGCAGCTGACCTCTGGAGCTTGTATATTTTACCCTGTATCATGTCTATCTGATGTCTAGCACCAGATACCATCTCGGAATTGCCTTTAAGAAGAGCATGAACGACATCAGGATTCTCAATAACTACCGCATTAAGTTCAATGTCCATAACCCTAAGCTGACCAATGATTGTATTGATTTCTTCAGAGTTGTATTCACATTCGAAGCCCTCAATATCTGCTCGCAGTGATTCTATCTCTTCAAGATACTTCTTATACTCAGCCTGTAACTGAGCAATATAATCGTCATTAGCAGATGTCTGTAGCAAGTGCTCGAGTTCTATTCTTCGCTTCTCCTGCTGTTGATTATCCATATTCAATGAACTGATGAGTGCATTGTTATTCTGGATATCAGCATCAGCTTTACCGAGCTCTCTATTGATGTTATCAAGAGTGCCATACTGCTCCAAGAGAAGGTCTATTTCAAACTGCTTGGAAGTTATCTTGTCGGTGAGAGATGATATCAGGGTGCGTAGATAATCCATACGAGCTTCATACTCAGTTACGGTTTTGCCTTCAAGATATATTTCACTTTCCGTTCTGAGTGAGCTGAGTTCATCATTAGTAGCAGCGACTCTTCCCTCCGCAAGTTTCAACTGATTAGCGAGTTCTTCATTACGACCACGCATTATTGCGATATCATCTTCACTCACACCGTTGAGTTTACGGGCGATAAGCTGTGACTGAGCAGTCAATCCTCTAGCTCTCTCTTTCATATCCTTGTGTATAGTAAGATATGTCTCAACATCTGTCTGTCTACGAGCAATATACTCCTTACGTTCGATAGTCGGCATATCTATGACGTTAGCTACATTAGGACCGAGTCTGAGAAGTCTTGTCAAATCTGCAGAGAATCCGAGCTCCGCTTCAACTATCTCTCTGAATGAGTTCTGATTACCATTCTCATTCAACTCAACGCCGTTCTTCTCGATGAATGACTTCACGGCATGATGGTCCTTCGTCCAAGTATACTTATGGACTATTCGGTATATGTCTCCATCGTCATTATATACAATCTCCTTCTTACCATTCTCTCCCGAGATGATAATAGGATTGGAATTTCTTTCATCGAGAGTTCCCACATGTGCATAGGGTATAAGATGACTAAGTATTGTGGTCTTACCAGAACCCATTGGTCCTACCAATAGCATAATCTGGTTCTCACACTTTGTCAGGTCTATGTGTAGTTTTCGTTTACCCATACCAGTTTCGATAGCTATAAAGTTCTCAAAGAGAACTGATTCTATCTTCATTTTATCACGTCCTTTCTATGCGATGATATATATCTTCACAAAAAAGAAGGGTGGGATTATCCACCCTTCAGATATCAGAATATCCACAATTCGCATGATCCGAATATATACTGAATTGTCTTGCGACTCTTTCGTAGTTGACGTAGATACCCTTTTCGACGTCGACGTCTTACTGGACGCATTGAGTTACACCTGCTTCTGATATATTTAGAACGTATTCACTGAAGTACTGTCTGTTCGATTTCAGCTTTATCAGGTTAGTATTCTTACTCAATACATGGAAGAGCATCGATACTGCAGTCATGTGAGCTTTTACGATATCTGGACACTCGTTCACATCGGTATGGAACGTTGCGTTATTATCTTTCACTGTCGAGACATACATACCCTTTGGAGTGCAGTTATCACCTGAATGTGTAGCATGTACATATGCCCGTAATTGACGGATAACCTGTTTAGTGTGACGTATACGCGTCAGTGTGCCCTTTGCCATTCTTCGTCTTCTTGGTCTCATAATTAGCCCTCCTCTATATTTTCTATACTATGCACGCGTACGTGCTCTTCGATATACTTAGAATATGGATTCGCCAACATGTGTAGTGTAGGTTCATTATTAGCAACTGCATTATCGAGTGCTTCTATTATTGATACACCTTCGATCGTGTATTTGGATTCGTCCGTGCCGTCAGAGAATATTACAGACAGTACACGATCACCATCATCTGAGTACTCCGGCATGAATGTGAAGTTGCAGCATAAATCACGAATGTGGTTTGAATACCACTCGATAAATTTACGGTTCTTACGCATAAATCGCAGATACCCTTTCTTCCTTCTTTGTCTTCTTGGTCTCATAATTATTCCTCCTTTACAATACCGTCATAACTCTTAATTGGTCCAATAGGGTCCTTTATTCCCTCTAACCAATCTCTGCGATAGCCGTTTATTCGCTCCACCAGCTGCTCTGTCGGGTCTTTCGATTCATCTACGATAGATTTAGAATACGGCAAGTAGTAGTATGCAGGAACCGATAGTAATGACTCTTTAAACGTTTTCACAAAATGCTCAGATGTATATAGCAGTACAAACTCGCCATCTGGTGCTTTTGCATATAAATTACCGTGAATATTGGTTACCTCCAGTGATCTTACTGGAGGTAACCCAAGACGCTTTATCACGTATGAATTCTTTCGAATGATTGTACGTACGCCCTTCTTCAGGCGTTTTCTTTTAGGTCTCATGTATTTTCTCCTCCTGGCATTGAAACTTGATATGCCCACTTAACTGACATCTGTGGTAGTATGGGCATAATCTGTTCGGATTCTGATATATTATTGGAACTCGGGCATGGCTCTTTCTTACATACAAATACCGTTAATTTACCGAAATTGTCTGGGTCATATGTCACAAAGTGCGTATATAGAGGGTTCATATACTCTTCGTGGTGATTTATATAATACTCCATTAGTGTTCGATGAATAGCCTTTTCCACACCTTTAAAATCACGTAACAACCTTCGATAACCCGGAGAGCGCCTGTAGTGCCTCATGAATTTACCTCCTTCTTTTCCGCACGTAGTTTCTCAGAGATAATAATTGAGGGTCATTAGATTTTATACATATCATCCTCTTATCGATTTTATCGCTATTGAAGTATATAGTGCGGAGCCAGATGTTACCAGTAGATATATTGGAAGATACTCGGTGTCTAAATATCCAATTATCGTACTCTTCGGGATAATACTGAAGCAGATACGATATCATATGTCTATGATCTATCTTCTCTACTTTACGTGCGATTTTTATATTCCGCCTTGAGCCCGGGGAACGTCGGTAGTGTCTCATATAACAATCCCTCCTTAGGGTATATTGAACGAATCTTCACTAGATACGATAATCTTGCCTGCACCATCAATAGTAGATGCACCATCAGTGGTTTCGGTCACGATAGGATTCTGCATGTCAATAGGTAAGTGGTTTATTTCTCTCTGAATCTCTGGAGCAGTGAGAGATTTACCTACAGGGTTCTCTGGATCGAGCTCGTAGAGGATAATGGAATATCCCAGCTTGAGTGCCTGACAACCTCTATCCATAAGCAGGAATGAGATATTACCATCTTCACTTCTCATTACAGAGGAGAAGTTAAAGAATGCGTTTCTATCACTGAAACCATCCTTAACTTCTTCGATAGATACATGCTTGGCATGAAATGCCTGCTTGAGAGCACGCTTGAGGATATTATCCTTTGTAGTAATCTCTGGAATAGTAAGCTTTGTGCTCTCGTTGTATACGTGCTGGATATTCTTCTTATCCTTAAGAACCACCAGCATGTTACCCGGCTCCATGTTAGATACATGTGTTTTGATGAGATAGTCAGCACGCTCATCTGGGTCTGGATGAACGAATTCATGGAATCCGTCACTGTCCACGTAAATACCCGGCTCAATTGATGACTTCTTTATCTTACCACGGTAGAGGAAGAACACATCGTCATCTCCGTAATCTTCTCTGAAGATATACGCTTTACCATACTCAGGGACTGTACGATCTTTATCATACAGCTCCATATCATAGACTCCTGTGTTGGTAACGATAATATTTTTGCTTGTTTCACTCATGATTAGTATCTCCTTTGTTATTTTGATGCAAATGGGTTTCTATTTGGCATAGGTGTACTTGTACCCGGATTATATGCAGGATGCATGGGAGAGTCAGTCCATCTAGCCATAAGCATGTAGAGCATCAACTCTCGACTGAAGTCGAAGTTGGTAATTATATGAGAAAGTGATAGTAACTCATCAACTGTCAGGCATGCATAATTGTCAGTCTCGTTAATGACTATGATGACTCCCTCATAACGCTTCAGGTCGTCGCGCTCTACAACCACGGGACGAATTTCCAGAAAGCTATGAGTATATTTTCCGGAGTATGCCGAGGTCTTCAGGTCATTGTAGTCGTTATTGAAGTACAACTGCCCTGTATCGGATTTGACGAAGAGGTCCTTCTTTTTCTCATCGAAGAACCACTCCAGGGCAGTACCTAATGCATTGATAAGCTGGACGTGATGGTCCCAACCAATAGTGAACTTTGCACGATTTATTGCAATTTCAAGCTTAACTGACGATGGAATAGTAGTACATTTCCACTCAGAGTTGTCTGATGGGTTAAACCACGTTCTATCGGTAAATCCTATATTAGCCGCCTTAGATCGGACTACAAAGTCTCCGAACTTTACAAGCAGGCGTTCATATAACTGCATCATTCCACCTCCTTATCATCCATCTTCAATACGAACATGTCTTTTACTTTAGAGCCTTTAAGGTAGTTAGCCACTCTATTCATTTTTGCCTGACAGTAGGTAAATCCTATGTCATATAGCATCCAGACAAATGAATTCAGACCTTCTATAGGACGACATCGTCCAGCTACCTGGTTTGTGTTTACCATATCAATCGGGACTGTCGATATGACATATCTAATCTCCGGGTCAACCACATCAACGCCGATTCCAAATGAGCCATAGATAGATACGATTACGTCTGATAGCAGCGTAGCCTCTTTTTCATCATCGTCCACCTTACTATGAAATCTACCTACAGTAAAGATATCTTTATATCTTTCTGCTAGATAGGATGTGAGGCTATCGGTATGGTCAATGGTGTATAATAATATCAGTATCTTATAATGAACTCCGTCTGGATTTGCATGAAGTATCTGGTCGATGATTCGGCAGATATACATTGTGGTCAGCCCTTTATTCCATTGGTATTTAGCATACTCAGTGTGTGACCAGTTATACTTCCCACCTTGTATCTGCATAAGGTCTCCAGCCTTTGGATTACTGTCATATGTCACAAATGTCGCAATAATATGTCTGAGCTTATTGATTTCGTCATCATTGAGACGAAGCATCGGAACATTGTAGAATACATCAGTGAATGCACGAGATGCATTCAAGTTACCCCTAGTAGCATCTGCCGATAGATATAGAGTATGGGCTATATTTGTAGTAGCATTGAGCTTAACCGTAGAGCCCAGATTTAAATGAGCTTCATCAATTATCTTCAACCCTATACCGATATCATCAATCAGAGAACTGAATTCATACCATGAATTAGATTTAGCAAACGATGATATGGTTGCAGGAGTTGCTAGGAAGAAGTCATAATCATCATATCTCAACTTTCCATTTATCAGCTTCTTAATAACGTCTGAACCGCTAAGATGTAGCACCCTGCTACTACCAGCGGTTGATATTTTATCAATGGTCTTTTCCCACTGCTGGAGTATCTTAAGGCTCTTACATACAACCAAGGTCTTAGTCCTTAGATGTAAGCTAAACGACACTCCGAGAAATGTCTTCCCGAACGCAGTGGGCACATTCAGGAAGACCTCACGTGATTTATTTCCTATAAGTCTCGTCATGATGTCTACCTGGTTATCACGTAACTTTACTGTATCCTTCAAGCGACTCTCCATATTCGAGCGTCTGAAAGGATGCATCCTGATAACCTTGTAATTTGGAAACCACGCTTTTAATTTGCTCAGTGATACGTAATGGGAGAGGAAGCAACAGTCTTTCTCTATCGGAAATCCCGTGGTGAAATTCCTCTTATGATATACATTATCATAGTACGAGCAAATGTTTTCAAGTTCGGGACACTGTCCTTTGATATACGGATATATAGCAATACCGTTCTGATATACCAGTATGGTATTGTGATTGTCAAAGTTATTGCTAAATGACATTAGCTCACTCCTTTAAATAAGAAGGTATGTCTGATATATGATATATCAGACTCATACGGCTCTCTTAATGAGAGTTGTGGATAGTTCTGGTACTTCAGAATCGAATTCTTAAATACGACTGATATGAAGTTGACCAATCTGTTATTATGTGCTTCGGCATGGCTTATAACGCCATTATCAGTTGCCTGCTCGGACAGAATTAATTTGAGATACTCTGGGTCCATAGTAAATGATGCGTCCTCACCATTAATAGTACCGCAATAATCAGTCATTACCGCAACAGGCTCGAATATATACTGAGTATAGTCTCCTGACAAGATATCTCCACATGTATCGTTGAGCTCCTTCATACTAGAGCTACAAACGTCTTTAAAACTATCGTAATCGCGGTAGAAGAAATCCTGTCTGAGTGATGGCACTCTCATATCCATAAGAACCCTCTTACGTGCTCGGTGCTGAATCATTAATTCTGGGACTGTACCAGGAGGCATTAATCTCTTCCAATTGTCACTGGCAATTGAATCGAATCGGTTCACATTATCGATGCCTCGGTTGGTATTCCAATCGCGCTCTATTTCACGAACGCGCTTGATTGCATCATGCGCCATCTTGATGGATTGAATTGGATGGATTTCTCTTGATATCTCCACACCATCAAGGTTGAATCCTGTCCTCTTAACTTCGTCTTCGATTGATTCGGTTCTCCACGACTCCATACCTTTAGCAATCTCCGGGTGCTCAAGGATGTCACTGAGTCTAAACTTAGGCATGAAATCTGGGTCACACCTAACCTGCTTATGTTGGTCCATATTTAATGAGCCATCCTTACCGAAATAATCTGCCATATTTTACATCTCCTTTTTATAGTCATCTCACGCGGGGTGAGTGTTGTAATAATATACAATCGAAATTTAAGTTGATAAATTACCGACTGATGATATCATCAGTCGGTAATTGTATTTAGAATCTATCGAATCTATCCTTGCGGTCAAGAGTTGGATGGTCATCAGGCAGAACGTCTGCAAGATTTGTAGCAAAGAGTGGGTCGATAGATGACGGCTCTGTCTTTGTATAGAATCTTGGGTCGAGTAACTGCTTTCTGAGATTTGTCTGACGCATGGAGTCGATAGGCGATGCTGAATTAAACAGTGAGTCATTAATAGACAAAATCTGATAATCATCATGGTCTCCAGTAGGTCCGAAGTCCGGGAAGGAGTATATATCAGAACGCTTTCTGATAAGACCACGGATAATCATTTCGTCATGTACTGCATCGATGCGGATATCAGATTCAAACTTATTAGCAAGCATATTCTGACACAGCTCATCGATAGTAGTATTTGCGGTAGCTGCTTTAGTATTGATAAGTGCCTTGATACGTGCAGTAGAGTCAATACTGTCTTCAGATGAAACTGATACGTTGAAGATACTATCGGTTGCATCAATATCGTCAAATGCCACGAGTAACTGCTTTGTGCTCTTAGAACGCTTAATGAGAGCCTTCAGTGAGTCTGAGAAGTACAGCTTAATTTCATGGTCAGGTACGACGTTGTAGATAACATTAGAACGTGCATCCACTACCTTATATTCTGTACAGTAGTACTGTACATTGTCATCAGAATCTTCTTCCTTGAAGATTTTATCGATAAGGAGATACTGGTCCTGGTCAGTGCTAGTATCGTCCTTGAGAACGATATCAGATGAGATGAATTCAAAGTCGCGATTGAATTCCTCGTTGAATGCGATGGACTCGGAGTTGGTCTGGTTAATATGCTTTGACTTCAGAGTACGCTGCTTCAATGGCTCCGTCTCAACGATACCCGCATAAGCACCAGCAGATGCAAGGTTCTGGTTATTTGAGAAGAGTTTACCGTAGCAGTACATACAAACCATTCCATTATCAGAGTTACATGTACATGGACTTCTGAACTGAAGAGTTCTTCCGATGAGGTGCTGGTCCTTAAATCTGTCAACACACTTCATCTTATTTCCATCCTGGTCGTCGTAATAATAACGGCCATTAAGTGCTGTTAACCACTGCTGGTCAATGATGGTGTACTGAAGCGTTCTTGTAGAGTCGCACATCTCATAGTCTGTTCGGAGAAGGACATGTGCAGCACTGTTAGCAACACGTTTAGCATATGTGCCTGGGTCCTTCATGTTAATCTTAGAGTCGATTGTAGCCTTACGAGCAGCCTGAGCATCAATAAGGAAGTCAGCCGGAGTAATCATACCATCAACGAAAATGTTGTGATTAATCATATATGGAATTACGTGACCGTCAAGGTCAGGCTTAAATCCAACGCCGACCATAACTTCCTGGAACTGACCCATAGACATAATCTTACCTGCCTTAAAGATAGGTGCCAGGTCGCAATCACTGTTACGGATAATATCAGCAAGTTCATTGGTACGCTCTTTAAAGAATGCCTCAATTTCACTTGGCTGCCAATCCGGATTTGGTTTCTCTGTCATAATCTCCACAATACGTGGATGTTTCTCTGCAGTCTTGCAGATGTTATATACGGAAAGTCCGCCACCTGCAATAATTGAGATATACTTAGCAACTGCAGTTATATTAAAGATGATTTCATCGATGATTGCTGACATTGTATCTGAGTCAACCTCAATCTGTCTTACATATTTCTCATCAATGAAGTCATTGATAGCCTCGATAGGTTTATCGATAAAGTTATATATGTAAGATTCGTCCATGATGTCCACAGAGTCTGTAGCAGCAAATGCATACCACAGAATCATGTTGGATAAGAAGTGTCTCATCTGAAGAGAATATGGCTTGGTCTTATCGGACTTACGAATCTTAAAGTGAATAATTCTTGTGCGGACTTCTTCATATTCGAAGCCCCACTTACATAAATCCCACAGGTTCTGGTATACTACGGACCAAGTGGTTTTATTCTGAAGAATCTCCTCGAGGTATAACATCTTATGAGGACCATAAAGTTCCATCAGCTCCTCGAATGGAAGAGCCGGTGGACCACTGTAGTTTATCTTCTGCAGAGCTTTCTTCTCGGATTTGCTCAGCGTGCTGGTAGCAACATGCTGAGCGAGCTTTGATTTTCCCATAGTAATTCTCCTTTATTTTAAGTCAATATTAACCTGAGGATAACTCTTACGAGCTTCAGGTACCTTTTCGATAATCTCGATGGTCTCATTTGCGATATCGAAGAGGTCGTTGTATGCTTTAAGTGCTTCATCAAAGTGCTCCTTATTATCATAAGGCAATTCGATATTCCACTTAGCATCGGAAGAGATATCGATAACTTCACCAGTATTGATATCTACTGGCTGGATGTCTTCTTCAGTATATACTGATTCGCCGATAACATCTTTCCATGTCTTAACGTCCTTATATGTATCATACATCATGTGGGAAGGTTCCCATGTTGGTGTAAAGTAGAATCTGTCGTAGATGTTGACGAATGGTGTAAATGAACCGCTCATACCGATATCGCTATTTGATGTACAGTTAGGGTCGATGATACCTACGAAACTTGGATGGATGTCACGCATCTTGAGGATAACATTCTTCGTAGATTTCTCACCAAGTGCTTCAGGACCCTTTGTACTGTATGCGAGGTCAAGAAGCATAGTACAGTCATTTACGACATCATCTGGTTTGATAAGGTCCGAGAGATTTCTCATACCGTTAAGTATGATGCATGAGCTATAGTTGAAGAGCTCGAGGAGCGAATCGATATCGTTCTGTCTTGAGTCAGAAAGCTTTGAAATGAGTGAGTTAATCATTTCGGAAATCTTTCGACCAAGTGTAGAATCTACGATATATTCGTTCTTACGAATTCTCTTAGTAGTCACGTCAATATTGTCTTTAGCCTTGAGCTCGTCATAGTCCATCATCATCCAACGAAGTACACAGTAGATGTTCTCCTTATGTGCTTCAGGGAGTCTAAGGCTTCTGATAGTGAGCTCTTTAAGATGTCTTTCAAACATGAGAAGTGTCGTCTTACCCTTCTCCTTGAAAGCAGTGAGACTCTTATCCTTTGCAATAGAACCTACCAGACCGAGTCTACAAATCCAGTAGTTCTTGTCATATACATTCTCCCATGTGACTGGATGATCACGATTTGAGAGATGGTAGAGCATACCAGTCATAGACTGAATAAACTCATTATTATCAAAGAGCTCCTTGCTAACCTTAATGAAGAGCTCATCGAGTGGGAAATAATAATACTTCTCCTTAGCACTCTCACGTACAGTCTGTACGATAGTAATGGCGTCCTTTACGCCAAAGAATGCAATGGTGTCATATATACCAACCTTGGCACTCAGTACGAGCAGAGGATTGAGGAATTTATTCTTCTGCTTACCAACTCTTGCTTTAGGTCCACGACGCTTCTTAGATGAGTCCATCGCAATAGAATACTGCTTGAATGTATATGGATTACCATCAATATCTGTCATTGGACGGTTGGCCTGCTTATAGAGGGTAAGGGGCATTCTACTCTTAAGAGTAATACGACCGCGCTGAGTATATACAGACGCCTCAACGAGCTGCCATATAGCCTTAGCCCTCTTATTATTCATGAGGAAGAAGCCATCCATAGGCTTCGGAAGGAGGATGGATTTAACAATCTTTCGCTCCTCCAGATTGGTACGTACTGTGAAGTAGAACTTCATCTCAGTACAGATATCTTCATAGATATGCTTGAAGTTCGGAATTGGGTCATTCTGTTTCTTCTTCTTGTAGTTAATGTTGATACGATGCTCGTTCATGTTAATCTCGTCCATATCATTGATAACTTCATATTTATCAAGAGTGATATTTTCGATAGCTTCGTATTCTTTCATGATACAAACTACCAATTCCTCAAATGAGTAGTCATTTTCCGACCTCAGGAATTCGTCATTATAGTCTTCCGTAGTCGGATGTTCGTAAAGGTGAATGTAATCTTTCATTTATTTAGCCTTCCTTCTCGCCTATCAACCGGCGAATTCTTATACCTTTTTAAGACCAATAGTACATTTTTAGCTCTAAATTATCTATGTACCGAAAAGAAATCACACATGACCAGAAATCTGGTCATGTGTGATTATATTAATCATTATACGCATTCGTTGGTACAGATGATTACGTTTCCATCTTCGGTAACGGCCCTAGGGTATGCACCATCGGTCATATTATATATATTCGGAAATGGATTATGAAGCCCGTCGATCAGTACATCTGGATCATGAACCAACTGTTCGATATCTTCGAAGCTAAGAGCATGTGAATCTATAGTACGTAATCCGGATATATCATCAAGTTCATCCGCATCAATATGATATAACTCCACCAGAGATATTACTTCATCCTTAGGCTTATCAATATATCTCGAGATAGCAACTTCATTGTTTAAGAAGCATACTTTAACCTCAGGCTTCGGTGCTATGAGTGAAAAGTACGTTGATCTCGGAACTGCAAATTCTACCATAAACTGAGAGAATCGGCGAGGTGCTACTCCACGGTATTTCTGTTCAGTGTCTGCTGTAAATACCAGATATCCAGATCTCGCAATATTGGCTGATATTGGGGCAACTGCTGTACCCATATTAGTTGTACATATTTCTCGATCGGATATAAATCTCATATTATCGTTAATAATTTTGAGCAAACTCCTTCCTCGTGATGAGTATACCGATTTATCAAACTCGTGGTTAATAAATGCAAAATCGTCAAGCGGAATGAAACATTTAATATATTCTCCGTTTTTACAGTCATCATCACTGAAATGTGTACATAACGACAGTCTTCCGATATCATATTCCGGCTCATTATATCTTGAACCATATACCTCCTTCTTAATAGAAATTCCCCTTCTTTCAGCATCGACCTTCTCGACTGCGTCGATAGTATCTGCAACTTCTCTTACGGCCTTAGCGAATCCTTCTGGAAGGATAGCACCATTCTTATGAGTAGCGAGGATTTCATTCTTGATACCTTCGAAATCCTTATAGAGGCCCATCGTTCTCTCGTCTGGAAGAGCTGCCTTAGTAGCTTCTTTTTCTTCCGTATGAGCGATGATTACTGAAGCTGTCTTAACCTCCGGAAGTACAACTTCTTCCTTTACGGGTTCAACAATTTCCGCTTCTACGACTTCAACATCATGCACAGGAATATTGACTGCATTATTATGTGTAGCTACATTAGAAGCCTTCTGCTGCTTCTTGGCCTTCTTCTTACTCTTCTTAGAGTTTACCTTGTTAGTGCCAATATGCGGATTTGCCATCGCCGATTCAATAGCAGCCATAGCTGAACTTGGGATTGATACTCCGCCCGAATTTGCGAGGGGAATAAGTGGTGTAGGTGCTGTTTTGTTGATAATTGTTGCCATGGTAAAAATACCTCCTAAAATAAAATTGTATCCCGTAAGCGTCATCGCTTACGGGATTATGGTTTATAAATGTGATGTTAACGCTCGGTCTTTGAGTCAGACTTTACGTTAAGTTTTGAATCCTTTGAAGGGTCACATGTGAATGTGAATGCATCCTTCTTAGGTTTATACTCGACCTTAATAGTCATGACGTCGAGTAATTCAATTTCGCACGAGTGCGCGGAATTGCCAGCCGCATTACGCATTGCGACTAACGTAGCATGCTGAATGAAAAGCAGTGCTACGATGTATATTGACCAGTCCTCGGGATTAACCCCGAACTTATAACCAGTCAATAACTTTGCTGTCTGGGTCTGGATGAAGCCGAGTGTTATTCGGTCTTCCTCACTGAAGTTCTTGACTACTGGGACATGGATAATACTGCCTCCCAGTGCGATGTCAAGCATACCAAGATTGATTGGTGTACGATTTACAATTGCATTCACAATCTCACCTGGACTTATTGTACCAACGCGATTACCTGTCTTCTCGGCAGTGTCGTTGGTTCTGGAATCAGGCTCCAGTATTAAGAGTCCTCCCACATCTAAATAGTCGTGGGTATCCAGATATACGGTACACATATAAAGATACATGACCGTGATGGTGTAGAGCATGTATGGTTCACCACTCAGGTCTAAACCACAATGCTTGAGTATGGGGTCATTGATAACTCCACGCTCAATCTCTTTAATAAGGGCTTCTTGAATACCCTTCTTTGGGCGTAAGTTTTTCTTACCGCCCTGTTTGTCCAACTTTCTTACGTTATCCATTTTGACCATCCTTTCTGCTTTAATAGTCGATAGAATGATATATACTCATTTATCGAATTTTAGATAGAAAATTATCGATATCCTCTCGTCGGATAATTGGCATTCGGTGCTTTCGAGCCTTCTGTAACTTCTCAGTGTTAGCGCTTGTATTTGCCGCAATCAGTGCTATACAGTCCTTATTGAAGCCAGATATCAATTCATATCCTCGTTTATTGAGCTCTGCACGAATCTCTGCTTTGGCATCTTTACCAAAGTCTGTACATGCAAAATTACCGATGAACTTCTGAGACTCTACGATGGTAAACTCATCGAGCAGTCCCATTATCTCTTCACTGTTATCGGCGAAGAATGATGCAACTTTTCTTGCACTGGATGGTCCTATGCTCTTAGCATCCATCATTCTGTCCATGATGGTGAATGACCAGCCCTTCTTAAGGAGTCTTATCAATTCCTCGATAGATGTGATGTTTGCAATCTTCTTAGCAGTCTCAAGGCCAACACCAGGAATATTGAGTGCGTTGATAAATTCAGCCTCTGTTATAGAACGCTTATACAAGCTCTCAATCTCACTAATGAATGCATCGATGTTATTATTACCCCATCCTGATACACGGGACATCTTCTCACGGAAAGCTTCTCTATCATATTTGATAGCTTTAATGAGGTCAAGTGGACTTGAAATGTGTGTATTGTCATATACATCTCCAAACGATTCATCGGAGAATCCTTCCATACCCAGACGGGTAGCAAATTCAATAAGTCTTCCTACAACTCTGCGAGAACAGTCCTTATTCGGACATACGCAGTAGTTACTTCCGACTTTATTACCGTGCTCATCGATGGTAGATGTATGATTAAGTGTGGAACCACAGTATGGACATTGCATACTGAATTTAAGTCTCTCACCGCCGTTATATTTAACGACTCTCTTAAGCATTGGGATTACGTCACCAGATGATTCGATTTCAACCTCATCACCGATATGGATATCAAATGACATAGCCTTACTCATAGTTGAAAGAGATACATCCGTTACTACGGTCTCATTAACGATAGTCTCTGTAATCTTAAGCATCGGTGTGGCTCTACCACCTCTACCGATACTCATATAACCGTATTCCACTATACCAGTACCGAGCTTGTCGTTAATCTTAAAGGCATATGAGCAGCTCATGGCATCGTCTCTGAATCCTTTATATGAGAACATCGGAGCTCCTGTTATGTCACCACGATAACTGTCATAATCTGACTCTGGAGTAACATATGCTACAACACCATCAGTTCTGAATGGATAGTCAGTACTATGGTATTTATCCATAAGCTCTCTTGTTAATGAGAGTAACTCCTTTCGGAACTCTCTTTCGTCTGTCTTTGACATATAATAACCTATAGACTTCTTATGTGGTCCAAGGCATCTGTCGGTACCAATGAAGCTATAGAAATTACCATCCTTGATAACCAGTGGCATTATTGTGATATGGTTACCATACTTGATATTCTTAGGGCTTCCTACAATACCGCTTATTGCGGAACGTGGATTTGCATATATGCCCTTAAGATGCTCGAAGTCTTCTCTACTACAAAGAACTTCACACTTAATGGCACCTTTCTCAATGTGTCGTGCAAGCTTCTCGATCTCGTCAAAGTTCTTAGCTTGCTTGAGGAGCGGGAGGATGTTCTGACCTTTCGCTCCATCTTTTCTTGTAACTGCATTGACAACCCAGCCATCGACAACGTTGATACATGCAGATACACCATCGTACTTCGGAGCAAATATCACTCTAGCGTCTCCGAACATATCGATGAATTTATAGAGGTTATCAATAAACTCTCCAATATCATGAGTCTTATTGATAGAACCCACCATATCAGGGTTCATGTGTGGAATTATATCCCACTTGGATTCCGTCTCCATACCAACTGGCTCAAAGTCTGTAGTTGTAATCATTGGATGACCATATCTCATATAGATCTTCATGAGTTCATCATACTTAGAGTCGGATACCAGCAGATATGAATTCTTGCTGTATGTGTATACAATCATACACAGATTAATAAACTTCTTGAGAACTTGGTCACTAATGATATAACCATTCTCGTCCATATCAGTCACGTAGTCGACATAACGGTCGAACTCAAACTGATAATTTGCCAATGCGGCGACTTCAATGTTACCATTCTTCAAGTCTTTGTAAATGGTATTGATTCTTTTCTCAACTGAATTAATTGCCATCGTATCATTCCTTTCATAATATTGTGGTATTTGCTCATAACGATGATATATATTTTTCAATATTTACGTAAAGGTTTTTACGGTGATAAATTAATACAAAATTTCATAAAACTTAGAGGAGGAAATAAGTTATGACTAAGAAGTGCAAATCATTCATCTTCATCATCAACGGCTCTAACGGCGTAGGAAAGGACACATTTATCGACAAGTTCAGAGACGAATTACGTGACTATGAATATCTCAATATATCATCTATCGACGTGGTTAAGAACATGCTTCGAAAAAATGAAATATGGGATGGGCAGAAAGATGAAAAGGGCAGACAGTTACTCGCCGAAGTAAAGGCTGCTATCAATAAGTATTCGGACTTCATCAACACCGATATCATCATGAGGGTTGGTAGATGGAGACCAAGAACTATGATGAATAGTATCGCATTCATCCATGTAAGAGAACCCGAGCAGATCGGGATACTGTCACAGAGGCTTGAGAGTGCCTTTGGTGAGTTCTCTATGGTAGGTACTATTCTTATCAAGAGAGCATCTGCAGAGGCTGCTGCTAACAATGACGCAGATATGAATGTAGAGAATTACAAGTACGATATCGTGCTCGAGGATAAGAACGATGAGTTCAAGTCTGCAGTGAATAATCTGACTGGATTAATTCGTATGATTAATCCTACAAGTATCCCTCATGAGGAGGAAGTATCTGCAATGAGTCCGGAGGATAAGGCCGAGATAGATAAAATCAGAGAAAGTGCAGATGCACTACTCCCAGCCGATCCGAGTGGTAATCCATTACAATAAAAATAACAAAAGAAACACCGGGAGCAATGCTCCCGGTGTTAGTATCAGACTGGTAATATCACCAGCCCGAAACTTTCTACAAGGCCTCTTTCTACAAGCCAACGTATATCAATGTATACTTTTCTCGTTTCATAACGAGGGCTTTCGGTAGGTTCTATAGGACCACCGAAGTTCGCGCGGACCCTTCCACCGCGCCTACCGTTAGATCTAGATCTACGGCGTTCAATAGTCTCGAACATAGGCACATTGAGTGCCTGGTGAATACTCACCCATTCGTCATATGTGATGTTTGAGCCGTTTTCGTTGATGGGTCGGCCTCTTTTAAAGAGGCGATAGCCGAATACGGCTATGTGCTCAGTTCCCATATTTAACTGCCAGGCTTCAAGCGAAGCCTGGATTTCTCCAGGGCTCATACCTGATTCATGTGGCTGTACCACGAAGCCAGCATAATACGCTCTAAGGAGCTTGCTGCTGCGGTTGATAACTTTTGATAAACCACGGTTTCTCTTAGGTCTCATAGGACCTCCTTTCTCCACCTTGCGGTGGTATGGCAGTTATATTTGACAGGGACTACCGACCCTCATGTTATTATTACACTAATATGATATATATGCAGTATATGATGAAATCACGCCCATTTAAATTATACCACGAGCGGAACTATCTGGTAGGTGAATAACTAAAGATTATCCCAAGTAATCCTTTCACGTAAAGACCGATACCATTGGTATCGGTCTTCTTCCTCCGCCCTAGGGTGCATACAAAAAAGACAACGGTATTACCGTTGTCTCGATTATTTAAGTTGCACCACATGTTGGACATGCGGTAGCACCGTCAGGCACGCCGTTATGACAGAATGGGCACGGTGTGAACTGAAGAACTGTCTGTCTACAGTACTCTCCAGTATCCTTATTGTAATGCATAGCCACGAGGGTTATACCTCTGAAGTTGCAGACTGTAACCACTGCAAGCATCGCAGGTGTTAGACCAGTGACATACACCTTCAGATACCTGGCATTGCTGGGTATGGCATTGTTCGCAGTCTCTATCAGGGACTGAAAGTCCATTGGGTCGATACCCTCTGGGAATATAGTGTCCTTTGCTGGTGTTTCATGCCTACCGGCACAAAGTGTAAATTCGTAATTCATAATGATTACCTCCTATCTGACTCTATATAATTTATGACGCATATGGGCCGAATGCTGCCTTAAGAATTCCTTCTCAAGTTGGCTATTTATCCTAAGACATGAGTCATTAATCACATCAGAGTTAAATAATTCGTCCGCCACCGTCGCATAATATGGACGTCCTCGATACATATCATACGGGCCATATTTGTCATACATGCCAAATGATGCACATATGCGTCTAAATAATATGAATGCAGATACGTCATCTCGAAGATCGTAGGTAGTGAACACTTCATACAATGATTTAGCAATAAGCTTCTCACCTTTACCTACAAGGTCACGGCAGTCTTTCTTCATGCATAATTCATGATGTCTGAATCTACATATCAGTTGCATCCAAGTATACGCAAATGGTCTATATCCAGAATATAATGCAGAGCACGGGCCGCTGCTATATCCATCGAATAATACCCTAAACGACTTGGAATTGGGTGCCCTGAGTTTAGAAATTTTACTGGGATGCTTATTACCGACTATATGCCTTGCTGTTTCTTGACAACGGTGTATGATCTGCCCAATCTCATCATACGTCATTCCGTCACGATATCTGTACAGTATACAGTGAACCTCTCGTTCTGATAATAATGCGAGCCAGTTGATAACCGATTCACGTTTAATATTAGGAAGTATATGCTCCCTAATCACATTAACGTCGTATGCCCATGCTGCGGCAATAACACCGCTTATCCAGGAGATATCATCTCCTACAAGATTATCAATCTCGTCGATCGGCATTTTCTTTGTTAAACTTAAATCTTTCATTTTTTATTTCCTCCGTTTATATGTATTACTGATACTCCTACATATCAGCAATAATATGATATATACTTTCTAGGCACTTTTAAAGGCAACAATAATAATAATGGGTTGTAGGACATGTCACAGGCCTGCGCGGCAACCCTCTTATTTCCTTTTCTATTGTACCACGGAGCCCCACCCTAGCGGGACCCGTGGTACTTAGTTATATAAGCACAAATATCCCGAGTAAGCATTTAGCTTACTCGGGATTTAAAGTGTCTTATGGGACCATGTAACCGCCAGTTAATTCGATATCTTCAGAGTCTTCCCAGTCTGCATTATATGTCAAACTAGAATGTTCCAAGGCTTCGATATTCTGGGTCTTAATAATATCATCGAATATTTCCTTCGTACGAATCTCTGCCTTGAGTTTATCGTAATTCTTAATCATACCATTACATACGAAGAATGTACCGCGTAAATCTGCAAGACTACCTGGGCTATACAGGCTTGGGTCTCTATCGAGAATACCCTGCTTACCAGAGTTAATTACGAGAGCAACAAACTGAGAGCAGAAGAGATTCTCTGGATCAGTCTTAGGGTTATTGAAGATATAGTTGATGAGTCCTCCTACATTGTAACGGTACTTCTCACGATGAGCGAAGATGTTATCAACTGTATTCTTCACTGCCTTTATCTGAGACTCCTCAAAGAACATGACGTGGAGTGCATACTCAGTGCTTGGAGGATATGAGAAATGATTTGCCTTTGGATTGAACGATTCAATACCTGCACCGAATCCTCGGGCATTAATGATACCTTTCTTGACAACCTTATTACCAAACGTGAAGCACTCACCCATACTTGGGTCAAATGAGATGAACGAATGTGACCAGTTCTCCTTAGTAAAACTACGAATAACTGTACCAAGTGGTGAGATATTCTTCATAAGTCCTATATAAAGCGGATAATATCTCTTGCCCTGATAGGACTGCCATAAGCGGTCGTTAAACTTAATGGGTTCATATACAAACTCGGGCATTGCTGACTCCTTTGCTACTATTCCAGAATAGGGCACGTTTGGAGCCCAGCCTGTCATTACCGAATCCTCGGCAGGTTTATAATATTTACCGAATCGATTATTCTCGCCAATATTGATATCAGTAATACCGAACTCGGTAATCTTAGCATTGATTGCATCTGCAAGTTCCTTCTCTCTGTCCTCATTGACATAATTAAAGAACTTGATAGCAAGCATAACATGCTCAGCATCTGGCATTGGGTACTTCTTTATATCAGGAAGTCCAAAATCAGTACGTTCCTTAGAAGTTAATGCAGACTCAAGTGCAAGAAGATATCCTTTATCGTTATCATGGGTTGCATATTTAGCATTAATTCCCTTGTCAGTTATAGGCTTAAATCCATATTTAGTATACATCTTATGTGCTACTTCGTTATCACTGTCGACTCTAAGAGCATTGCCCTTCATAGTCTTAACCGCGAAATTGAGTAACTGACTGCCAAGACCATAACCCTGGTACTCTGGACGAATTTCGAGGGTTGAAATCCAGTTATAATCTGGGTCTTTAAAGCTCACACAAGCATCACCAACGAGTTTATCGCCATCTAACCAGATACGGGAATCATGGGTTTCATCTGCCGGCCATGCGTGCTTAAGCATTTTAGATTCTGCTTCATATTTCTTAAGCAGTGCCGGTGTCATCTTAAGACACGTGAAATCGGACAACGACTTCTTACCTTTAGATGTATAATCTTTAGATATGTTAGATTTCATTGATGATTCAGTAGCCGGCTGTGGTACATGCTCAAATACACTAGCTTCTTCAACTTCGTCCGCATGGAAGATATCCCATATTACAGATGATGCTGATGATTCAAGTGCTGTGGACTTCTCAGCATTGGTACGCATAAACTTTCTTAACTTATCAAGATTGTGATCATCCTGTGCATACCACGCCTTCATCTCGGCACGCTGTTGTTCGTCGTAGACATTGGCCTCGCGAATAGTCATACGTTTTAACGAAGTATGTTTTGACGTACCCTTAATAATCATAGGCTTGTCCTTGAGATATTCATGATCTATTCTCGCTGAGATATGAATGCCTTCCCATATAAATAACAACTCAGGTCTCTTGGTACAGTAATCAAGAAGCCAATTAAATGCACTATTGAACTTTGCGCGTTTTGTATCAAAAGAATCATCTTTCTCATAAACGCATCCTGTTTCAGCATACATCTTACGGAATATCTGACTGACATTTTTCTGATATCCATTAGGATTCCATTTCTCATCCTGACCAAATTCACGTGTTATACGGTCGAGTTCAATATAGAACGCATCGTGAGATTTCGAAAGTTCTTCACCAAGGGTGGATTTACCAGAACCGGAAAGACCTGTGATATAGAGAATATTCTGACCTTTCTTTCTCTGCCACTTATCGATATTGAAGTACTCGTCCTTATGATTGATAAATGCTGACTCAGTAGCAGGAGCCATACGATACATTACTTCAGTCCTACCCATATACTCATCAGTAATCTGAAGCCCATATTTCTCATACATACCAATGGCCGGAGTATTTGATTTGCGTACTTCAAGATACTTACCTCCGAGATTATTAATGGCGTAATCCAAAAGCATCGTTCCATATCCCTTACGACGTTCATTTTCATCAACCACAAGAAGTTCAATACAACCCGTATCCTGTGATATACTGAAGAAGCCTACGGGATATGATTTACCATCATAAAGACCGTAGCATGATATTTTGCTGAATGCCTTTGGGTTGGCTTTAAATCGTAAAAGATATGCGTCTCGCGTCATGCTAAGTGTTGATGAATCAGGAATCTTTTCGATGTCGGATTTGGTCATTGGTTTTATCTTAATACTACCAGATGCCGCTTCGGTAGCCGGAAGAAGTTCCATCTCAACTCGCTTAACCATATCATCATCTATAGCCAGCTTGCACTCAAGAAGGAATCTATAGAAGTCCTGATATTCCTTATTAACCACCTTGAAGTAGTTAACCTTAGGATTCTTAATCATTACTTCGTCCTTAACCTTTTCGGTCTTTCTGTCATATTCGACAATATGTGTGGCATGACTCTCGTTATCACCGCCATCCTTAATCTCTATCTCAAGATTGAGGTCTGGGATATAGAAGTCAGGAATATAGAAGTGCTGCTTACCTTCATACATGTATGTGTAAGTATGAGGGGATGGTCCCATAATATCCTTCGACTTGAGTCCGAGTACGAACTCACATGTCATAAGGAAATCCTTCTCATAAGATGAGAGGTATAATACAGAACCACCATCTCTGAATTTATACGGCTTGCTCTTAGAAGCAAGCATTTTTCTCTGCTGGTCTGGGTCATTTAAGAGGTGTGGTACACCATATTTATCGACCATTCTCTTCTTTGCCTCAGCACAGTATTTCTTTTTGCAATTAGGGTCCGAGCAGTACCTGGAGTATTTACCAGTAGTCTCATTCCATTCAGTTGGTTTATGACACTGCACACATGAACCATGTGTCTTTCCAGTGTCCACATAATAAAAATAACGAGCAACTGAATATCCATCCGGAATTGTATCCGGATGGAGTCTTTCAATATGCTCACCCCAGCCTGAGAGAGATTTGAATCTCATACCACAGACAGGGCATTTATATACACTAACCTTTCTCATAGGTCAATCTCTCCTATCAGTTAGAATTTTGCATTGATACGTCCGAGCTTAGGTGCAGCAGCTGCATTAACATCGAGATAATCGCTCTTCTTATAATTTGTCTTGGCAACAGTATTTGACACCGTCTTAGCCGCATTGGCTATACCCCTACCAGCATTCTGGGCTTTACGTTTAACGCCCTTTCTGAATCCGAGCTCAAGTTTATCCTCATCATTAGTAAGATTACGGTCAACTGCATGCTCCTTAAACTTTCTAAGAAGTTTCTTATCCTCAACATCACTCGCTCCACCAAGGCACGCCTTAACTACCATACGGCAATTAACAAGCTGCTCCGTATATGATGATACAAGGAAGTTTACCATAGTAGAGAAGAAGTTGAGACTCTTAGTCATATTGAGAATCGATGTTGCGGAACCCTTCTCTGCAGTCTGCTGGGAGTTATTAGTAATGCTCTCAATATCACTCTTCATCTTATCCTGATACATCTTGAGTCTGTCGATGAAGTGATGACAGTTCTGTATACGGGTATTGAAGTTCATGATGAACTTAGAGCAGTTATTATACAGCTGCTGGTCAAGCACCATCTCAACACTACCCTCACCTTTAGGAGCATTCTCGTTGTTATCAACAGATGCTGATATCTGCATACCTCGATGCTTCTGTTGAATGGCTTTGATTAGATGAGAGAACGTTTCGACTTTACCAAATTCAGAACCAAGAACTCTAGCCACTTCCTTCGCAGTGTTAGCATGTACTGGCTTCTTCTTATATTCGTCCATCTTGGTATTATATTCCTCAGCGGACATCTGACCATTAATGGACTTACGATAGAGACCGATACAAGCAGTGAGGTCGTTGGTATATTCATTATATACCCTATCAAGTGCCTGCACCGCCTTATTAAGAATATCAAAGTTGTATCTTCGATTCTTCTTAACCAAGTCGAATCGGGGTTTATACTTCTTCTGAAGCTCCTTGATTTCTCTGTCATATGCAAGCTTTGACTGAGAAATATACTGAAGCTTACCCTTGATATTAGTGATGACCTTCATTACCATATCCTGGAGGAACTGGAATATCTTCTTTATCTTCTCGATAAGATTGAAGTCTTTCTTCTCATTAGCTTCTCCAGATGCAGTGGGTTTAGCTTCATTCTTATTATCAGTAGTATTTGGTGCAGTGGTAGATGTATTGGTCGTAGATGCATTAGACGGGGTACCAGTCTGACCAGCTTCTTCCATTGCAGGACTCATTGGAATATCGTTAATGATTGCGTCCAATAAGTCATTATTGAAACGGTAGCTTTCAATAGCTTCCGATAATATAGCATTCATATCGCTTATTCCTTTCGATAAAAAATATTAATGGTTTGTTACGGGGAATAAATATGAGGGTTACCCATTGTAGGGTAACCCTCATTACTATTATAAACGAGTTTCTATCATAAGCTGTATGCTATATGTACTATTACCAGGATGAACCAGTATGTCAACTGGACGATGGTCTGGGTCGGCTTCTTTACCTTTATACAGATTAGCATTTATGATAAGGAGTCTTTCGAACTTACTCAGATCAACTCTAGTATCATTCTTCATACGGTTGACGTACTCAATGACCGCTCTCGAGCCGAAATGTAGAACCGTATCAACATATGCGTCTCTACCATCACGGTAATCATCATAATCAATTTCTCGACCAGAAGCTTTAGCTTTGCTATCAACCCTGCGATTATGATCGATGATTGCAGTCAGATGATGTAGTAAATATACGAGCACTGCATGTGAGTTGATATTTTCAGGATTACCTATAAATTCTGGAAGACAAATGTCCGTACCTTCGGATATATCTGAGCTATTAACGAAGAAGTCGGAATAGCTATAGATATCTTTCGTGATGATTCTATGCTTAATAGCATCATCATTATCAGTATCTGATGAAATAGTAAATCTTATATCGTCTGTCATTACTTCTTATCCTCCTTCTCCGACACTGTAATCATATCCTGATACTGTCCATAGATAGCATCGCGAACACAGCGTACGATGTATGATGGAATCTCAAGGAACTTGAAATCTTCAGAGTTCTTGATATCCTTAAAGATAGCTGGGTCACCTGGTGTTGCACCGTCTCTGAGAGCACGGGTGTATCTGTCAACCAGGAATACATAGTATTTACGGTTAATCGGCGTATCGATAAAGGTATAGCCATACACCTTTATGAACTGACGGATATTCGCAATTTCATCTTCTCTTAATGAAAGATTGGTCACGAATTTATATCCGATACCCATAACCTTAAGACGAGCCTTGAGTGCAAGTACGTTATCGTTAACGTAGTTACTCTTAATCTTAAATGAACCAATATTCATTGGGTCACCTGTAGCACTGATAATCTTACCAAGTGCCTTACGTCCAAGTACAGATGTACGTGTCCATACATTATGCTCTGCGAGTACTACTGGAGCAATCTGTGTCTGAAGGTCAGCGATTTCTGAAATACATACAGGTGTATTACTATTACATATACGATTCTCCTTCTTATCAGATGACTTAGTAGGTAAACCCGCCTTAGATGTAGTACCAGTTGAACGTGCAGAGAAGTTCTTGTTGGATGTCTGCTTGAGCAGGAACATGTACTTGTATCCGACAACCATCTTCTTCATGAGAGGTTTCTTCATTCCGAAGATGTTTACATAGAGCTGGTATGGCTCTACAATATCGGCATAGATCTTATAGAGTTTCTGGAACGCGTCGAATCTGAGCTGAGCTGCAGGAGACTTAATGAAATAGTATCCATCTCTCTCAACGGATTCGACAATCTTACGCTTGATTTCCTTATCTTCAACGTATGTGTCACCATCAACTCTTACCCTGAACTGGTGTAAGAATACCTTACACTGTTCGGCGTTGATATAGCCAATGAATCTGAGAATTTCGTCCATCTTAGTGTCAACATTATCAAGTGTAGTAATCCACTTACGGTGACATTCGGCAAGGAAGTTGAGGTCAACTTCATACAACTGGTCGGTATTCGCACGACGGAACGCACCTGTAGCATTGAGCACAATATCAAGTGGTGTACCGTCTTCCATGTAGTACATACTTTCATCATCAACGATGTCAATATGTGTGTTATTGAGATTGCTTACATCGATACCGAGGGACTCGACCAGAAGACTTGTGAATGTATCGAATTCTTCCTTGTCGATTTCCTCGTTAGGACCTCCATCACCGATAACCTTGGAAACTACACCTTTATCACCATAACGTCCTACGAACTTACAACCTTCCTTAGGGAAGCAGGTTGTTTTTGTCTTGAAGACCAATACGATGTTAGAGAAGGGCTTGTCTCTCATTTTCCATTTCTTCGTTGGGTCATTATATCTATCGAAACGCTTACGCTGGAATGTGACATTATCTGTGTAGCGAGAACCACTCTGCTTAATCTTAGTAGCAGCTTCGAACACCCTATCAGCGTATGTGCAGCAATATTCATAGTATTTAATGAGCTGTGCGTTATAAATTGTGTCTGGGATGGGTTCATCCCCATTATAGTACACATCGATGTCATATACTACTGTGCCGAGCTTGGTACAGTATTTATTGTCAGTATTGCAGATATCATGAACGTTCTTCTCACGGAAGTCATATGTTGCATACATGGAGTTATATCTTCTGGTAGCACAAAGAATCTCAACGTCATTGATTACTTCACCTACGTCAGGGAAGGATTTATCTCCATGAATAAAGAGGAGAATATCGTTGTCGTTGATAGATACTGTAGTCTGTCCTACTTCAACATATCCAAAGTCCTTAAGATATCCGCGACGGATTTTGATACCGTCTTCATATGTCGCTACGTCGTTACTGTATGCGACTAAAGCATTCTTACCAAGACGATAGTTCATATGTTCATCATATGATGTAGACTTGAAGAGAATTGGGTCGGTTGTCTTATCGCCAACATTGAGGCTATCCATGCCTTCAGTATTATACTGATAGCCAAAGCTCTCTGCAATGTATCTAGCCTGCTGCTTCTCAATCATATCATATGTATCAGTCTCAGCGTTGTAGAGAATGAGCATATATACATTATCGTCTCCGAATTTTTGAATTTTGTCAACTACTTCCCATTCGCCTTTGAGTTCTTTATAGGCGTGAGAGTATTTACCAAATGCACGTTCATGTCCTGTCTGAACACGTGCGATGTCTGGATTAAGAAGTGTCACGTACTGCTTCTGGTTCTGAGTAGCCATGAAGAGACGTGAGCCGTTGGAGCCACCTGGGTACAAGATAGAACTTGGACCATAGCAATGCTCCATATTACTTATGCGGTGATTAACTTCCTCGTATACGCTTTTATCATATCCCATGATCCTTTTACCTCCTAGAAATTTAAGTCATCATTTAGCAACGAACTTGTTGCAATTAGATATTGCTCCAGAGCAATTCATACACTTGCTAACGGGGCAATTCTTATCTTTTCCAGTAGGTCCATGGTCACACTGCATACACTTGCAAGTTGCACACGTGCCAGGGTCATTAATTCCTCCCATGAGGAGGTTAGCAATAATACCCATAATTCTTATTCCTCCTTTAATAAAAGTTAAACGACCTAATCGTTATGATTAGGTCGTTTTAAGCGTATAAATTAACTCTCGTGAAGCACGAGTTTCTTAACTGCTATCTTGAGCATTTCTCTGATTTGGGATTTAGCCACAATAATACATCCGGGTTCGAACGTAGTATCACTTTCGTTGAATTTTGGCGGATCTACTAGCATACACGAATGGGTAATTGGATGAAGAATGAATACTCTACCGAAATCATCGAGCATTTTCATGAATCCTTCAGTGAGAGCATCAATCGCCAGACCATTAAATGGTTCAACCATTCGGGCAAGGTCTAAACATGGTATATTGATACGAACGAGAGGGTCTACCGTAAATGCCGCAGCTGAGTCGCTAGTATCCTCAAATTCGATCCACGATGCATCGGATATACTGAGAGATATTCGTCCCCTATCTTTATCGATATCCATTTTACAAATAAACTTTGCAAGCTGCACACTATCGAAATGGATAAACATCCAGCAAAGCCTTTCAGGATGCTTTTCTATATCGAATTTCCTAGGAGCCTCAAACGTAAACTGTGATTTAGACGTCGAAGTTATTAACACATCTGCCAAGATGTGATGAGATTCATATAAAGCCGTAGGGCATATAGTAGTCATTTACAAGACACATCCTCTCTTATTACACTCAAAGATATTTCTGACTGCGATATCAAAGATATCAAACAACTGCTGTTCATCGAATTCTGGAGGCTCGATTGTGATTAGCGTATTATTCGCATCCATCATATATGATGGTAGCTCACTAAGTATCATATGCTGAAATTCTTCCACCAGTATATCAATAGCGTATGAACGGCATCGGTCATTGAACGATACTAGATCATATATTGGTATTTGTACCTCTGTAATCTTGGTACTATCTGACAAGGAATTGCCTTCAGCAACCATTAATCGTATAACGTTGAGTTCAACAATGTCGTTGCGGTAAGAACCCATAAACACTGTCATTCTGGAAATGACTTCGTTACTTAAGAGCGATTCTGTTGTCAGATTAACTTGTATCGTCGTAATTATGCTCGTACTATGATTATCAGTAATCGTTTCAATTGGAACGATTGTCATATTGGCTCTAGCTTTCGGTATAAACGTGTAGTTATATTTGATACACTTGATGTTAGTTACATTTGACATAAGCATTCTCCTTTGATTTAATATTAGTGGGCAACGGATACCGCAGATGCAATAGCCTCGCGTAACTGAGTGGTTGTAGTAATTTGCTCTCCCAGTGTCAGAGGTGCACTACCAATTGTTAAAACGCACCTCTCAACCGCTTTAACCATATTACCATTACCCGTAACTACAAACGGTAATTGGAATGTGACTATATCAGCAAGTTCCTCGGCGAGTATTTGCTTCGCATGCTGCATCATACGACCTCCAGAACGCATCAGATTAATGAGCGGATAGGCCGATTCATGTATCAGATAACAATCGTCCGGTCTTGGTAATGGGCGTTCATCGACGTTAATTTTATCATATATCTGCAAGTATACATCTAGGTTACCACTACCTTTCCCAGGTGTTGCTAACCATACTTCCATATATTTGATCGGGTTTCCGTCCAGATAAATGACAAGGTTGACTAATCTCTGAGTATGATTCAAATCCTTATTATAGCGGGCCTCTTCTTCAGAGATGGCATATAAAGCCATCTCTACACTAGACTGAGGAGTCAATAAATTTCCCACATCAATACAGTTGATTTTTCTTATAGGCGATGCCATTATACTCTCCTCCTTTTAGTGGTTTCGGGAATATCATCGGTTTCAGCACCATACCTATGTACGAGTGTATGAATGATATCAGGTTTCATATCTGCATTCTGGAAAGCATTATCCTTGCCATTACCGTCTGTATCAAGAATGCGAATAACACCCATTTTGTCTTTGATTACTATTGGAAGTAACAGGTTGGCAAACATCCATCTGATTTCTTCTTCGATAATCATTGCAGTATATTCAGTATACCTGCTATTGCCACATACACGTGTGAGCTGTCTGATTGGGAGCTGGTCAGAGGTGCAAAGAATTGTCTTTTCCATACCCCTCATGGTAAACATCTGGATGCAGAATGTGTCTATCGCGTCATTGCTCGAGTTAGGTACCAGCTCCAAATCTACATGGATTGTAGCAATCTCCCCACCCGACTCGTTGTCAATGTTTATCTCAAGCATCGATGGTGCTTGTTTCACTTCTCCCTCTGTAACGGCCTCTCTTCCAACCCAGACACAGATGCCTGAGTCGGTTTTAAATATTTCCTCTGTTTCGATATAGAATGCATGTTTCATTTCAAATACCTCCATTATTTTAGCAACTCATAAGTGTTATCGAATCTGCACCATACGCGTGTATCAGGATATAACGTATCGCGTCGATGAGATTGAAATTGTTAATATAATCTGCCTGCTTACCCTGAGGTCTGATTAGGTGTCGTTTATGAGTAGGATTCATATCCGTGACTATCATGGGAAGCATCTGCGTTGTAATAGCATGTTTGATCTCATGCTCCAGCATATAACATACATACTCAGTACCGCGTCCATTACATAACTTGGTTAGCTGTACTCCCGGAATAAATGGTGTCGCACAGATAAAATCCGTCCCGCCATCACTATTCGCAACTCTTGATATCGTGGCGTGGAAATCACCGTACTCACTCTTATCGATATCAATATTAAATACATCAATCACCGGTCCTTCGGGATATGTGTGAATACATAACTGACATACTCTTTTATCCTTGCCGAATACTCCTCCCATGTACGACTCCGCCGATGATTGGATTGTGAACACTGGGTCACAACTGTCAAATGTGGGGTCATCTGAAATTACCATCCATGCTTTTTGCATCATAATTTTTACTCTCCTTTGATTCATATTTTATTTATGCCTGGCTAATGATTTTAAGCTTACCATCACTACCTTCAGTAACATTCGCTGGAACGAGGTTGCCTGCCTCATCAATAACGAAGAGCTTACTGGAGTCAATGTTGGATACAGCTGTCTCATTATCCTTACAGCCTGCGATAGCGTCGAGTGCTGGCTGGATTGCAGCAAGCACTGCATTTCGGAACTTCTCGTCCTCCTCGAACTGCTTTCCGAATGTATTCTTAGCAAACTTTGTCACTTCTTTGTCAGTGTTAGCGAAGTAAAGAGCCTGTCCTCTACCCTCAATAAGACCGGCGTCCTTAGCGAACTGGTAGATTGAGTATATAGGATCATATCCAATATCTTCTCTGAATACGAGGTTTACTTCACCACCGATGAATGCTGTCTTAGACTTCGCAACCTGTACTGAACACAGGAATCCGTCAAATCCATACTCTTCGACTGTGAACGCTTTAGCCTTAGCCGCAGATGGGTTCATACGGAACATTGATGATGCATAGAAGATTGGAGCTTCACCTCTTGGGAGAGCTTCAGTATCCTTAAGCATCATAAGCTGTGGCTTGGAGAAGTCAAACATATTAGCCTTAATCTTCGGTCTGAGGTGATTGATAGCGATAACGATGATATTGTACTTAGCACAAACACCGAGCATCTTCTTATAGAACTGACCGATTTCCTTAGTTTCACGGTTAGCTGCCATACCACCTTCGAGTTCATCAACACTGGTATCTTTAGATACGAAGGATGGTAATGAGTCGATGATAATGACCGTTGGTACATAGACTTTTACCTTATCCTTACCGAATACCCTACCATCGATGGAGTACATTGCAGCCGAACCAAGTTCTTCCTTTTCTTTAGCAATAGCATTGATTTGTGCCATTACTGTCTCAATATACGCATCGTCGTCGTTAAGAATGATACGTGGGTCATCTTCACTACTCTTTGTAATCTGATGAATACGTGGCTTGAATGCAGTATGCTCGCAGTCAGCAACCACCATAAGACCGTCTTCGAAGCCATTGATGATATTATACGCCATCTGTGTGGCAAGCGTTGATTTACCGCCACCGGAACCTCCGATGATGGTAATGAACTTACCTCCCATAACGCCTGGGAGTACAGTTACGTGTTCGGTACCATCAGCATCTTTATGATATACCTTAAACGCATTAACATAGTCGAGTGGTAAGAACCCCGTACTGTAGTTAGCGAAGATATTATCAAACTTGAAGATACCTTTCTTGTCATTCTTTCTTAAATTATCAATAAGTGCCATATTTATCCTTCTCCTTTCACTATTAAAGCACTTGAGCGTGCACTGTGTATTATTGATATCAGGTCGAAAATAAAGTCGACCTTACGCCCATCTGATAACTGGTTAAATTCCGAGTCATTAGAGCATCTCAATAGCTCAGACTCAATGAATTCTGCAGTGTCATTTGGTTTGTGTGTTACTAATCCCATTTTAGCATCCTCCCTTAGTTAAAGTCATTATTCGTCTACCTCCACGAGTTCGTATCTTACCTTAGCAACTCCATGATGTTCAAGGTCCCAATATGCCTTCTGGCATACTACTCGATAACACTCATCACCCTCGCATTCAAAAGTACCTTCAAGTACCTTTGGAACATAGCAATGACAAGGTGTATCGAATATGCTGAACGGGTCGAGACTTGTAGACACAAAGAAGTCTCTCCTGTCACAATGACTGCAAGCAGTATTCGTTACCGGGACAAGCGCGGACATTTTACTTCTTGTAGCATACGATTCGCTTGCAATCTTATTGAGCTTCTCGACCTTCTCACTTGCAAGTGGTTCGGTCATAAAGGTCTGACTTACGAACGTCTTTGTGGTAGTATTGTGGGTTTCGACAATTTCCATGATTTTGTAATGCTTCATGTGTTTACTCTCCCCTTTAGACAAAGCAATTATATATGGATATAAAAAATTTACGTATATCGTATCATGTTTAATTACCATCAAAGGCATAACTCCTTTGATGGTAATTAGTTGATATTACTTGCTTCTGATGATATCGCTCACACGAGCATTTCTTATGATATTAGAAGCGACTCTCTTGAGGACCTTATTGGCAATGGTCTTCTTCTCATATGGATAGTCGGTTGGATAGAGAGTTGTATCATTGCAACCTTCATATCTAACCTTAAGTGCAGTAGCGCTCTCAGCCGGTGTAAGCTGAATATGAATAGTTCTCTGATGGAATGATGTCTTACCTTCTGGATTATCGAGAATCTTCTGAGCAAGCTGCTTGCCAATGGTTGATTCGGAAATAGTGATCTGATGGTCTTCAGATTCCATATTAACATTGGCAATGAGTACGAGAATCTTGTTGTATGTTGCCTTATCTTCTGCAACATCCTTTGACTCATCACTCCACATGAATGTCTTATCCTTGCTGCAGATAACGGTAGCCTTCATGATATCAACGCCTGTTGTATCAAGGGAAGTAACCATTCTCTGGACTGGAATAGCAATGAAGTATGTTACAGACTTACCTTCCATAGAAGCACATGGTCCTTCGGATAAGATGGATGTAACGTTGCACAGTCCCTTCTTGGATTCGTCACGAAGGTATGCATGTACACGCTTAGACCAGAATGCATCGATTTCTGGAGAATCGTTGTAGTTGTCAGCGATAATGGTGATAGGACCATCTTCCTTGAGGTCACGTGGCTCAACGTTAGTCGGTTCTCTGAGAATTGTGTCGAGTGCGAAGAGGTCGCAATCTCTCTTGTTTTTGTAAAGTTCTGCGGTGAAAAGGGCTTTGTTAATGAAATTCATATTTACTCTCCTTTATATAAAAAAGAACGGATGAGTGGAGTACTCCTCCCACCCGTTCTTCATAATTAATTAATCGATAAGGTTTGATACAGACAGAGGTCTGAAGAGATCATCAAACTTGTCTCTATATCTGCAAATTGTCTTAGTGAGATTCGGATAAGCCGACTCACTGAGGCTTCTGAGGTCTACGCGAACCTCATGTTCGCCATTTTCGAGAGCTCTTGCAAGTCTCTTGATATAAACTTCAAGTACATGCTCTCGTGAATTGTTATCAGCTCTGTCGAGTGTATCGAGAGCGAACGCTGTAAGGGAATCCCATACCTTGCGTACCTTCTTACTTGACAGTGATTCGATATGTTTGTTGGTTTCGAGTAAGATGAAGCTTGCAACTTCGTATCTTGACTCCTTGCCAAACAGAGTATCGAAGAACAGCTTCCAATCAACATCATCAAGGTCAGTATCACGATGGTCAATCATCTGATACATATTGGCAAGTACTGTATTGAGGTACACGCCAACCTTAGGATTGTTGATGAAGCATGGGTCTGGCACCTGCTTGAGTGCCATCTTGCATACTGCCTTAGGAAGACCAGTTTCCTTAGCGAGCTTCTTAGCATCCTTCTTAACAATGCTAAGGAGTGCATCGTTGAGTCTTTCAACGATTTCTGCATATTTGCGTACCTGGTCCTGTTTTGATTCTGCTTCTCTCTTCTTAAGATCACCTTCAGCAAACTGTCTGTCGATGCCCTTATAAGCGGCATTAATTGAATCGATGCCGAAATTTACTACAGACAGCAGGAATGTTGCTGTAGAACGACCGAACTTATTAGGTTCGTCTTCGATAAGCTCGCAGAGAAGTTCGAGCTTGCGTGGGTTGTCACAGATACCACCGTATACACCTTCAATGATGCCGGAGTAGTCTGTTATCTCACCTTTAGATGGATTAAATAACCATCCGTAGAAATCTGTGGAGCGAAGATACTCTCTCATGATCTTCTTCCACTTTTCTGCCTTCTTGATGTCCTTCTGGACAAAGTCCAGAAACATATTAGCATTGAACACTTTCACGTTCCTCCTTAAAAATTAGATTAGATAGTAGTTGCACCCAATGTGAAATATCACATTGGGTGCTTTCCTATCATATATCTTTGAAATTAAAGACTGGATGTAAGGAAGTCTGGAAGTTCTTCAACTTCTTCATTTCCTACATTGTTTGCAGAACCCAGAATTTTGTCAACCTGTGGGTTCTTTGCATATGAAGCAAATGCCTTTGCATTATCAGCAATGCTGTAGCTTCTTTCCTTAATGGAATCCTCATATGCATTGACTCTCTCGATACAACGATTGAGTCTGTCGTATGGCATACTCTGACCTGATACCAACATACCAAACTTAGCAGTTGGCTGGTCAGTGATTCCATAGTTTACAAAGATTTCGAACGGCTCACCGAGAGCATTGAAGAGTTCGGAATAGTCTGCCTTCTTAACTGGGTCGTCGATATTATCATCGACTTCGAGGCAGATGCCGAAATACTTCGAAAGCTTGTCTCTCTGTGGGTTTACTACAGATGTCTTTGCAAGACGAGTTGTAATAATCTTCTGAATACCATTATCAGAGACCTCACTCATCTTGATACCTTCTGCAGAGAATGCTGTAATCATACCCTTACAGGAAATGATTGTGAGCATATTACGCTCATCAATCATACCATACTTTGTCATGATTGCATAATCGCCGCGAACTGTCTTAACGGCTCCTACGATATCTGCCGCTACCATGGTGTAAGATTCCTCAATATTATACTCAGTATACTTCTCGAGGTCGAATACCATGTATGGAATGTTCTTGCTCTTGTTGATAAGTTCAACTTCAGAGAAGAACTGAATAGCATTCTGCTGGCTATTGATAGACTCGGAGAGTCTTGGAAGGATACCAATCAGAATGATATTTTTACTAGGGTACTTGCTGGAAAGCTGGAATGCGATAGTTGGTGCAATACCAGAACCAGTACCGCCAGCGGTGGATGCAATCACGAAGATTACATCCTTATCGCTTACAAAGTCAACGAATTCGGGACCACTCATAAGCTTCTGAGACTGGTCCCATTCGCTATAGAGCTTCTTAGCGATTTCTCTGTTACGACCAGCACCTCTACCAAGAGATGCTGAGTCTTCGATGATGTAGCTTCTTACACCCTGAGGAACCACGGTATTGTCCAGGTCCCTTGCGGATGAGTTAATAAGAATGGTTTCTACACCATTCTTGTGAAGTTCGACGCCGGCCTGACCGCCGCCGTTACCAATACAGATTGCACCGACTTTAAGTGCAACCTGATTAATTCTCTCCGTTGTCATTGCTTTCTTCCTCCTCAGGAATATTAGTTTCTTTTACGCTTTCGTCTTCAGCGATATCTTCATCAAAGAGTTCATCGCCTTCAGGGCAGTATTCCTCATCATCAGATGGGCCGCAATCCTCATTTACAAATTCCTCAATATCCTCTTCATCAGAGTTATCTGTGAAGATATCATCATCTGGGTCGTCAACACCTTCGAGGAGAATATCCAATGGTTTTGATTTGATGACCTGGAAATCATATAAATAGTATTTCGTTGGATCCATCTCTCTCTTGCATTTCTCCTCGACTTCCACCGATGGTGGGGCGATTAGGCATACTGCCTTAGAAGCATACTGGTCGCTCTTGTCGACAATATCATCAACAGTTATTGGGCTGTTGATGAATTCCGCATGCTCGAAGAGCTTGTTAAACATCTTAAGCTTGCGAATTTCAAAGCATCTCTCGCCGCAGATGGTGAAATAGCTGGTATCAACATATTCATCGATGATGGATCGGATCACCCTTTCAAGGATGACCACTATTGAGTCATTGGTATCAAGAGCACATGCCTCATCGAACCTATCCGCCTCCATACCAACTATTTCGAAGGTACATTTATTCTTACCTTCGGGTATGACTTTAACACCCTTCTTTACGGACATTCCAGTATAATCCCTGAGGTCCATCAGGAATGATACAGTCTCCCAGTCGTCGGTTGCCCCGTGAAGGAATACCTCTGGCCAAATACATGGTATGCTCGGTTTCGGCTGACTTTCATTCCCAATCGGGTTTGATAAAATTGGATTAGCCACAGCGCCATATGTGCTATTGAATTTAATCTGCTCCATACTGTTACGTAATGAGAGCATATCGTTCTGCTTACGCAGATATTTAACCTTCTTACGGAGTTTCTTAAATTCCTTCTTCGATATCTTCTTAGCCATTGTTTTCTTCCTCCTCTTTGATTGTGAAGTCGATATTCTTAGTATCGTATATTGGGTTATACTCAAATGTCATAACCAGCTTCATGAGCTGGTATTCATAAGAGTACCCATTTTTTGGGACTTCGGCAGATTCGTAGATCATAAAGTCGTCGTCGGTATTGATGTCCTCAAAGTCATTGACACCACGCAGTACTTCAAAGTCATCGACATCATCGACCATTGATGTTACCGATGCTGCGAGATTTACCAGGTTGATATTATCGGGCTTATAAGTATCAACGCTTTCGAGCAGTCTTCTCACCGCTGCGTCAATGACAGACGATGCGGTGTTGTATGAAAGACGGAGCTGATTTTCGTCATATTCACTTGATGTAGCGAAGTTGAATACTACACTCTTATCATCTTCACCATTTGGATTGAAGCTAAAGTATCTTGTGACTGAATCACCGAGATGGTCGATGAGAACTGCTGTAAATGTCATGATGTAACCATATGGTGTTGTAAGCTTTGCAATCTTGCCGAGATTTACCTTATCGAAGTAGAAACGCATAGTTTCATCATCGTTAGGTCCACATGTCGTAGTTTCTACTGGTGACACGCGTACTTCTGGAACTCTGATTACGTCGTCTTCTTTCGGCTTATTACCGAACTTCTCAGCAATGACCATATCAGTCAATGTGCGCTGGTTGGTAGCCATATCAGCTACCAGTTTTTCAAGTGTTTTTACTCTCTTCTCGAGAGTCTTTTTGGTTTTCTTACCCATAAGTAAAACCATCCTTTCTGTTAATATTTTCGAAAATATTGATGGCGTCATCGTCATCTAAGCAATGATATATACTTTAAAACCCCATAGCCACTGTAGGGCTATGGGGTTTTATATTAGTTACTTAGCTTTCTTTCTTGGAGATGCAAGCAGTTTACTACCACTAATGATGTTAGTCTTCATACCTGCAGAGGTATAATACACATCAAGGGTATTGACTGCCGTCTTATCCTCAGGCAATGATTCGAGTTCACCAAGATAACATACGCCATCTGTAGCGATTCTGTTATATGCCTGGTTCTTAGCCATCTCATCATCGGCACGGAATCCGAGGAATTCCTTAAGAGTATTATTAGCACCATATGCACTGAGGGCATATGTCTCAACATTAGAGATTCTCGCATTCTTATCCTGACCAGATACCTGACCAGTTATAGAGCTTCTCTTATTGATACTTGTGGAACCGCTGTTCTTATGATGAACCGTCTGTGGAAGACGTTTCTCGTGTATATAACCAACCGGAACTTTATCCGGTGTAACAACTACTGGTCCGTCTTTACCATTCAGATGTGGAATACATACCCTTTCATAAAGAGGGATACCAAAGAGGTCTGCGGCCTTCTGAATATATTCAAGTTTCGCCGGTCGTTCATATTCGTCGATCTCCCAGTAGAAGTTGTGCTCAAATGCTTCGTCGAGCCAAAGTACCCACTTATCGAATTCCTTATCGGATACCTTGTCCCACTTTTCATGATAGAATTTAGTATTAGTACCTGTAGGGTCTAATGCATTGAAGAGTTTATCCAGGTCCGCCATGAAATCGGCTCTGGCCTTATTTGAGTATGTGGGCATAATTAATCCTCCTTTTATCTCTTCGTCGATACTACAAGGACGAAGTAAAGATAGATTGCCTTACGATAACGATTAAGAGTATCAGGTCTTGTAGATGACCTATATGTATTGGAACCTCTTGAAAGCCATACATGACTAAGTTCCTTAATACGAATAATATTCTTATCGTTACTATTACCCTTCTTATAAATCGAGTCGCCGGCAACGAAGAACTTGTTAGAGTTTACATCACTCTTAGTTGCCTTCGGATATTCTTCAAAGAATAACTGGAAGAGGCAGTTATAGAACTCACGAACTTCACGAGCATTATTCTCATCATGTAATAGAGAAATACATGTACGAAGTTCATTATCTGCAACTGCACAAAGTTTCGCAACTGTTGATACTACCTGGGTATTGACGCGTTCCTGGAAGAACTGCATTGTATACTGACCAGCAAGGGTATCGACAAGTGCAATGTGACTCTCTCTATCAACAAGAAAATCACCTTCGTCATTACGTTCTATAGCTTCGAAGTAACGATTACCTTTATCGTAGTTCTTCTGATACTCACCACGGATAGACCTCATCTTATGTGCAACACGAGTCTTGAATGCGTTGATAAGATTAATGATATCCATATCGCCACATTCCTTGAGGTTTGTCTTGTATGTAGTACAAGCTACTGCCATTGTATCGTCGAGCATGCCTTCAAGCGAGCCACACTTCTTGAGGTCAAATTTGTTAGTCATATTATTGACTGTGAACTTCATACAGTCCATATTGATATTGGATTCTGAGATGAAGAATGTCGTATATACACTGAAATAGAACGAGTATGCATAGTATAGATAAACTGCTCTGAACTTCTCGGGCTGGTCCATATAATGCGACATAGCCATGATAAGGGCAACTCTGATAGGAATGATATTAGCAGCATCACCGCCGGATGGTCCAGCTTTATCAAGCTTAACTTCTTTAAGAGTCTTCTTGAGTACTTCGGCTAATTCATCCTCATCGATACCACATGCACGGTATACTACCTTAGCATCTTCACCGCGGGTATTAAATGGAATAATCTTCTCGATGTATGGAGAAGATAAAGCTGTGATATTTCTATCACGGAATTTAGCAATATGCATAAAGAGTGCCTTCTCATTAGCAGGCTTTGATAAGTTAGTTGCCACTGTATCGTAGAATGCATTCTTCAGATTATATGAGTTGATTCTTTCTATCCCGGTTGCGGCCTCCATGGCCATATCCCAGTCATCATATTCTAAGAGATAATCAAAGAAAAAATCATAGTTTGACATAAATTATTATCCCTCGCTTTCACATAGCATTTAAATGCCTGTTCGAGCGAGGGATTTCATGGATTATGTTAAGTCGTATTTTGTCCACTTATCTGACTCAAATGCACAGTCCTGTGGTGTTCCTGGTAAGAAGAGTGTCGCGAGATTATCATTATCGTCATATATCTCGATGAACGAAACCTGATAAAATACAGAGTCATGTATCATATCGTACACTTTCTTCTGTGCATACTTGAGTATCATCTTCTTCGCTTCTTCTTCGGGCATGTTGTAGTCACACAGCTGATCGTTTGTACAATATGTCTGCACAATCTGATGATTAGTATCGTCCACTGCGGCATGGAACCCAATACGTAGGTATTTATAATTATCAGTATTATATGCAAGATAACTACATACGTCTTCATCACTTACCGCTGATGTGATAGCTCCGTAATTAGATATGGACGTAGTGAAGAGCAAATAACCCTTGATACTGGAGTGCTTCCACAGTGTATAGATAATGTCGTCTATTTTAACGTGTACCGACTCGGCACTTGTACTATTCGGGTCCTTACACATCTCCGCAAGACGCTTGGACGTACAAACTTCCCTGAAGAATGAGAGTTTCTCGTTTGTCTCAGCATAACTGTGTGCTATACAGAACACTTCCGAATTCGTTGCGAGAATCTTATGCTTCTCATCACGAAGGAATTTGGATATATTATCGGATGCATCAGATATCTCAGTAATTGAATACTTAGGGATATTTTTGATTCTGATAGGTCCGTTATCTGGTTCAGTGGTTTTTGTCTCTTCGGGAGATGTTTCGTCGTCATCCAAGTCAATAAATCTTTCCGGATTTACTATATCGACCAGCTCCTGAACACGTCTGTTATTTGCAAGTATATTCACCTTATACAGACGAACCTCAATAATATCAGTTATATCATCAGCTATGTCCTCGATAATCTTCTCGGTGTCGGGGTAATTGGCACTGTCATAGCCCTTGGTGATAGTTCTGACAATATCTGGGTCTTCATCAGTATCGTTAGCATAGAATACCTCAACGAAGAAGTTCTTAATTTCAAGCTGCTCTATGAGTTCGCACCACTTATTAACCAACATGGGTATTCTCTTGAGTGTGGTTAATGATGCCATATGTGTAAGATTCAGATAATCGTCATCAGTACAATCCCACTCGATAGCAAGGCCTGTCTGAAGTGGTCTTATATTAAGCTTTCTTGGACAATCGTTGGTTTTATTATTGAGTACATACTGTCCAATATGCTCAATAAATTTCTGTAAGTTCATCATAAGTATTCTCCTTCCATACTTTAAAGACCCCAAGGCAAATCGTCCTTGGGGTCATAGATAATTTTGACTTATTTATCAATGCAGGCATTGATGATTAAATCTCCATTTGGTACTGGTACAAGCTTCTTGCCCTTAGCCATTCTGGAGAGTGTTGGAATGTTGGCTACATCATATGCAACCTCACCATTTGTCTGGGTGATAACGTAGAGTTTCTCATCATCATTACAGCTCTGTGCGAAGATTACTTCATCACCATCATCGACCTTGATGAGGTAAGAGTCATCCTTACGCTTAGTAGCTTCCTGAAGATACTCAGTCTCAACCTTCTTAGCGTATCCCTTAGCTGTGAGAATAACGATATACTTATCATTATTCTCTGGGAATATCTGTCGAAGTCCAACACATCTGTCACCTTCGTCAGTTGCAATGAACTGAAGGCCAATTGTGTCCTTAAGTGCTGTAACAGGGAGTTCGGAATCCTTAACCACAATATACTTACCCTTAGCTGTATATAAGAGCAGCTTGGATGTATCTGGAGTTTCCGGATTTGATACTACCATAGTAACTGCACAAATTCTGTCATTATCTCTGAGCTTAGCTGCTCTTGCAGCATATCTCTCAGCAACATCTGTAGAGTCTCCCTGATATACATAATCAGAGAACTTGGTAGCCTTGACCATACCTTTCTCGGACAATGTTGTGAGATAGAGATTGTCATAGGATACCTTAGTTTTCTTCGCTTCCTTCTTAGTGGCATGTGCTTCATGACTGATAGCGAATCTTCCCTTAATATTACCTTCGAGCTTTGTAACATTGTAGATTGTCTCACCGATAGATGAGTAGATAGTATTTGGAATCTCATGAACTGGCATGATTGTATACTTACCATAGTCATCTACAAGGATTACTGAGTCGAGGTTGTTTGCGAAGAATCTACCAAGCGGTCTGTCGCCCTGAGCGAGTGTACCGATAGGATTCTTTGTGTGGTATTTGTCAGGTGTCTTAGGAACCTTCTTGATATAACCCTGGAGAGTATTGACGATAATGTGCTCGGAGTTCATGATAACCTCATCCTTGTTAACCTGGATGATAGGTGAACGTCTTTCCACAGGTCCATACTTTCTAAGGTCTTCGAGTTCCTTAAGGATAACCTTATCAATCTTCTTTGGAGAGTATGCGATTTCTGCAATCTCATCAAACTTCTCCTGAAGCTTCTTTCTGTCAGTGATGTACTTCTCATGAGCATCTGCAGTGAATGCTGAGAGCGGCATACCAATAACAATCTTTGCCTGGTGAGATGACATACCATATTCAGACATAAGTGCATGAGCAAGTTTCTCAGCAGGTGTCTTTCTGATAATAGTGATTGTCTTCTCGAGATTCTTGCCTTCTGTAAGCTCAATCATGATGTCCTTTGTATCAATATCGGAGCGGAGCTTATTGAGGCTGTGGTTGTAGAGTGAACGCTTATAGAGTCTTCTCTGGTCAATCCATGCAAGCACAAGTGTCTTGAGTGAGCATGGAACGATGTCTGTGTCACCTACGATAACCTTAAGGCTGATAGAGAGTGTCTTCTCAAGGTCTGTAAGTCTGAAGAGGTCCGCTCTAACTCTTCTTGGGTCAAGTGCCTTGTCGAGCTTAACCACCAGCTTGGGTTCAACGAATGTGGAACCATCTGGGTTGAGATAAGACTCAGACTCATTTGCAATATGCTTAAAGTTGATAATCTTCTGCTTAGCAAGTTCGATTATCTTTGGCATAAGCTTTGCAAAGTCAACTGTATATGGAATATTAGTAATTACCAATCTCCATTCTGTATTAGTTTCTTCGATATCGATATTAGCTCTCATTCTGAGTCTACCGATACCTGTCTTACAAATATCCTCAATACCCTTAACGTCATCCACAATACAGCAACCTGTAGGGAGGTCTGGGTAAATGATGATATCTGATGCAGTTGGGTCTTTCAGATATGTCTTACATAACTCAATGATATCACTGATGTGATATGGTGGAATACATCCAAGATGTCCCCAACCAATACCACTTGTACCATTGACAAGGATATTTGGGAACTTGGATGGAAGATATTCTGGTTCTTCCAGACCAGTTACGAATGATACCATTCCAACAGCAGCTGTGCTGAAGTCACTGAAGAAACACTCATAACCATATTTGGAAAGGAATGCCTCAGTGTATCGATAAGCACCATACGCGTCTGCTGCGTCTGCTGAACCAAAGTTAGATGGTCCAGATATATAAGGTACCGCAGTCTTCCAGTCCTGTGCCATACCAACCATTGTACCATACACGGAGATATCTCCGTGGTTGTGGTACTTCATGGCAGTAGTTACCAGTGCAGAACACTTTGTCTTCTTTCCTGGTAATGCACCTTCCTTATAGAAGGCGAAGAGGATTCTTCTTTCAACTGGTGTAAGAGAATCCATAATGTTAACCAACTGACGGGCATAGTTCAAGTTAGCTCCGAAGATGGTCATTGACTCCGTATTGAAGTCTGAGATATCCATATCGACGATATTGGACTCGTCGATAAAGTCGTTCTCGGTAATATTGTCCCATACTTTGGACGTTCCCTTTTTCTTGGCCATTTTAATCCCTCCTTAGTTATCAAGGTCGTCGATAGTGATTTCAGCATTAGCAATCAGGTCTCTTCTTGCCTGTCTTGGTTTATTACCCTTACCATGCAAGATGAATACTGTATCAATCGCCTTCTGTCTGTCATCCATTGTAAGACGTGTAAGCTTACGTGTCTTTGGATTGAGAGATGTTGCGAACATCAGCATTGCTTCTGCTTCACCAAGTCCCTTGAATCTCTGCTCGGCTGTAATATTATATATACTGCCAATCTGATTAAAGAACTGACCAATCGTAATCTTTTCGGGGATATCCTTCTCGTCTTTATTCTTATTACAGAATGCGACGTAAAGGCTTTCGTTCTGATTGAGAATATCGATGAAATGCTCTGCCATAGTCATAAAGCCTTCGTCGATGATAAGTCCATACTGTTCGGACTCGTAAGCACCTACGAGTGAACGAGACTCTGCATCATAAACCATTTCTGGAAGACGCTTCTTAAGGTCCTTAACCATTGCCGCTGTGCCGAGACCATGCTCAACTACCGCATCACAAACATATTCAATGAGTGTTGGGTCACACGCTTCTCTTGTTTCAGCAAGCTTAAGCAGACGTTCGTAGTATCTCTTATTGAGCTCGAGGAAATTGATAATTTCTCTCTTATTCTGCTCAACTGGAGTACCGTCTGTATCGAATACCCAGAGGCGGATATTCTTGGAAATAATGTCATTATATTCCCTCTGGAATTCCTTCTTGTCATAGTAGAAGTTCTTCTTCATACCGTACTTCTTAACGGTACTATCAGGGAATACGTAAAGTGGTGGCATACCTGCAAAGAGTCTGCCTTCCTCAATAAGCTGTGGATACCACGTTACAAGGTCCGTAGATACAAGTGAACGAATGTTCTTACCATCGGCATCGGCGTCTTGTAAGAATATAATCTTATTCCACTTGAAGTTATTGATGTCAAATGGCTTACCAGGTTCAATACCGAGAATCTGTGAAAGCTCTCTTGGAATTGCAGACTTGTTTCTCTGAGCGATATTGAGCTCTGCAGTATTCTTAAGCACACCCTGGGTATGGTAGATTGCCTGGAAGTCGTGGTTTACCGTCTTATTAATAGCTCCGGCTGCGGATTTACCCTCAGTGATAATGAGCTCACGATAACCCTTCTTATTGCTATCAGAAAGCGGGATATATCTATCGATAGCGCTTTCGTCAAATACAGACATTGGCTTTGGAGGCTTGATGCCTTTCATTTGAATTGCAGCAAGTCTAATCTTTGACATCTGTCTGTAGTAACTGATGAGTTTATTAAGGAGTGCATTATTGGAGGAGAAGAATTCTGCAATAGCATTATGAATTCCCTTACGACCAATCTCGTCAATCTCCTTAGATGTTACAGATGACTTATGCTGACCTGCAAGTACTACTGAACCCCACTTACATCCAACTACCATTACGAGTCCCTTACGAACATCGGCAGCAGTTACCGGATACTTAGAATCTGGGTCAGCTACTCTTGCAGCTTTGACCATAAAGTCACAAAGTGCACTACGACATGTATTGAGGTGATAACCGCCTTCAAATGTCCATACGTAGTTACAGTAAGAGTCATTAACTTCCTCTTCAATTGCCTTGTCGTATGAGAATGACATCTTGAGGAGAAGTGCGCCTGGTTCATTAGATTCTTCCCAGTCAATGTTGATTGGGTCAAATTCGAGTTTGGAAGCAGCAAGGAACTTAACGTTTGAGTCAAGTCCTGCGTACTTGAATACTCTGTCATAAGCTATCTCAGTACAGTCACCCTTCATAGAGTAGAAGTGAATTGTGAGATGCTTAGGCATATCATATGACATGTGTCTTAACCACTCGAGACACATGTCTGTAGTAACATGTACTGGACCAAGCATGGTATCACTTGGTATAAAGTTAATCGTGAGACCGTGCTCATCCTTCTTAGCTGGTGTTGGGTCAAACTCCTGAAGTTCACAATCGATAAACTTGATAAGTTTACTCTTACCTTCACGAATTGACTCCATGCTAAATACATGAGAATATGCATTAGTTACTTTCATACCAACACCAAAGCATCCTGCTGAGTAATAGTTGTTGGTACGGTCATATTTGGTAGATGTATGCTTATTGGTACAGAACTCGACCATCTTATCATGCTTGATACCTCTACCATTATCAGATACAATGAAGTGCTGATATTCTTCATCGAAGTAAATCTCAATCTTATCACATGGCGACATCACGTTTGTCGCTTCGTCGATTGAGTTATTAACGATTTCTTTGAAGAGATGTAATGCACCTTCAGTTCCCAATGTACTGATGTACATACCGGCACACTTCTGTATCTGCTCAAGCTCATTTTCTATGTGCTCGTAGTTATCATCTACGAACTGAGTCTTTGCCATACATTTTCAATCCTTTCGCGTTTTATTACTGAGTCCCAGCTATCACTCGGACTAATAATATAGTTCAGCCAGAAATAAAAATTTTCTCTCTGGGAAAATATAATACCCCAAAGCGGGGATACCGCTTTGGGGAGTAAGTATTGCCTGGCCAGGAAATACTTGATTAGTTTTCGTAGTGGGCACCGCCGTGGTTACCACGTCTCTTGTTTGCCTTATCCTTCTTCTTAGCCTGTTCGCCTCTCTGCTGCTTATAAGCCTTGACGAACTTCTCAGCGTCCATAAGGAAATCAGCCTGCCATTCGCATCTGTGCTGGCCCTTTTCTGTACTTGTGTCCGTAAGCATTCGCATGAAGTCAGAAGCAGTTTCCAGCTGGTTGAGAACCTGATCCATCTCCTGGTCTGTTGGAGCCTTCTGGTCGATGATTTTATGACATTTCTTACAGCGCCATGCTGTCTTGCCGTCCTTCTGAATTACTTCGAGAAAGATTTCGCCGTTCTTCTGGTGGTCGCACATACATCTAAAGCGACGCTTATTTTTCTCCAGTTTTTCCTGGGTAGACTCGATTTCGTTCAGAGCCTTGTGGATGTTGTTACCCATGATAGAATTCCTCCTATGAATTGAAATTTATGGATTATGTCCATTAGAGATATTATTTCTTGAGTGGTAAGAATTAATATCCGATATGGAGTTGTCCGGCTGTATGATATATAACTGAAAATAAAATACCCGATGCCCATTTAGGCATCGGGTATAAACGATTACTTAGTTTCCATAAGCTGTGTCCAGAGGTTAAGAATTTTCTCACCGTATCCTGTACCTGTACACCATTTACCGTCGAGGTCAATCCATCTTGGAGCACAACCTCTTGTGACGAATTTGAATCTTGGGTCATACAAAGTTCTGCCTGCAGGAATAGCATCCTTACATGCATATGCGTACAGATGCTGCATCTGTGCTTCAACGCCGTTCTCAATAGTAACGAATGCGTTACCTGAGATACCGAGAGATGTTACACCAAGTCCGCAATAGTTATGCTGATTTGGCTTTACAGCTGTACCGCCTTCAAACTTAAACCATCCAGTTTCAACGATAGACTGGCAGATAGCAACGTCGCCACGGATACCATAAATCGCAGAAATCTCTACGAAAGCACGAGCGATTGCTGGGTCAAAGTCAGGGTTGTGTTTCTGAATGAACTTGACCATCTGAGCTTCAGTAGCAAGTGTAGTACCACGGATAAGCTCAGAAGCTTCCGGAGTTTCGATAACTTCATCGTCTTCACTCAGGATTTCGATGACATCTGCAAGGAACTGGCTGAGGATACCGGATTTGATAGCACTGCGGATACCTTCATACTTAGGGTCACCGAGTACTTCTCTTACCCTATCCATGCCATCATCTTCTTCGATGATTTCCTCTTCAACGAGTTCCTCCTCGAGAACTTCACCGTCTTCGATAATCTCTTCCTCAAGAATCTCATCTTCAGTCTTAGGTGTTTCGACCTTGGCTGGTTTCTGGAAGAGTTCGAGATAGTTAATAGGAACCCAAGAGTTGATAGTATCAAGTTTAGCCTCGAACTGAATCTCGGACTTACCAATATCTCTCTTGATAAGGTCGATAACCTTTGTCACACACTTGGAGTTGACAGATGCGATTACTGATGTAGGAATGACTGTACCGTTGTTACCGTAATATGGAGTAAATCCGGAGCGGAACTTAACCACATCATTCTTCTCAAGGACATACTGCTTACCTGTAGCGTCATATACAGCAAATCCTGTATAGATATTCTGCTCAAGGTTAGCCCAGAATCCAGCGGTACCTCTCTTCTTTGTGAGATTATACATACCGTTGGAGATTGCATATACGTAGTATGTACCTGGCTCTGCTTCGCCCTTGTTGTTAATCATCTTAGATGCATCGTCAGCAGTAGAGTACTTCTTAATGTACTTGAATACTTCGTACTTTTCATTAACCTCAAGGATACCATCGCCGTCATCGTCCACAGGAGTATCGGTTTCTGGCTTTTCGTTATCGTTAGGGTTAATCCAAGCACCAGCAGTGCCTACTGTCTTTGTGAGGTTATACATACCATTATACTTCTTATAGATGTAATATGTACCAGCTGCAAGCTTACCCACTGCAAGAGATCCATCACCGCTTTTAGCATTATCTGCTGAAACGAACTTAGGAAGCTCGGTATAAACTGTATACTTTTCAGTATCAGTAATTTCTGTAGAAGGTACGACGATAACTTCATTACCAATGCTGGAGCTAACATATGTCACGTTAAACCAGTCACAGATAATCTTTGCATCAACATCTGCAATCTTAGCAAGCTTTGTATCATCGATAAGCCATTTTACATCAGTTGGGTTGGAATGAAATCCATGTTCAATAAGGAAAGCTCTCTTACATCCAGCTGCAGCTGAATTACGGATTACACCGTAGTAGTCAAGGCCACCATTACCGATACGAGTCATAGGACCGCGGTTTCTGGTACCCATCAGTTCAGCAACTGCTGCGGAGAGATTGGTAGCAAACTTCTTATTTGGCTCAGCATCCTGGATACTATAGTATACGGATACACCATTGGCGGATGTACTTACGTAGTTACCGATAGCATCAGAGTGAAGAGAAATAAAGAGGTCAGCCTTAGTACTTCCTGCCAACTTACCACGGTTAGCAAGAGTCGGGTCATCGGACACCTGGTTACGGGTAAGCACCACATCAATACCTGCAGTTTCCAGCTTCTTACGAAGCATGAGTGCAAGTTTGTACATCTGAGTGCCTTCATAGAAGCCCTCAGCTGTTGGATATGGGTTACCATACTGACCATGTCCTGGGTCGAGTACGACTTTAATCGTGCCCATTGTGAATTCCACCTTTCATAGATAGATTATTTTGTGATTCTGACCTATACCCTCTTGTTTCGGAAAAGTATATATCATAGAGGTATACTTAACCCGGAAAGGAGTAATTAATATGGGTAAGAAGACAAAGGACAAGGTAAACAAGAAGGCAATGAAGATGATCAACGAGATCAACGAACTGCTTGACCGAAAGAAGAAGACACCGAGTTACAACAAGATTATCAACGGCAAACTCAAAGACATTTACATCTACACGGACTTCGGTCCAGGATGTCGCAGACTTGTGAACTTTACAAACGAAATGAAGAAGTTTGTTGAGTTACATGATATGAAAGACGATAAGATTAAGATGATTCATATTAATACGGTCATCAAGAATATCCTCCAGCGTCAGGGTTATGATATTTATGATGAAGATAGCGAGCGTTTTCACACATCGCGTTACGTCTTCAACGATATGGGATGTAAGATCGTATCTCTGGTCCGTGACTATGAGGATGGTATTGGAGAATGCTGGGGACACCTCAGTGATTCCGAGTATATTGGAGAGTCTCTCCCTATCCGCTGGTGTGTATCGTTCGGACCTCCAACGGGTACAGATGCTCCGGTTGACGAATAACGATTGTTGGGTAGGAGGGTGTAAATCACCCTCCGAATGACCCGACAACTTACTAAACCTATGATTTTTTTGTTATAAGAGGTGATTTTATGTATCTTTTATTGGATGACGCCAATACGATTCTTCTTATCACACAGGCGTGTAAGAAGACATCTATCGGATGGCAAGTCAATAAGAATATGATAATCAGAAAGCCTGATGCGACTTTAGTCGAAGTTGACGAGGTACCTGATTATGTTGAACCTATGAAATATCGTTATATGGACGGAGTATTCTCCATATCTCCACATTGGGTTGAGCCGGTTAATGAGATGGCTGAGCTTAAGAAACAGGTTAAGACTCTCACAGCCGAACTTAATCAGGTCAATATGGATGTTAATGGTACTGACCCAAATAAGATGAATACTGAGGAATACCGCACATATCTCAGAAGTAAAAATAACCAGCTTCTCGCCAAGTTCCTTCTTGAGAATCCACTCAAGTGGACAAATAATAAGTATTATGGGGCTACTGAGGAAGATCAGAGTCTCATGCTTAACAACTACAACGGCTGGAAGATGTTTAATCAGCTTGGTATTCCAATTAAACTCGAGTGGAATGCTGCTAACGAGGGCTGTACTGAATGGACTGAAGAAGAATATCTGTCACTGATGGGTGCGATTTATACCTATGCTAAAAAGATGCTTAAACTTTGTCAGTGGTATAAAGTAAAGATTATCAATGCTGCCAATAAGTTTGAGATGGATGCTGTCACACTCGAGTATTCGGTCGAGAAAGCTGATGAAGTTATCCAGAGTCTCCAGGCAAATGAATAAGAGGTGATTATACATGCAGGTTAGTAATCTCTTAGTGAATGGGGACATGCGAGTAGATGGTAAGATATATGGTATATCTGCGATTTCTACTCGAGAAGTGGTTCAGGTATCATCAGATGAGCCTGTTAATCTTGTTAAGATAGGCACTCTCAAAATGAAAGACTCTGTACCAGATGCTATATCCCCACTCGCCAATATTAATTTCAGTATTATGCCCGATAGTGAGAGCATATCATCTCCATCAATGGCAACTATGGTTATTGGTGAAGAACCAGATAATACTCCGATGATGGGATCGATGCTCTTTGACTTTGGACATAATAGTAATGATGAGGAAAAGTTGTTCGTTAAATCATCTATGGATGCTCATCTTGTTAAACTTACCTCATATGATAATTATACGGCAGATGTATATTTGGCATTTGAAGAAACCCTCGATAGCGTTACAGTTATCGCGGATGTGGTTTTTAATAATGCCTTCTCATTCACCACAGATACTGCGACATATTTATCAAATCCGTGGGAAACTGGAACCATCGTCTCACCTGCTATTAAGAGGGTGATAGGTGGTACCATCCCAGTATTTAAAGGTGCTACAGATAGTACCGATGGTGGTGAAGGATTAGTTCCGGCACCTGTTAAGGGTAACCCGGAACGATTCCTTAAGGTCGATGGTACTTGGGAACCTGTCGATTTCGCCACATTTGAACATGTTGAAGATTCTGATATCAACACTTTGTTTGGAGATGAGGAGATAACTCCCATCTACTCGACATAGTTAAGATACCGGATTTCAAATAATATTTTTTACGTGAAAGGAATGATTTTAACATGGCTGATACTAAGAAGCTTATGAACCTTGCCACCTTGACTTACTACGATAACAAGCTTAAGACATGGGTAGCAACACAGATCGACGGCGCTATCGCTGAACTCGGTAACGTATTTACACTCCTCGGTTCTAAGAATTCCTTTGCAGAGCTTCCTGCTGAAGGCAACAACGTAGGCGACATCTGGCTCGTACCTAACGGTAATGCTTCTGATGAATACTACTGGACTGCTGAAGGTAAGTGGGAACTCATGGGTACAACAGCTACTGACATCAGTGGTTGTGTAACTAAGGAATCTCTCTATGCTGGTGCTGACGGCACAGGTACAACAGCTGCTCCTGCTGAAGGTACAATCCTTGCAAGTATTCTTGCTAAGATTGCTGATGGCGTTACAGATGTTACTTTCACAGCTGCTGCAGAAACATCTGCTGCAGTAAGTGATACAGTTAACGGTACTGTAAAGACAACTGAAACAACAGTTGCTATCACAACTGCTGATGGTGAAGTTGACGATACACAGAAGATCGTTACTAAGTACATCGAATACGGCGCTGCTGATACAGCTAAGGACGGTCTTATGACTGCTACTCAGGTAGCTGCTCTCAATAAGGCTGGTACAGACATTACAGCTATCGATGGTCGCGTACTTGCACTTGAACAGGCACAGCCTGACCTCATCCAGAACAACGACATCGACGCCCTCTTTACAGTCGGCGAATAATCCATAATGTCACTTATGGGCAAGACCACATTATGGTCTTGCCCATATTATTTTACAATAAGGGAGTGATACTGATATGGCAGATACCGGAAAGAGTAAGGTATTGGACCTCGTAGGTCTTAATAAGTATGACGAATTGCTTAAGCAATTAATTACTGCTCATACCACTAACAAAGACAATCCACATGAAGTGACCAAGGATCAAATTGGTCTCGGTAGTGTTGAAAATAAATCGGTTGCAGAAATACTTGCAGCCATGACATCTGAAGATGTTACTAAAGCCCTGGGATTTACCCCACAGAAACAGGGTGCCGGTGGCGGTGGAAGTTACGGTTTCGCAACCGAAACAGAAGCCGGTATTATTATGTCAGGTGGGGATATCTCGGTAGGTGAAGATGGTACTGTTACAGTAAACAGCATTGGTGATATCAACGTTGGTAGTGATGTCCAGCCAGTTTACTTCAAGGATGGAAAACCAGTAGTAGGACACTATACTTTAGCAGAAGCTGCTGGTAAGGGTATCACCAACATCACCGAATCTAGCAATCTCGGATGGGCAAATACTTCCGTAGGCGGTTTATTTGTACCATCATTAAATACACTCGCATTCTGGAATGGTGAATATGCCGAAGGAATGTCTAATATCGAGTACTTTAAGCTCGGTAAGTTTGGCTCGATGGCTACCAGAAGTAAAGATGAATATCTCGAAACTGGAGATATTGCTGATTGGGCTAAGGCTGAAAATAAGCCTGAATATACGTATACCGAAGTGGGTGCTGACAAAGCCGGTGCTGCTGACACAGCTCTTGCATCTGCTAAGGAATATGCATTGAATACTGTTAATACCAAGATTGCAGAACTTATCAACTCTGCTCCAGAAACAATGGATACTCTTGGTGAGCTCGCTATGCTCATGACTTCCAACCAGGAAGCTGTTGATATTCTCAATGAAGCTATTGCCAAGAAGGCTACGATAAGTGACCTTACCGCTCATACTGGAAATAAGTCCAACCCTCATGGCGTTACTAAGGCCCAGGTTGGACTTGATAAGGTTGACAATACTGCAGATGCTGATAAGAGTGTTCTGAGAGCAACAACCGCCGGTTCTCTTGAGCCAGTAGAGTCTAAGGCGACCACTAGTGCATATGGTAACGTATGGTTTTCTGAAGAGCCAAATACTGGAAGATTGGTTGTTAAATCAACATTTCAATATGATCCCGTTACTGACACACTTAAAGTTGGAAATATCACAGGTAGAGCGAACAATTCAGCCACAGCGGATGCTCTCACAGTAGCAGCAGCCGTTGGCTCTGCAACTAATCCTGTTTATATAGATGCGAACGGTAAACCGGTGAAGACTACATATACACTTGGAGCATCAGTTCCATCTGGTGCTAAGTTTACGGATACAACATATGCACAGGCTACGTCATCTGCTCTTGGTCTCGTTAAGATAGGATACGATGAAAATGGTAAGAACTATCCCGTCGAGCTTAATGCCTCGGGACAGATGTTTGTTAATGTACCATGGACAGATAATAACACTACTTATTCAGCTGCTACTGCAAGTGCAGCAGGACTTATGAGTGCTGCAGATAAGACTACACTGGACAATGTCGCAAAAACGTACTTGCCTTTGGCAGGTGGTAGTATGTCTGTAAAATCTTCGATAACAATCCCGGCCGGTGGTAGCGGTAGATGGTCTAAAATCACGTACGGTGGTTTAGATTTAGGGTCGGATGCGACTAGTGGATGGGCGATTGGTATGTCATTTAAATCGAATGATGGTAATACAAGACTCGGAACAATCGGTGCACATGGTACAGCAGACTCCATGGCTTATTACTATTTTGGTGAATCGTTTGATACCGCAAAAATTAAGGCATATAATTCAGGCGTTATGTCTATGACTAAACTGATGGCCACATCAGCTGTCATCGACGAAAAGGTAACTCTTGCTTATAGCGACACAACTGACTCACTTTCATTTAACTTTGCTTAATAAGAGGTGAACTTTTATGAGCTTAAAAATATGGCTTACCGGTAACGGTAATGTTGAAAACCAAGGATGTGGATTATTAGATAATCCGTTTATTACATCCCCAGTTTACGACTCTGGTAAACTGGGGAAATGTATCAAATTAACTAACACTGGATCAAATATGGTATCCCTATTGGACGAACCGACAAGTAGGACATTCTCAGCATCATACTGGGTAAGACTCGACTCGTCGTCATATACCAACTGGGCAGATATATTTGGGTTACGATTTGTTACGGACGATGGAACGGTTAACGAATTTAGAGAGGAACTATTCATAGAGGGTTCAAAGCTCTATACAAATTTTTTCGGCCCACCACTTACTGGTACTGCCGGTATGATTGTTAATGGAACCTCAAATCTGATGACCGTAGGAGAATGGGTACATGATGCGATAACATGTGATGGTAATAATCTCACATGGTATCGTAACAATAAAGTGATCGGAACGTATACTATTGCTAGTGATCGTAAAGGATCCGTCGATTGGCAGAGGATTCATATAGGGTCATCAGCTGCACAAATGAGCATGTGCGATTTCCGACTCTATGACCACTGCTTATCTAAGAAAGAGATTCACGAGATCTACAAATCTCTTATATTACATTACCCACTCAATAACCCATTCGGTAACCCGAATCTTGTACCAAACACCTTTGACTGGGACGGGTTTTATATCGGTTCTGGTGGATCGATTACTGATGAATATTATCATGGCTTCAGAGTATTAAAATGTAGTGTGCTCGCAGATGATACAAGCGCTTTTCGAGACATTTGTGCTTTCAATGTCGCAGTTGAGCCATCTACAACATATACCCTCAGCTTTTATTACAAGGGGATCTTCTTCGATTCATTTTTCCATCCGTCTGTCGTCGCCAGTGGTAAAAATAATACTGGTAGCACAACTACACGGTCTGATGGTTGTATTACTGCACCAAGTACTGACATATGGAAGAAATATACCATAACTTGGACCACTTTGAGTACAGTGGCAAGTGGTACTTCCAAACAGGTAATTCCCGTCAGAATGTATCGTGGAGATACGGATAGATATGGATATATATGTGGTATCAAATTTGAAAAAAGCGACACTGTAACTCCATGGTGTCCAAATTCCGCTGATGAAGAATATTCATTGCTGGGATTGGATTCCAATATCATTGCGGATTGTAGCGGATATGGTAACGATGGTACGATGTCTGGTAGGTATACATATGCCCAGCTATCTCCTAGATATGATAGTTTCTGGAAACTATTAGATGGTGGGTATATAAATTGTGGTGTCGGTGCAAAAGTATCAGACACATTAACGATAAATATATGGGCCGGTCGTGACGATTGGACTCTACCGTCCGATAGACTTATATCGTGTACAGAAACCGGTGGCTGGTCATTTCAACGCGTCATTAACAGCGATGGAGACGACACGTACGAGTTCGTAATTTATGTCAATGATGCATATCACTTCGTACATTTCCAAACCCTTATATCTGAATTGAGCAGTGGATGGCACATGTTCACTGCGACATATGATGGATGTGAATGTAAGATATATCTCGATGGTATTTTCGAAGCATCCAAAATACTTAATACCACGAAATCCAACATAATATACACATGCGACAACTCTATATTCTTAAACGTCGAGTCAGCCGGAAACTCGCCATCGGCGTTGCCGGATACTACTAATTCAACGCCAAGAGCTATGAATTATTCAGATTTTCGTATATATGCAACAGCTCTTACTGCTGATGATATCAAAGAACTTTATCAGATGCCTTTCTCTATTGATAAGAATGGTAATGTCTTTGGTTATAACTTTATGGAGGTGTGATAAACATGTCCGTAGATTTTAAGAAAAATGGTGTAGCCACTGCTGCCAGCTTTGGCAGTACGGCTGCACCTTTACAGGAAATGGAAATAAAATACCTTGACGATGGAAGTGTATGGGCAAGAATTCACTATCTCAATGTGGCAAATACCGTCGAGTGGTTTGCTAATGATGCCGAGGTTATGAAATGTATCAATAAAAATAACCGTTATAGTCGTATGGGCATCGTCGATCTATTTAAGCAGACTGACGGCACATACGAATTTCTAATAATGTACCCAAGCATCTCATCAACCCTTTATAATAGATGGTCTCAGACATCAAGTCCTAATGTTACTACAGGAACCGGATTTAGTGCGATAACTACTACATGGTCCGATCATATCGGACCGATTGTTTTCAATAATAATGAGCTAACATGCTATTCGTGCGATACGCCTGGTGAAAATACTTGGTTTGCCCCTATCGGGCAATTGGCTGCTTGGGATGCCGCAAAATCTATGTACATACCATCATCGAGAGGTGATTCGGCAACATCTACTGAACTCTGGGTCAGAATTGACCAGCTTCCAGAGACTTCTATTTGTCAGATATTTGACAACTCAATAACGGCAACTTCATTTATCGAAATATAAAGAGGTGAGTTATTTCTCATGATTACTAAAGATTTAGTCAATATTGGTAATGCCAGAATTACTGGTAAAGTGTTTGCCTCTAAATTTATTGGTACCTTCAACGGTACAGCGGATTCCGCTGCTGCACTTACTACGAATGCGGGTACGGCAACGAAACCAGTCTATTTTTCTAATGGTAAACCAGTTGCGACAACTTATGCTTTACAGCTCATGACAGCAGCCTCAGCAAGTGCTGCCGGTGCGGCTGGTCTTGTACCTTCAGCTGGAGCAGGAGCTAATAAAAAGTTTCTCAGGGGTGATGCTACATGGGCATCTATCGCAGGTAATGCTTATGCTACATGCACTACAGCGGCAGCTACTGCTGCTAAAGTAGCGACGATTTCTGGTAGTGTAAATTGGGAACTTGTTACAGGCGCACAGGTAACTGTATTCTTCAGTTATACTAACAGTGCACAGAACCCGACCCTTAACGTCAATGGCACCGGTGCAAAACCCATCAAATTAGGTTCAACCACCATTGCCACAACCCATCTGTCATATGCTGCGTATGCTAACCGTGCTATCAACTTTATCTACGATGGTAGCGCATATCAGTTTATTGGTTGGTCTACGGATACTAACACAACATATTCAGCAGCTACGTCTACAGCGGCTGGTCTTATGAGTGCCGCAGATAAAAGTAAGCTTGATGGTATTCAGGCATCTGCAGATGCTGTATCATTCACACAATCACTTACCAGTGGTACTAAAATAGGTTCAATCAGTATTAATGGTGGCCCTACTGACATTTTTGCACCGACTACAAAGCTTATTGCAGGTGCATCTGCTACTGCTACTGCAAATGCGGCGGCTTCTAACGGAAGTGCTTTTCTCAACGTTATTGAGAATGGTACTGTTAGGAGTAGTCATAAGATTGTAGGTAGTGGTGGTACGACCGTAACTACAGATGCTAATGGCGTAATCACTATTAAGTCAACCGATAATAATACCACATACACTCTCAGCAGTTTTGGTATTACTGCCACTGCGGCTGAGCTTAACATTCTTGATGGTGTTACTGTAACTGCAGCAAAGATTAACTACCTGACAGATGTTACATCCAATATCCAGGCACAGCTTAATGGCAAGGCTGCATCATCACATGGCACTCATGTAACATATGCGACAGCAGTTCCATTGGTTGCTGGTACAGCAGCAGTCGGTACAGCAGCGAATGTTGCAAGAGGTGACCACGTTCATCCGGCACAGACTACTATTAGTGGTAATGCTGGCAGTGCAACTAAACTTGCTACCGCAAGAACTATTGATGGTGTAAGCTTTAACGGTTCCGCAGCGATTACGCACTTCGGTACATGTGATACAGCGGCCGGAACTGCCGCAAAGACTGTAGCACTGACGGGATTCTCATTAGTAACCGGTGCTAGGGTATTTGTAAAGTTCACATATGCTAATACGGCAGCTAATCCAACGCTGAATGTTAATTCTACCGGAGCCAAGGCTATTATATATAGAGGCTCAGCTATCAGTGCGGCATATCTTAGAGCAAACGGTACTTATGAATTCCTGTATGATGGTACTAACTGGAATTTTGTTGGTGATTTAAACGTGGATACTAACACCACGTATACAAATGCATCTCTCGGCCAGGGATTCGGTACATGTGATACAGCGGCCGGAACTGCCGCAAAGACTGTAGCACTGACAAACTATGCACTTACTACTGGTGGTATAGTTTCCGTAAAATTCACATATGCTGTACCCGCAAATGCCACGATGAATATTAACAGTAAGGGTGCGAAGTCGATTTTTTATAAGGGTGTGTCAATAACCGCAGGAGTCATTAATGCGGGGGACATCGCAACCTTCATATATGATGGTACTCAATATCATCTGATTTCGCTCGACAGTGGGGGCAGTGGTTCATCTTCCGGTGATTATATACCAACTACTGGTGGTACTGTAACCGGCAATGTTCAACAGTCAGGTGCTACTACTGACTACACGACTTATAAATTCAGAAATATTGCCGTAGGTACATCTGCTACACCAACTTCAAATGCTACTTATGGTGTATCTGGATCTATCTATATTTATATCTAAATAATAGAAACGGATTTCTTGGGATATTTAAATAATACAAATGAAAGGAGGAATAACATATGGCTTGTGGAGGAGGGTCTTCATCTTCCGGTTGTACCGGTGCTTGTTCTTCTGATTGCTACTCATGTACCGGGTCATGTTTCGGATGTGTAGGAACGTGTGAGAAAGGTTGTCAAGGCGGATGTGGTGGTACATCATGTACGGGATGTACTGGATCTTGTTCGGGTACATGTAATAACACATCCAGTGGTTCTTCAGGATGTTCAGGCTGTACGGGATGTACTGGATGCTCAACGTCATGTGCAACCGGTTGCGCTTCATATACTTCGTGCTCATGTTCGGGATGTTCCGGTACATGCAGTGGAACTGCATCTGGCAGTACGGCTACACCTACCAGTTGCTCTGGTACCTGCACCACCACATGCTATTCTGCATGTACTGGTGGTTGTGGCACCACTAATACCGGGGGCGTATTATTTAAGATAAATAAAAACGGATCATGGTCTACTACAACATCAGGTCTTTGTGCAAACTGCACGGCATCGTGTTCCAGCGGGTGTACCGGTTGTTCTGGCGCATGTTTAGGCTGTACCAATACATGCAGTTCTGGCTGTACCGCAACATGCGGGGGTTATTGTAGTTCTGCATGTGGTAGATCGTGTATTGCTACTTCAGGAGGCACGTCTAGTGAAGGTTGTACAACATCGTCATGTATGAGCGCATGTACTGGTTGTGCTGGAAATTGTACCGGAGGATGTAGCAATAACTGCATCAAAGGATGTTCGAGCACATGTACCGGTGGACTTGGCGGATCCAATCTGGCCGCATCGTTGAAAGTTAATAAGGGCGGTACGTGGACCAAGGCATCTGCTATCAGTATAAATCGTAATGGCACATGGTCCAATAAATCATAATTAAGGAGGTAATTCAAATGCTTTCATATAATGTATCATTCAAGGGGTTTGACCCTATCGACGTAATTACCGTTTTTAATAACGGCGTAGAAGTGAGCGTAAGCACACAGGATACTATCGCAACTGCGGAAAGAAATTGTCTCGAATTTCATTTTGCTCAGGGAGTCGATAAACTCAAAGTTCTCGAAATTTCCGAGACCGATTCAGCTCTCTCAGAAATCACTATTTCCACACCATCTGGTGAAATATATGTGCATCTCAACTACAACATCATGACAAAGTGTGCATATGAAAACTATAATGGTGAAGGATATAGATGGATTCTTAAGCTTCACCAGCTTAATGAAACTGATATCCAGCTTAGAAAGATTGCTGGTAAGGCTGTGAATGACAGAGATGTCCTGACACTTGATGAGTATAAGGTATATAAGGTCGATGAGTCCAAGACACTCCTCGCACTCTGGCTTGCAGCTAATCCGATCCTCTTTACAGACGGTAAGTATTATTCCGTTACTGAAGAGAAGCAGGCACTTCTTAACAGTAACCTTGCTTCCTACGAAAGAGCTACTGCTGCTGAAGTTCAGTACCCACTTAAGTGGAACGCGTCTGGAGAGGAATGTGTTGCATGGGAATATGAAAAACTTCTCGAACTTTCTCTTGCAATTGCGGCATATGTTGCTGAACGCGTGAGTGTACAGCAGGCATATGAAATTGCGGTATATGCTGCTGAAGATAAGATGAGTATCGATAACATGGTTCTCGATTATGATCTCGAAACAACAGCTACAGAAGTAGATACCGAAACAGAGACTGAAACTTCATCCGAAGCTGAATAATTTAAGTAATTAACCCTACCGGGACAATCCGGTAGGGTTAATATTTTCAATAGGAGGTTTAACGATGACAAGAAAAGAATTCGCAGAGTCCATCATGATTGGACATAATATCGGCAACGCTCTTGAGTGTATCGAGCCATACCGATATAATAACACTGTTAAATCATTCAACGTTGAGCGAGAGGTTAATGATATCAATGGATATCATGACTTCAGAATATCAGTGCAGCTGGATGATGATAAGTATGAACTTCATTATTCATATGAAGAAATATGGTCAAATACGCCCATTACAACTGAATATTTGGCAAAGCTTAAAAGTTTTGGAATACAGGCGGTACGTCTCCCGTTTAATCTGATAGGCCATATTATAGATCCTACTAATCATACGGTTGATCCTCTTTGGCTTAAGAGAATTCGTGAGGTTGTCGAAATGTGTATTGATAATGGTCTTAAGTGTATACTGAATATGCACACTGACTATGCAGCAGCATGTAAGACACCTTCACTTTTATCAATTATTGATACTACCAGGGACCCATATACTGATACAATGGGACGGTTAATGTCCGTTTGGGCACAATTGACAGAGTATCTCAATGATATATCGGTAGAAGATTTAGCATTTGAACTCACTAACGAGTTTCAGCTGACCGATATCGAAAATAGGACGGATGCTGATACTCTGGCATCATATGCTTCAAATCTTTATAGATATCTTTTCACATCTATTCGTAATGTAGGTGGTAATGCTGCTGAAAGATTTCTACTTATTGGCGGTTATCGTAATGATATATGGTATTCGATATCTACATTCATAGATTTAATTAATACTGAGCTGGACGATAAGTGCTTGCTCACAACCTGTTATTATACTCCATGGCAATTTACCGTCGGCGACAGAGTGGAATGGGAGTACTCTGGTGACACTAAGGTCGAAATGGATAAACACTATCAGTACATTCTCGATACCATCAACTCTACCGAAATACCATTCGTTATTACTGAATATGGTGCGGGATTACCATCCAAGAACCATTTCGATTCGGTGAATTACACATATCATAACATGAAATGGGCATATGATAATAGTATACCAGCGTTCGTATGGGACCCTGGTTATATTCTACATCGCAACACTCTCGAATACGGTATCCCGTTCTGGGAAGATATGGTACGTTCGGTTATTAACGGTACTGATTATGATATTACATCGGCATATGATACGTATAAAGATAGTATCACATTCGACAGATGTACTGAACAGACGCTTTTGACATATATGGATATATCACAGCTTGATAATCCTGCAAATATTAAGAAATATGCATCACAGTTCTAATAGGAGGCATGATACTAATGACTAGACGAGAATTTGCAGAAAGTATTCGTATTGGCCACAATCTTGGCAATGCACTTGAATGCATTGAGCCTGTGTGTAATAACGGGCTTGCCGTTACTGTTGATAGAGAAGTGACCGATATTAACGGATACCATGACCACAGAATCATCATTAAATATCCTGATGGCTCATATAGCTATTACTACAGCTTCGAAGAAATTTGGTCGAATGTACCAATTACTCAGGAATGGTTTAATATCTTAAAATCTATCGGCGTGCAGGCTATTCGTGTTCCTATGAATCTTTCGGGGCATCTTATAGATGGCATTAATCATACTATTGACCCCCTCTGGCTTAAAAGAATCCGTGAAGTAATCAACATGTGTATCTCTGCAGGATTAAAATGCGTCCTGACACTTCATACTGATTTCGTCATTATGTACAGAGTGGGAAGTTATCGTTCACTCATTGATACTACAAGAGACCCGTCCACGGATGGTGTTGGTAGACTGATGAGTGCATGGAAGCAGATGGCTGAATATGTCAATGATATATCAGTAGAGGACCTGGCATTTGAACTTACTAACGAATTCAGATTATATGATATCGATGGAAATGAACTTGCCACATATAACGAGGATGCTACTGATGAAGAAAAGGCAACGTATGCTGCCAGACTGAATAAGCATTTATTCGATGCTATCCGTAGCGTCGGTGGTAATGCTGCTGAAAGATTCTTACTTATTGGCGGATATGGTAATAACCCGGATACATGCCCCGATATTCTCATCAACTCAATCAAAAATGATATGGATGATAAGTGTATCATAACAGCGTGTTATTATACACCGTGGGAGTTTACCGTATCAAGCATTAATACTACCTGGGAATATTGTAAGCGTATGAGGGATATTATGGATAATCATTTCAATCGTCTGCTTGCAGTAAGTAATGATAACGACATCCCATTGGTAATTACCGAGTTCGGTATTGGTTGTGATGAGGGTGCTATGGCTAAGAAGGAGAAGTTCTCGTTCTGCAGTTATATCTTCACAGTAATGAATATGATGAAGGAGCACAATGTTCCTGCATTTATTTGGGATCCTGGATATATTCTCAGAAGGGATAGTATGACCTTCGGATTACCATTCTACCCATCATTGGTTGAGAGTGTTGCTAATGGTACACCTTTCGATCCATACAATGCATATCTGGAGACAATTGACAATTATAATATCGAAAGATTAACATATCGTGACGAATTAACCCTCGAGGACATTCAGGCTCTCGATAATCTCCAAAACTCCGAGGAGGTGTAATGTATGACCAGGGAACAATTCGCAGAGAGAATCCGCATAGGGCATAACCTTGGTAATGCCCTTGAATGCATCGAACCTGTATATGATTCGGCCGCTACTATAAAGATCGACAGAGCAGTTACCGACAAGAATGGCTATCATGACCACCGTATAATCATTCAGTATCCGGATGGTACATATAGCTATTTCTACAATTTTGACGAGATATGGTCAAATGCACCAGTAACCGAGGATTTCTTTAAAATCCTGGCAGACATCGGGGTTCAGTTAGTGAGAATTCCAATGAATCTATCTGGTCACATAATCGATGATAATAACACCGTGGATCCTTTATGGCTTAAGAAGATACGGTCCGTCGTCGAGATGTGTATTAATAACGATATGGTAGCTAATCTTTGTCTGCATACAGACTTCGTAAAATATTACAGAGAAACTCAGTTCGAATCGCTATTTGATCTTCAAAATGATCCAAATGATGATGCTGTCGGAGTTCTTATGTCAGTATGGAAGCAGATGGCTGAATATGTCAATGATATCCCAGTAGACGTATTGTGCTTCGAGCTGACCAATGAATTCCGAATTCATGATATGGATGATGATTTAAGCCATCCAAATGGTAGAGTATTAACTTTCCAGGAGAAGGCTATGTATGCTGCACGTTTAAATAAGTACCTGTTTGATGCAGTACGCAGCGTCGGTGGAAATGCGGCTAAAAGATTCTTATTAATTGAAAACTATGCTAACTGTGCTGATATGGATAAGCAGACATATATAGAGAGTTTCAAGAACGATTTTGATTCCAGATGTCTTATGACAGCATGTTATTATTGCCCGTGGGAATTCACGGTGTGCGATAGGCACAACACGTGGGAGTTAAATTCTGCAATAAAACCTATCATGGAACGAGAAATGAATAGACTCAAATATATCCGTGAGGAATCAGGAGTCCCACTCGTCATTACAGAATATGGCGTCGGTTGCGATAACTCTGGTATGGAGCATAAAGACAAATTCTCAATATGCAGGTACTTGTATACCGTAATGAAGATGATGAAAAATGAAGGATTTCCTGCATTTATTTGGGATCCTGGATATATCATCAAGCGTATCGATTATCATTACGGTATCCCGTTCTGGAGAGAAATGCTGAGGGGTATATACTTCGGAGAACCTTTCGATCTCTACGAATCGTTTACAGAACACTCCGAGCATTTACTCTTTACACGACATTATTATGGCGTCTCCAGAACTGCTGAAGATATCCGAGCACTCGACGATATATAAAAGACAATCCACCAAGGGAATTCCCTTGGTGGATTTATACTGTCGGTGGAGCTAACTCCGAAACCTATACTTAATATATCATGACAAGAAAGGAGAATAAGTATGTCAACCGAACGTGACAATTTACCTGTCATACTGAGCAATTTAGCTCATTATGATGCCATGATAAAAGGTTATATCAAAAATCGTCAGGATGAGATGGCTCCACTTAAACATACCCATGTTAAAAGTGAGGTCGGATTATCTAATGTAGATAATACTGCCGATAAAAATAAATCAGTTGCATCCGCTACTAAGTGGACAACTCCAATGACCCTTACAGTTACTGGGGCTATGAACGGCTCAATGAGCTTTGATGGGTCAACCGCATCCACTCTCAAGTTAACAGAAGGGGATGTGTCGTTCAAGAATAGTCTGACCATGATTACTGGCTCAGCAGATTGGAATCTGATAATAACTCCAGGATGTTATAACGTTAATAACATGGGCGATTATGCTACTTATCATACACCTAAGCAGTATAGTACGAATATTAATGACCAGGGACTATTATTGGTATTTAAAACTGCACTGGCAAATGTATCTGCCAATCAGAATAATCGGGTAGAGTATTATAAGACAATTCAGATATACTTCCCGATACCAGGTTCCAAGCTTCATACAATCGTTACACGCATGCTTAGTTCCGCAGATGTTAGTACCGGAGATTATATTTGGACCGAGTGGAAATCGTTATCTGCAGACATTGCGAATGAAATGTATCCTGGGCTCGTTAAGTCCGGTGGAGACGTAACTATTTCTGAGGACGGTCTGATTAGTGTAAATGATGACAGTCACAATCACGTGATAGGTAATATTGATGGTCTTCAAGAATTACTTGACACATTTGAAGCTAACGGTAGTGCAGATGGTGCATATGCCAAAGCTGTATCGTATACTGATAGTAAGATCGCAGACCTTATCAACTCGGCACCGGCAACTCTCGATACGCTCAAAGAATTAGCAGATGCAATAACCTCCAATCAAGAGGTTATTGACGTTTTAAACTCTGCTATAACTGAGAAACTCCCTCTTGCAGGTGGTACTATGAATACAAATGCCACCATCATTTTTCCAAATGGTGCTGGTATGAGTTCATCGATGATTAATAGTTCCAAGCTCCAATTTACTGCCGCATCCGGAGATGGGTGGGCAAGAGGTATTTCTTATTACAGTAATGATGGTACTATCGGATTGGGCTCTATCGGCGCATTTGGTACTGGTGACAGTCTCGATTACTTTTATATCGGAAGCAGGTGGGATACTGCAAAGGTTAAGATATATAATGACGGTAACACCAAAGCAGAGAAATTCACAGTTAAAGATAAAGTTGAGCTGGATTATAACTCCACAACTGACTCTTTAACTCTAAACTTCCTTTAAGATTTATCATTAAAAGAGGTGATAAATATGATAACTAATGATTTATTAGTAAGGGGTGACCTTCAGGTCAATGGAGAGATTCATGGTGTTTATGATTCATTCATTGGTATCACTAGAGGTAATCCCATAAACATAGATTCGAATATAGTATATCCTTTTCTGAGCGTTACTATATATGGTAAATCGGTAATATCTCCTAGCTCCATATTGGTTACTAACACTATAGCTAATGAGGGATGGCATTATACATACTCATCGTCTTCTGGTAGCGGCGGTATTGACCATACAGATGCACCCGGTGGTACCGAATATATTCTGAGGGGGATTCCCGAGTTATCCGGTTCGATATACAAGGACCCTGAGAGAGTGTATGTCGATACATCCAACATTGCTATGATATGTGACACTGTTGAGTGGGATGTAGATAATGCCCAGGTTATTACCAGAAGATTAAACCAGGTGAATATCCTAGGGACCGAACAGATAGTTCAGGTACCTACTGGTACAACTGGAAAAAGTGCATGGGCCATCAAAATCGGTAAACTTGCAAGATACGCGGATGATAACACGAAGCCAAATATCGCCGTAAGCAAGTCTGTACCAACGGTATCAGTATCCGATATTAATAATTGCAACGAAGGTTTATCAGTGTGTAATAGTAACTACGGTAGTGTTAAGGCAGGCTGGCTGATGTTATATAAAGAGGATTATGCTACTATGACATTAGATGAGGTTAAATTGGCATTATCTTCAGATATTATTGTAGTAATATATGAACTGAAAACTTATGAGATGAGTAGATCCAATAATGGATTCGTCCTTGGAAACGTAGGTACCGTTAATGGTAACTGTCAATTGAGTCATAACAGTGAGTACGATATAGTGGTCAAGTATGCCAAGTCAGCGACTCTTGAACAGGCAATTTACTACTCTGAAGTCGGTCAGACTTTAAGAGAGCATATAAAAAATCACCCATCCGGTAGTGGCTCTGGAGGCGACGGTGGATTGGGTGGAGACGAAGGATCCGGTGGAGATACTGGCTCTGGAGGCAACTTTGTTTATCAGGGGTCTAATATAGATGTATTAGACCGTATCAGAATAGGAGGTATTTAAAATATGGTAACTCCAAAGATGCTCGGTCACGTTAGACCGGACTACCTTTTCAATTATTCAAGTAAACCAGGACGAGTTTATCCTGGTACAGATGCGAATTTCTTCTGCATACACGATGGGTATGCATATGAGTTTTTTACGGCTGCTAATAAGATTATCGCCATATATAAAGTAATAACCGATGAAGATGATTATATCATAGATTTCGAATTTGTCAAAATTATATCCATTGGCAATATTAATAAAAGCTATAGATGGGTGGTAATTGATGGTTATGCAATAGCATTTACGGTTTCAGGTTCATCGACCTCGGCACCAAATAGTAGCAATAATTCATACAGGGTTTCGGCATCCGCGACTTCCAACTTACAATTATCGTTATTCAAGCTGAATGGTACCAGTGTAATAGAAAGCTATATTAACCACGGGACAATAGCGAGCGCTAGCTCATCTGCTAACGCTCCAGATGCGATTACGGATGCCAGTGATAAACGAATCGACCTCAAGTTTATGATATACGACGATGTAAATGTACGTATAGCCGTGTATGCCTATGCCAAAGCGAGTGGAACGTATACATATAATGGTTCTACATCATCATGTAACGGATCGGCATCTAGTACATCGGCAATAGTTCATTTTAATATACGCGATATTATTTCAGCCATTGAGAGTGGTGGGGACGCATCAGCTTTAGTTGTCAAAGAGTCAGGTACTGGTAATTTGTATATGACCGGATTAAATGATTATGTGATGTATAGCAGGCAGATCCAGGATGGTACAACTAGTGCAAAAAATGGTTTGTGGAAATATACAATTAATGATGACAATTCATGTACTATCGATACCTCTGCGGTAACAACCGCCCCGACTAATATTCCCACTGTATTCACATTAAATGGATACCAGTTTGGTGAATATGACCAAATGTCCGGTAGATATTTATATACCGACAGTAATACCAATGCTGTAAATCAGGTGCCTTGGTACGTGGTATGGTTAGGTAGAAGTGATAAAAGTTATAGTAATGTGGTCGGTTTTAAAGGCGGACAGGTCGCATTATCAAAAAATATTCCTACCATGGATAGCATAGGCGATTATTTCCTCAATTATGATGGTAAAAGATATGCACAGACATTAGCATATGATATAGTCAATAACACCAACCTTATTAGCACTATTGCAGAACGTACAATGGATCAGATTTCTACTATCATGTATGCTTCTAAGATAGATACCTCGATTGATAGTATTTGTTATTATATCGAGTATAAGAGATTACCATTACTAAAACTTGCCGGTGGACATATCGTCACATATAATGGTAGGTGGTATTGTATTGGTATGCAGCACACCACTAATGGATTCATATCCAATTCGGCGATTGCCGGTGATACCGTAAACGACCTATACGGTAAGCTTATTTTTACAACCATCGAGTATGATGAAGATACCGATGAATTCTATAATGTATTTAGAAGTCGAAAACCTGCAGTGTCGGCAGATAATAGTATAGTTGAAATCACACGCATGGATTATATACTTAATACCTCCGAGTTCAGCATATCCACACCAATTATATACATACTTGATGCCGATGAGGATGATAGAGTAAGCATAGTAACATATAGAGAGGTATTCACTTCGAAAACTGCTTATACTTCAGAAACTTATATAAATGCTTACGGTACGATCGATTTCAGTAGTCATCCATTAATTATTAATCCTGGGCATAAACTATATATATGCTACGGTACACCAGATGCTCCTGCAGTATATCACATATATCCAGAGTTTACAATTTATGGATGTAAATTGACTAATTCATAAATGGAGGTGATAGTATGTATCTTATCTACGATATCGTATGTGGTGATTGTTTGAATATCTACGATGGCGATATTCGAACGTTCGATAAGTCGTTTAAAACGGGTACTGCTTACTATAATTCGGAATCGTTCGGATATATCGAGGTTCCAGAAGACTGTGTTGAGAATATAAATACAAACGGACTCGATAATTACAAGGTTATCGATGGTGAAGTAGTATATGAAAAGCCCGCGGCAGAAATTATTCCCGATCCAGAGGAACCACCTACTGAGGAGGATAATGTAGTAGTTGGTGAATCTGCTCTCGAATATATGATTACTATGAAATGTGAAGAGATTAATAATACATGCCATGCTGCCATCATTGCAGGTATAGACGTGGAAACATCTTATGGTCTCGAGCATTTCAGCCTCACTAAAGATGATCAGTCTAATATTCAGCAGTGGTATGCAATTGCTAAGACAACTGATGTCAATCTTCCATATCATGCAGATGATGGTGATTGTAAGCCCTATACAAATACCGACATCATTAAGATTGGTAGTATGGCCACAGCTCATATTACACATCATACAACTTACTGTAACCAGTTAAAGAAGTATGTAAAGTCACTTACATCTGTAAAGGATGTATTCGATGTCGAATACGGAGTTACTCAGTTAACGGGCGAGTTCCTCGAGAAGTACGAAACTTGTATGGGACTCCTTGCGGTGCTTAATTAACAAAAAAAAATGAATCGAGTAGGCTAATGAAACCTACTCGATTCTTACCCTATATTCCACTCAAAGTGTGCTGGGTTAATAGCCACCAGTGACGAGTATCGGATAGTCCCATAGTCTTTATCACTATGGGAGTCCGTACCATTTGTCACCGGCGTTTGACGCTTTGAGCTTCCTACCGGGTGTGATGAATAACAACCTAATGTGTGGTACGTACCACCCTTTCGGCCAGGTCGTACCAATCAGAGGTAAGTGCCTTCATTGCTGAAGGTTGAACCCTCTGATATGAGGTAGGTTGTTTTCAAGACCGTACCAGTATCTCACGACACAAATACGGTCAAGCAAGCATATCCTATTACTGAGATATACTTTGCGTTCACCCTAGTAGGCGTAGCTTTATATATAAACAGTGCAATTCAATGCACAGGTATTATAGTAGTTTCATCACGATACTATCTATAACGCACTAATATCATATATATTTGAACCCTCTGACAATTTTAATAATTATTAAAAAGGAGGAATCTTATTATGACACCAGCTCAGAAAATCGCCGCAAATTATAAGGCAAAAAATATGCAGGAACCTGACCCTAACGCGGTTCCAGAGAACAAAACTACATTACCGGTTGAGGAGGAAACACCAATGGCAGAAGTAAATACAGCCCCAGTACAGGAAACTGCTCCAGGATCTGCTCAGGAACAGGTAGTGGTGATTCCAGTAACAGGAATCTCCGCACTTATCAACGCACTCAATGACACTCAGAAGAACCTTATGGAATTTAAGTTCCATGATGTAACTGCAGGAGAGCTTACCGATTATCTTGCAAATATTACAAATATTCAGCAGTGCGTACAGTATCTCGGTGAAGTTGTTAAGGCAAACTACGAGAATCTTCATAAGTAATCGGTGATATAATATGGCAAGAAAATCATCAGGGAATTTCTTTACCGTTAAAGAAGCTGCAGAATTTCTCGGAGTGTCAACTGTTACAATGTACCGTTATATAAAAGACGGTGGAGTAGAGGCGGTAAAGCCATTAATGAAACTGACTGGTCTCGATAACGACAATGCTGAGAAATAAAAGAGTAAATAGAGGAAAGCGAATCATCGCTTTCCTCTATTTTTATATCTCTTGGAAGTTAGTACATTCAATATGGTCCTTGTATGCCCTGAACCCATTTTCAGATTCGATAATATCTGATTTGACTACACCATTAGCACCAAATGCTATCTGGTCAGTATTGGGTTCGATGTTATGAGCATATAGGTTACCCTTATTATCTACACCAATCTTTGCGATATATAAATCATTTAGATCGTCCATAGACAACCTCATTGCGTATACTCGCATATCATACAACGAAAGTCCGTTGGCAAGATTACCCTCGAGATCTTTGCCAATAATCATATTACCAGTACCGGTTTCAACATTACTTGTCTCATCGAACTGAGTTCCATATGCTTCATTATCGTCAACGCGGACTTCAACGGAACCTTTATAATACGATACGGAGAAGAAGTGCCAGCCATCGGTAAGGGTACTAACATCATACGAATGATTACAATAGGAATCTTCGGTTTCGATCACAACTTCTATGGAACCGTTAAGAAATTTTATCTCTGTCAGGTCATTCTCGAATGATAAAACGGGATATGATTGACCTTGTGTCATACCAGACCAGCTGGCCACCTTAGCCCAGAATGTATAATTACACCCTGGTGTGTTGAGTTCAATATTTGGTGTAGAGAAATATCCACGACCATCGAACGCGACGCTACCATATGACAGAGGAGAGTTCGATTGCCATACTACAATACCGTCGATAACTGTATCATGGCCAAATCCACTTAAGTCGGATAATCCATATGATGCATACTCATCAGTATTATATATGAGCGGGTCCGCTCCTCTAGACAAAAGCTGCCTGAATATAAGGGGTCTTGAAATTATATCTATCTCTTTGGTAGATAAGCAGTGGTCATATATACGAATATCACTATATCTGAAATCAGTTCGTGTGATTGTAATTGGTATATTTATGGAATAGTCTGTCCACTGTACAGTATAGTTTCCTGTACCTTTTAGTTCCCCATTAACATATACACGAACTATCCGACCATCATATGTCAATATAACATGAGTCCAGGTATAAGAGGGTAATGCTCCGGTAATTACACCAGAACATGGGAATGATGTACAATCAGCATTATGGTATGACCAATGAAGGTCGTTAACCGTGGGATAATTGAAAAGACAATGAATACGTTTAGCATTATTACCAAAGAATATATTAGGTCCTGCAACCGTTCCCTCATCGGCATCCACATATACCCACATTGCTACTGAGAATTTAATGCCAAGGATAATATCGTTGGATTGATCAGCGGGAATATATGTTCGGGTAGTTAACGCCTTTCCAGAGAGTCCTTCTTTGTATGTAGGAACCTCGTCTATACATACATCCCCGGCCATTCCTAAATTCTTAATACTACCGTTACACGGTAACCAATATCGTAAAGCCATAATATATTAAATTCAGATACGGACACTGTCCGTATCTGAATTATCCTCCTTTAGAATTATTCTTCAGGGAAAACGAAGTACATGTACTTGTCGTTCTGGTCATATTTAACAAGCACTTCGCCACCAAGCATATCAGTCGAGCATCTTATATACTCTGAACCGGACCATCTATATGATGCATTTGTCGTCGTATCAAGATATATCTTACCTTTGCCAGGTTCGGCGAATATTGCCGTATCGGATATAAATACGAGTTTGCCGTCGCCATCTACAGCCATCTCACCTTCAACTACATCATCAACGAACGATGGTAAGTGCTTTGTAAGAATAATACCATTTGCATCTATTTGAGCATATCCTTTCTTAAGCATATTCTCCGTAAACTGTGATGAATACACTGTAAGAGACGACGGTGTATTATCATCAATAAATGCCGCGGATGTTTCGGTTCTCGCGATTACACTAAGAATACCCGATTCATCTACCTGTAATGTGGTACCATCTGGACGAATAGAGCCAAGTTCAGATATCGTTGCGGGATGCTTATGTGCATTGATGATATCGTAATATGAAGGTGAATAAGCGGACTCGAATCGACCGTTTTCAACTTTAACATGCGTGATGTTGATCGTGAAATTAAATCCCGAGATATTTGTAAACTGAATGATATCATTGGTAGAATGATAATCGTTCTCAATAGTAAATGAATATTCAGTCCAGATTGAATCTTTGAGCTCGAATTCTATATCATTATTACAAATACGAAGTCGCATCTTCATAGGTGCAGGTGCGCCGTCGGTCGGGATAGCCTTGGCAATAAATGAAATAGTTGCATGATGGTTAATAGATGACAGTAAGCTACCTTGCAACGTACATCCATTCGCAACGTATACACTGCCATACGAATCCGTATATACGTCACCTATATAATCACCATCACATGATACAACGTTACCTGATTCACAGAACCAGTTTCTAGCCACCTTATCCGGGTACGTCATATATCTGAAATCTGAATTATATACCAGATTAATTCCACCGAGCTCTCCAAAATAGTATGCTAATGTATTCGCTGATACGTATGGTACGTCATTTGCAAAGCTCGAAAGTGTGAATGAGCTCATCGTTGCATTGATATTGTTAATGATGGTATCCATCTCGGCAAAGCTCGGGATACTATTCTTAATATTATCAATTTCTCTCAATAAATCTGGGGTTGCGAGACCCGATTTTTCATATGATACATTAGGTATGTCTTCATATCTTACATACTTTACATCGTTTGTGTAGTGAGATAAGTTCTTGGGTATATCGGTAAGGGTTATATATTTAGCATCATTTTCAAAAGCAGATACTTTCTTTGGAAGATTAGCTGTTAATAAGTACTGCTCGTGGGTATGATCCTTTGGAGCTCTCGTAGCAATTGCAACATCGAGTGCCTTCTTATATACGATATTTTCAGCATCTATACCCCTGAGCTTCTTGTATAACTCAGGAGTCATCATACCATTCTCGGTTTCGGATACTATTGGGAAGAGTATGTCTGCCCAATCGAGTGGATCTGGCTGAGTATCATCATTAGATCTTTCCCATATGAGACTCTTGTTGGAAACAACAGGCTTCCACATGATAAAGTTACGAAGATTCTCATTAAGATATTGCATGAGCTGGTCTACTGTTACTCGAAGGGTAAGGTCGTTCTCAGTAGCAACGATGAGAGAGTCTCCGAAGTTTAAGGTAGGAGCTTTCTCAATACCTATCTGCTCCAGCTCTAATATTTCAGTAAATTTTAGCTTCGTTATAGCTTCAACTACATCCGAAGGTAAATTTACAGGAGTGGTATTCATATAAATTCCTCCTTTCGATTGATTATATAGCTGTTGAAAGGCGGTAGTTACCCCGTTACCTTTAAAGGTAACGGGGTAACATGCTAATGACGTTTGAACACAATATGGTTGTGCTTATCTTAAGATACTGTAGTTAAATCGCATAGGATTATGGGGTTAGATTGTAATATCATATACAAGTTAAGCAATGTTAACGTAGAGACATAATAGTTATAGTGTAAGTACACTTGCTCTTTTCGTTGGGGAATTTCGCACTATTACGTCTGGTAGAAAGAAAGTGTCTACTGGCACAAGTTGAGAAATGCACAGTATAATACCAGACATGTGTTTATTTATCATATCAATTTGATATCTTTCATGGGTTCTCCAAAGAAATAATGCCGTACCAAATTATCAATCACTACTGCGACCATGCCAAGGACCATCCAAGCCAGCGAAAAATAGAGGCATATTTGGCCGTCAACATTAAACGGTAATTCTGAGTAGTCCCAGATGTCCATTCCTAGCTTAAGATTAAGTATACATCCCGCATAGTATTCCAACAGCGTGATTATTATAGAGGCAAGTGGTGCCTGAACCATTAACGGTAAATCTTCGGTTGTCAACTCATCGATGATACCAATTAATATCAAAGATATTCCGCCGAGCACTCCCATAGTCCAATGGGTAAATCCTCGATACAGAATTTCAATCGTCATGTAAACCGCAGCACCTACAGCAAAAATAACACAGTATTTTACTATATTGTATAACCAACGTTTATTTTTACGCATCTTCATTCACCTCCTCTTCATCCACATCATCATATTCAACCTCAGGTGCGGAATCGAATGTTATGGTAAATTCCGAGCGGGCATTTATGTTAGTATTACCAACAATCACGATATCCATTTTGTTAACAGTACCTATCGGGAAGTCCAGGTACTGCACGCCCGTAAACGGATCACCCATATCAATATCCTCGGAACCCAGAGGAATACTAACTACTATATTATCGTCAATGTAAATATTGGCTACCGAACCTTCTGAATACGGGTCCTTTATATGCACATGAATATGATAAATTGATATATCTTCGAGAGTTTGCTTAATATAGAAATACTTCTCGATACCTTTATCGTCACAATCACGTTCATATTCGAATCTGGTTGCAACGGATGTATTGAAACAGATAATTTCGTGATTATCATCATGCATCTGACGCTCGTAATCATATACAAATACGCCACCGCCAGCTTCGGTAGACAGGTCTGAATTAAAGTTAACATAGTCTGGGATATCGATAAACGTGTCGTTATTCTTAACCATGGTATTGAATATACTATCTGGTATAATCTCAGTAAATGATCTGGTCACAAGTCCTCGTTTAGTGAACGATAATTGTTTAGTGACCCGAAGTTTACTTATCAGATCATCGGTGATATATTCTCGCATATTACCAACCTCCTTTATATATTTGTAAATCACAGGTAATGACATTCGTCATTACCTGTGATATTTTTAATTATAAATTACGAACCGTACCGTCGGCACCTACGAACTCCCAGTCACGTGCAACCTTACCATCAGGATTACATATAACCGGTTTACCTATGTCAAGACATGCCTGTTTATATGCATTGTATTCTGGTGTGTCAACTGCAACTTCGTATGCTTCCACATCCTTAAGATGTTCTGGTCCGAACGATTCGAGATCCTTAAGCATATCAAGCTCATCATGGTCGATAATTTCAAGAGCCCATTCATCTGGTACCCAAATCTTAAATCTGAGGAACGGCGCATACTTACGGAAGCCTTTATTCCAGAAGTATGCATTAGCGAGCGCTCTCGCCTTATGCATAATACAGATATATGTCGCACGCTTATCAACCGTACCAAATACCTGATAGTTATATGCAGAGCACCAGCTACAACCGGAAGCAATTGGACAGTTAAAGCATTCGTCAGTGGACTGCGAACGTCTCGTTACACATCGCATACACTTAATGATATCCTTTTCCTTATCCGTTGGAAGGAGACCATCATATACGTTACCAATGATAACAGGTTCTCTTTCATCTCCAAGGGAGCTTTCCATATATCTGATACATGGATAAAGATCGCCCTTATAGTCGCAAGAGAGCATTGAACCGGTACCACCGCACCAGTTATTATTTTCCTCTGGACTCATCGGACAGAAATTGGTATCCTCAAAGATAGAGAAATAGATCTTATCGAAGAGATCCTTCTCGATGATATAGTCAGCCAACTGCTTCAGCTGATTATAGAGTATATTTGCATAATGAGCATCCCAGCCTTCTTCATATACGCAATTGAGGAAGATTTCCTCATAACCAAGAGCGATAAGGTTCTGAGTAGCCACAAATACTTTGTCGACATTACCTGGAGCGATTGTCATCTTACTTCCCATATGACCGTGGTGGAATTCCTTAAAGTGCTTAACACCAGCGATTGCGATATCGTAACTACCGCTACCGTCTGGGAAAATACGGCACGCGTCGTGGAGTTCCTTATTACCATCGATAGAGATGGAGAATGAGAGATGATACTTATTCTTGGTGATATACTCCTGGAACTTCGGATCGAAGTAAAGTACACCATTAGAGCAGATAGAAATCATAAACTTATCTCTCCACGGGTGGTCGAGTTCAATCATTCTATCGTAAAGATAGTCAGTTACCTTGTCGATGAGGTCGATTTCGAGGAGTGGTTCACCACCAATAAATTCAACGATGAGTCCCTCACTGATTTTTGTATTAACATAGTCATTTTCTCTATCATCTTCGAGAAGCATATCAATATATCTCTTAGCGATATCAAAAGACATACGGTGTGTCTGCTTGTTAATCTGATAACAGTTGTGTACACCAATATCGTTTGCAAGATATGTGTGGGTTGATGTACCGATATTATATACATCAATCATTCTTTGATTATATTTAATGGCTGAAACGCCTCTCCAGTTAAACTCGCCAGTATGTGTATCAAACATATACAGCAAACATCCTGGATTCTCGTCATCAGTCATATATTTTCTGAGTTCATCAGCCTCTACCCAGTGACCATAATCATCATCCTTACCCTTCATATAAACGGAGTGGTTTGGAGTAATCTGAAGGACAGTCTGGTCATCCATAACAATTGACATGGTTACGGCCTGACGCTGGAAGAGCTGTTCTACCTTGGCAGTTTCAAGTTCGCCAGTAGCTTCGTTAAATGCAATAATTTCATCGCCAACCTGAATATCTCTGATTGGCTTACTGGACTTATCTACCATTGTAATGTGAGTATTTCCACTCACACAGTAAGTACAACGAAGATTGCACGCGTCAGTTACCTGAAGCGTGCAAGTTCTTGTTAAACCGTCATGGTAGGAATCGTCCGCCGATGGTGCTCGGTCTCGACCATAAAGTCGTGCGACCTTATCCTGATAATTTTCAGTTATCTTGTACTTACGACGAAACATAATTTACCTCCATTAGTCTTTCATTATGACAGCAAAAATTACACTGCATATGATACTGTTACCTTCTTAGTATCAAAATCAAGAGACCAGGAGCGTGTGTTGATAGGAGCGTCTGGTTCGTTTGTATCAAACCATACTCTCACGTATTCGCGGTCGATAATCTTGATATTATTCTGGTAAGCATCCTCGACTTCATCATAGATTTTCTGGAGTTCCATGAAGGATGGGTTATCGATCGATGGAGCAATCTGAATTACTCTATCAATGATATCAGCAAGGGCTGTTCGCTCGATGGAAAGCTCTCTCTGCTTTTCGATGAATTCCGCATCCATATCAATATCAGTTTCAGTCGTCTGACGATTGTCATTACCATTATATGTGATGGTAAGTACATGTGACGCGAAGTCGATGACCCAGTTAACAACCGCAGTTTCACCCCACTTTTCGATAGAAAGTGGACGTGCATACTTATCGGAAATTGCTGTCTTGTCATGGCTGTAGTCAGCTTCGAGCTTGCAAATTTCCTTAAAAATCTTCTGGAGGGTCTCGTTATTGAAGGATGTATCCTTAGAAATAAGACGGGCCACATCAGTGCATCTTCTGTCAATCATATCAGCACGTCTTTCGAGTGTAATATTTTCGTCTTCCTCGATAGTAATCTTGATCATTGTTTCATTCATATTCATTATAGATTCCTCCTATAAATTTCATTACCATTCTATTGATATTCGCTATTTTTTAAGCATCAAAGCTTTGACTTGTGGCTACCGCCGAGCACGATGTAGTGCATACAATTGCACATGTACTGTTACATGAGGATGTGCATCCGAAACACTGTAATTTACAGCTTTCTTTACACGTCTGTGTACATTCTTCCATACATGTATATCCGCATGATTCTCTACAATCATTATCGCATGTAGTTGCACATGAATTGGTACATGTTGTCGAGCATGTTCCCGCACACGAGCCGCACAAATGAATACATCCTGCACCGCACGTAGAACATTGACCCATACAATTATCACCACATGAGTTTTGACAAAATCCAAAGCACGCATTCGAGCATCCCTCACAACCGTCAGTGCACGCATCACTACATGTCGACGTACAACCTAGACATACGCCGGTGCAGCTATGGAGACACTCGGCACCGCATGCTGATGAACACACGTCTCCACATGCACCACTACACTTTCCACGACATGTACTGCCACAGCCGGAACAGCCGGAGCATCCCTGGCATAGATTTTTGCAGGAATCACTACAACCACCAGAGCATCCTCCGCATCCATCAGTACAGTCACCTCTACATCCTCCAGAACACGAATTGACGCATCCTGTTCCGCATCCGTACTGACAATCTGCAGTACACCCATTACAGCCACCTTGACATGTTGCTTGGCATCCATAATGACACCCATGACCGCATCCTTCAGTACACAGCGCACTACATACTACCAAACATGAGTTACCACATCCGCCTGAACATTCGCCAAAATAATCACCATCGGGCTGACCACCTACGATATTACTAGTATTCGGATCTGACATATACTAATCACCTCGTCCCATATGTTTTTATAATAATTGCATTCTCACTACCAAAGCACGAGAATGCACAACCACTAGAGCATGAACGACTGCAATCATTTCCGCAAGAAGTTGCACAACTTCCTTCACATTTATTAGCACAGCTAATACATGAGTTCTTACATCCCTGACATGAACCTTTACAGTCTCCAGAGCACTGTGATTCACACGTTCCATAACAACTGCCCAGACACGTATTAAAACACGTGTCTGTACAGGTCGTTTCGCATGATGATGCACAGTCAATACACTCGATAGTCAATGGTATCATATCATCACCTACTCTTTAACTAGAAGTAATATTATACTAGCACGTCCATATATGGAGTATGTAGTATCAAAATTAAATGTCATAGTTCTGGATTCGAATTCTGCGACCGATGGAGCGTTGGTGGCATGGGAATAACCGTCAATTTTAGGAATCATAAACTCATATTCCTCGAATGACGTATCCTTTCTATTCAACGGTACTATCTTAACTATCGATTTTGAATCCTGGTCATATAATACGACGTTGAAATCTGAATCAGTACGACCATCTGTAGAGTATGAATATGGAATATCTATACCATAATCGTATGATTCGTATAACTCAAATCCAGCATTATATACGATACCCGAATAGCTACCATCCGCAAGAATTTCTTTATACTCATTAGCCTCGACGGTAACAGTTACCGTGTCAGTGAGTCTTGAAGGATAATTCGTAACTCCAGTGATTGCCTCTGGAGCACTCAAAGGTATTGAGCCCGATACATCGGTGATTTGTCCACCATCACGGATTATCAGATCACTGGTGACTTTGGCATGTGGATTATTTGCTAGATTACATACGTCGGCTACACCGGGAACTATACTCACATTACCTGATGAATCAAACGAAATATCAATTTCGCTACACTCACAGAACGGTACGATTCCAATACCACGTTTTATCATACTTCCTTCATATATAAGTGGTACTGATATAGCTTTCTTTGCCACGTTATCTATGTGACGCAGTATATTAAATGTTACATTATCACCGTACACTGAAATGATATCACCACTATGTAGAATAGCACTATATGGCAATGCTTCATATGTGTTATTAATCTTAAGATTCCAGCTAGAATCATGAGCTCCGCTAATTAGACTACCGCTGGAATTTGTAGCGGTAATAAAGACGATAGTATCGGTGGCTATAGAAATATTTTTAGTCTGATTAACCAGGGTCATTGTCTCTTCATCAGCCTCGAAAGATAAACCAACCTCAACCTTGGAGTATAAATACATTTCTCGTATAGTCGATGAATACATCTTGGTTACAGAGGGATCCGAATTTGTCATGATGGCAGTAGGTAACGATGAATCGATTGGATAAACCGTACCATCCGTACTGTCGACCCATTTTCTTTGGGACGGAATGCCACCATCATATAATGGGAATATATCATCAATGATATCAAATGTAGGGAGCTTAATATCTCCAACCGAAAGGGGTTCCGAAACCGCACTATTGTCATGATAAATCGTTGATAGTGTACCATATAAATATCCGTTGTGGTATAATTCAACGGATCTATATTTCGGTGAAGATGCTATGGAACGTGTAACACCACCACAACCTGTAGTACACCTAGCACCGCATCCACCACATGTATCCTGCAATCCTGTATTACCATAGCAACCTGCAGTACATCCATGGCATGTAGTTTTACAGGTTGTGGCACATGAACCATCGCAAGTATTAGTACATCCTGTACATCCCGAGCAACCCGAGGAACATCCACTACATCCAGATGCCTTTCCGCTACAATCACTTCCGCAATTCATACCGCATGACGTTCCACATGACTCGGAGCAACCCGTACACTGTCCAGAACACTTACCGGAACATACCTCACTACACGATGCACACTCATTGATACATCCACCACTGCATGCAGTGGTGCAGTTGTTTTGACATAAACCAGTACATGCCCCACGACAATGTGACACTGGTGCATCAAATGGTGTATCCCTCAGGAACTTTACGAACTTTAATAGTTTCTCTTTATGATAGATTCCTGGGAGAAGATCCAGCTCTCTAACATGACGTGCATCTGCAAAATCGCATATATTAAGAAGCATATCTATGACTGGAATACCATGTCCAACGCGAATTATATCGGTACTACTATCTATTATAAACAGCGTATCATCCGGTTCAGATAAGATAGGACCACAATAATGACGAAATTCTGGTTGATGGAGGTAATCTCCATCTTCATTAAATCCAGATCGTCTATATATTTCATTACGAACTTGAACGATAATCTGCTCGAGTTCGCTCGTATTTGTAATTAATGAATTAGAACCTGTACATGTTTCCCAACATGTACCAGTACACGATGTACATTCATCGGTACATCTACCGGCACAATCTTCTTCACATGTACCTGTGCATACAGCGGCGCATGTCATAGCACATTCTTTCGAACATGTACCAGAGCATCCTCCGGTACAACCGGTACATATGTCCGTGCATGCGCTCATGCACGCACCAGTACATCCACCGGCACAATCATCTGCACACGTTTTTGAGCACGTACTCGTGCACGTTTCATTGCATGTGTTTTTACAGCTATTATCACATCCGCCAGTACATGTTGTATTACATCCAGTGGAGCAGCCACCAGTACATGCATTTCCACATTTACCAGTGCAGTTAGTACCACATCCAGTATCACATGTTGATGTACATGTCTCCGAGCATCCTCCGGAACAGCCGGAACACGATGATGTACAGCCGGAACCACATCCCTCACAATAACCTGCACAAGCAGTCGAGCAGTTGGATGCACATGACGAACATGACTGTTTACAACTACCATAACATCCAGTACTGCATCCTCCGGAACAGCCGGAACAGCCGGAACATGATGATGCACAGCCGGAACCACATCCTGCACATGCAGCTGCCGTATTTGTACAACCATAACATCCATCGCAAGCATTAGTACATGTACTATCACATGAACCCGAGCAAGATGTACTACACGTGCCGGTACAAGACATACATCCAGTGGAACATGAACCGCACGTACTTGCACATGTACCATTACAACCATATGATGGAGTCTGATGGTTACCAGTACTCGCCATGCTGGTGCAGTCACCACAACCACCGCTGCCAGATCCACTATTGCTTCCTCCACACGACATATTATGTCACCTCCTCAGAATTCGTTTCGCTTGAAGTGCCTGTAGTGTCAGATGATGCCATTGCTAAACACGAACCAGTACAACCAAGACAACCCGTATTGACGGTTCTTCCCTCTGCCGTACCGAAGCATTCATCTTTACATCCACCAAAACACGTATTATCGCAGATATCACTACATGAATTCATACATCCCATATGACATCCATTCATACAGTGGTCACCACATTCATGAACACATTCACCACCGCATGTGGTTACACACATACCGGCACATAACTCACTACATCCGGTACAACCTTTACATTTATCGTCGCACCCTGTACATCCGCCGCCACAACCGGAGCATCCGTGACATCCATCACATTCTCCACGACAGCACTCTTTACAGGTGCCACCACATCCGCCTTTACATTCATCGTGACATCCTTCGTCACATGAATCAGAGCATCCGCCGGTACATCCTGTACATCCTGCACAAGATGTACACATTCCAGTACATACCGTACCACAGTTTTTCTTACAAGCATCAGTACATGCAGTAGTACATTCACCACCACATTTCTTTATACATCCATTAGTACACGAGTCTCCGCATCCGGCACATCCGGAACCACATCCGGAGAAACATTTCGATTTACATGTATTATTACACGTGGTTCCACATCCTGTTTTACATCCACCGGTACATGTTGTTGAGCATGATTTAGCAGCAGCTGCAGAAGACTGACAGCTGCTATGACACTCACCGCCACAACCACTACCACACTGTCTGCTACACGAGCCACTACAATCGCTACCGCATGAGCCACCACATCCAGAACCACATGATCCACCACATGCTCCCTTACCACAGGATCCACAGCCCTGACATCCAGATGAGCATATACTATTACACGATGACTTACACTGGCTCGTACATGACTGATTGCACGAACCCGATGTTCTACCGGAACATGATGCCATGCATCCGTTTCCGGAACAATCAACTGCCATTTGTTCCACCTCGCTTTATAGTCGAAGATATTGATTCGTTATTAATGGTCTTTTTTACAATCGTCGGTATCATTACCTTATTATATCTGATTATACCTCTACTGGATGACGTAGCGTCGCATGACGCGCCGCAATTATTTTTACATCCGCTTACACATGCGGTACTACATGTAGTACCGCATCCACATTCAATAGCCATTTATTCAGCCTCAATTCTTTTTATTACCTTTATCTCCGTTAGTATTTGCGGTATTATGATTATTTCCATTAGGCGAGTATGAATTATTAGCACATGCTGCCGAACAGGTTTTATTACAACCTCCAGCACATCCTCCCTTACAGGAACCAGTACAACCTGATCCACAACTTGTACTACATCCACTACACTGTCCAGTACATGCAGATCCACAAGCACGTGTGCATATAGAGGAGCATCCATCACTACACCCAGTAGGGGTTGATGGGCCGCCAGGATTATTTGATGATGATCTACATGTTGATGAGCACGATGTCGTACAATTACCGTTACATGATGGAGCCTGGTTAACTGTTGAACTCGTAGCAGTATCTTTACAGCCACCAGTACATGTATCTGTGCATCCTGTACTAGCACCGCCTGTAGCACTACCAGTACATCCAGCGCATGTACTCGTACACGATTCTTCGCACGAATCATGTTTCTTGGTAGCGAATCCCGTACACGATTTCCAACAACCGCCATCACATTTACCGTTACATCCGCCAGTACAACCTGTACCACATCCATTGGTACATTTATTTTCACACTTACCCGTGCACGTGCCACTACATCCTTCACACGTACCACCACATCCATTACATGTTGTAGTACAAGCTCCACATGAAGTACATGCTACATTACAGGCAGTTGTACAAGCACCACAACCAGTACAACCATTGGTACATTCCTCACTGCAACCGTTACAGGTATTGATACATGTCATCATACATAGACCGGAACATGCAGATCTACATGAGATGGCACCGTTTCTGTCAGTATTAAGTGGGTTAGAAGTTGCAAGCATATCCTCGCTCTGAAGAAGCTTTATAAATGCGAGAAGTTCATTATATTCGAATGAATCAGGGATAGGGTCGGCCACTTCAACGAGGATAAGGTCTCCCTTATCACAAATATGAAGTAATGGGTCAATCGTTTTAGCACCCTGCTCCTGCGTAATAACATCATGAGTTCTTGGCACTACACTGAAATCATAAGCATCTTTAGAGAATTCGGTCATACGGCCATATCCGCCGCGACGCATCATCTCTTGTTTAATTAACGCTTTAAGTTCTTTCGCCTGGTCAGGCGTTACATGAAGAATCATTATAATCCTCCTTCTTATAAAATTAGAACCCAATGCAATTATAATTGCATTGGGTCCATTTATAATTATTTTGTCATTCTAATCCTATCCACTAACTTCCGGTGTCGGTGTTATTGATGGAGTACCCATGATAGTTTCATCGGGTTCAGCAGTAATAGGATTGTCCTTAATATTCTCACCCCAAATAGCATGGATTGGAACCCAAGCTCCATCATAATAAAATTTGAGGACAAACTGAGGTGTCTGAATCCACATCTTCTCAGTATCGGCTGGAGGTGTTGCTCCGAACACCCAGTTAGCTGCAGGGGCAGCACCGATTGGACGCCACTTCTTATGTGTGGTATCATAATAGTTGAGAGTTGCGGGATGATACACGTTTTCAGTATCCTTATTAAGCCATGGTCTTTCCAGGTCATGGATAGACATCCATACATCTTTGGTATAATAAGCCAATGCCGGTGGAATCAATCTCTTCCATGTCCCACCGGGATACTTATTAGTTGAACCTGGTGGCGATGGTGGCACTACAATGGCCTCTTCGTAATGTGGGTCATCTACACCATCGGATGTTCCCATACAGTGGTACAATTTGAAATTTTGTGTATATGAATTCTTATGATTGGGGTCAGCGATTGGACCGGCGGCTGGTACTTTATACCAAAGCACCTGATTCTCCACCGGAGGTTCTACGCTCTGCACGAATCCGCCGCCACCTCCGACTGCAACGAACTCATTTACGAATTCGCCCTTATCATCATTATAGACAATAGTCTGCTGATTTTCGATTAAGCATTTCCCCTGAGCATCATACGCAATATTTACTGGAACCTCATTGAGGAAATTTGCATTGTCAAATTCAGTCCACATGTCATAATAGCTAGGCATCCACTGAGTCGCATAAACACCCCATTCGAGCTTAGGAAGAGCAAAATGAGCAAGCGTGAGTCTGTTTACACCAAATGCGATCTTAACATATTTAGCGTTAAGATACTCATTGGTAACAGTAACAGATATTCTCTCCCAAGTTTCGGAATTTGGCTGGATTATTTCTTCGTATTTGGAGCCATTGATTCTCTGATGATTTGCATCTTCGAATGTGATCTGGATAAATACTGATCCATCCTTCGTGGTATTAGATACAAAAGTGGATGCAGTATATGTCATTCCATATATTGCTTCTGTACAATATGCATTGGACTGAGCAACTACTACTGATTCAGTAAGACTTATCAGTTTAGACGCGTCCATCTTAAACGCTGGTCTATCACACAGTGTCTTAGATGTATCTCTAGTGGCATAGGCTGCGTGAGTTGTACTCCATGCATCAAAACCACGCACAAGACCTGTATTATCGGCAAGATTAATATTACCAATAACAAGATTATCGATGATAGACTTAAGATGTCTACCCATATTAGCAGATAACGCAGCATCCGCTCTTTCAGACTTCAGATGGTCGATAACATCTACCTTCTGCACACCAAGGTCGATATGCTTCCAGCTATAGTCCTTAGAACCATCTGCAAGGTCAAGATCTCTGTAATAAAGGTGTGCACCAATGTACAGTCTCTGCCAGTGGTGATTACCTTCATAGGAAACCTGTAAGAAAATTGGAGATACCGAGGTTGTCTTGAAGAGAGTCTGCCAAGGCATCTCAATCTCAACATTATCGGGTCCAATATCATAATAGAAGAATATAGTATATTTACCAGGGATAGTAATCTGGAAAAGGTTCTCAGGCATATCCTGAGTCTCACCGATAAGATAACATCCTGGGTCAACATTCTCCTGATATGTATTACCAAGAATTCTGCCGACGGCAAGGTCTATCTCGTGACCGGTGTATAAGCTTTTATAAGCACCCATATCTAGTCACCTACCTTAGAACGACAGCATATATGGATCGATGGGATCATTTTCATCTTCCATAGTGGTTATCTTCTCTATGAATTCAGTTGTGCAATACTCATAGAAGTATTTCTTAGTATTTGGATTATATCTGCGCACTTTAAGTACATCAGTATCGCCGATCGTTTCGAATTCGATATCATCCTTGGTGAGCATTGGATAACCAGTGCCCGGGACATATAACGAAATGACGAAGGCGGTACTTCTAATAGAACGAACTTTCTTACCCTCTTTATCAAGAAAAGACTTGAGGGATGCATTTGTCCATGCCATATAATCACTACCTTTCTTTATAGAGTATGGATTATAATATGGTTCACCGATACCTGGTTATGGAGTCGGTATCCATACACCCACTTCATGCACGCTCTTAGTGATTTTGAATCTTTCCGGGATAATCTTCTCACACATATACTCCGGCTTATTAATCAGATACGTACCACCATGACCAATAACTGCCGAGAGTTTATCGAGATGCTTCTGAGTAATCTTCTTACCTATAGCAGAGTAGATAAGTGTGTTAGTGGTACGCTCAGTAGAATTATTCTCAGGTACACGAGTGATTAAAACGTCCGTCGTGTCTGGGAATTTATACCATCTCAAATAATCATGAAGTACATGCTCAATGGGTACTTCATCAATATATTCAAGAATTAATGGTTTATCAAGTTCAACATCGTCCGGATTGGATGGCAATGTTTCATCTGTATACTCCTTAATTCGGAGCACTGTAAATCTATTCATATCTTTCATCTCCTTACATAATCGATTAGGTTACCATATTTTCGGGGAGTATCAGTATTAAATCAAAAAAAAAACAGCGGATGTATTGTCCGCTGTTTTAATGTTAGTCCTTTTTCGCGAAGAAGCCCTTCGGCAACTTCTCGGAGATGAACTTTACCGCACCGTTGCGGATAATGCCACGGGCGGACTGCGGCATCGATTCAAGCTTTGACAGCTTCTTTTCGATGCCGAATTTCGATACCATGGATTCAACATCCATGGTATCTTCCGCAAATGAGCAGAGCTGCTCAATGCGGATTAAAAGGTACGGCGACTCTTTAGACAAGCCACCGAAGTTTGAGAGCGGTATTCCAACCGCTTTCGAAACCCTACCAAGATATTTCATCTCGGTAGGTCCGAACTCCACCTTGATGGTGGAGTTCTCATTTACGAAGGTAATATTCATTCGTCATCACCTTCACTTTCCGGAGACCCATATGGGTCTCCATAAGTCTCAATTTCTTCGGCATCGCCGAAGAAGTCTTTTCCGAATTCCATAATATACATCTCCTTTCTGGAATCCATTTTACATTTAAATGATATATATCCAGAAAGGAGATAAATCACGTATACCTGGATTGAGTTACAATATCAATGGATTTAGCAGCTCGTGATATTGCTGTGTATCGTAACGCCCTTACCATGGCTCTATCACCAAACGGTTCATCGATAAATAATACTCTGTCATATTGAGACCCCTGCGATAGGTGGGATGTAATTATGTTACCATACTCGAATTTGATATTCTTTCGCATACCGACATTGATTCGCTCTTCATGTGTCATGAGAAGATACTCTAAATCTATCTCAAGATTAGGATACGTGATACTAGGGTCGTAATCAGGAACGAAATCTATTTTGACTTTCTTCTTGCTCATCGAGCCAGGAATGATATAGTCTACCCAGCCAATAGTGCCATTGGTCAGGAAGCGACCTCCATTACTTCGATCCTTTACATTCTGACGACAGATTATCTTATCCTGCTCAACTGGATATTCTGGACGTCTACAGAGCTCTCTTCTGATAAAGTCATTGAACCTATCACGCGTGGCATTCCTACAGCAGATAATCATATCATAATCTTCCATAAGATTGGTGTCCATTACAACCTTATCCATTACACGACTGGTACCTCTGGGTCCTTCATAAGTTCCATATCTCAAATTTTTGTAATTGAGTATATCTGTACAGAACTCAACTATCGGGTCACCCTCAGCCTGTCGCATAATCTTGGTAAGGAAAAAGTCTGGACGAAGCATGTATGAACATGAGCCGAATATCGGTGGTAACTGATTAATATCTCCAATACCAACAACCGGAAGACCGAATGATAGAATATCTTCCATGATATTGTCAGGAACCATTGATAACTCATCTATGATAATTAACTTGGCATTGGAGGGCAATTCTTCTTTAGGAACGAAATCCATTCTGAATTCGGGTCGCCCCTTCTTCATAACAGGTTCACCAAACTCATCAAGTACCTTCTCCCATACTGGATGATAGAATGTACTATGAATAGTCTGTGCATGTAACCCTTGGTCACACATAACGTTTACAGCCTTGCCTGAATAAGCAGCTGCCAATACTTCATCGATACCAATATTACAGTAACGAAGGAATTCTTTAATAACTGTGGTTTTACCAGTACCGGGACCACCTGAGTATACGTATATTTGCTTATATTTTGTGGTCCACCAATGATGTAATCTAGACAGTAATTCATACTGGTCTTCATTAGGAATAAACGTACTAATATCTATACACCTCAATTCGAAATAGGTTGAACCCTCTATTAATACTGCCATTGGGAGGTATTAATATGGATTACTATAAGCAGGGAGATTATAGGTATAATAACCAGACCCCCTGGAAATTAGATGGGTATGAAATCGCATTTGCTCTTGCAGATAACTGTGTAAGAACTCCTGCAAATCGAGACCCTCAAAAGTGTTGGATACCAACCATTATGGGTCCAACACAATTACCGAAACCTAAGATAACACAAACGATTTTAGGCAGCGGCCCATTTATTAATGATACTGCATGTCGCCCTAAGCCATCTGGGACTATACAGTTTGCTAACTACATTGAAGTAGAACTCGGCGACAATGAATATTATGCACATCGATGGTTTGACCATGGTGCTGAATTATGGCTCAAGCCAATCAATGATGATATCCTTGAATTATATCTGGATACTGAAGTAGACCCGAGTTATTGTCTCAGTTGTCTTACAGAGCATCCTACATGTAATACGGTTCATGGATGTCACACTAAATGATAAGGAGAGTTTGATATGGCAATTCAACCTTCAACCAAAATCTCCGGATATCTTAACAAATACATGATGCAGGACACCAAGCTCACTGATTATTTCTACACTGAGTACTTGAATGACAACGATACTAATCAGTTTTATAATATGGACAATGTCACACAAGACCATGCTGGGTATCTTAAGCCACTCGTAAAGACTATGACATTCACGTCCGAAGAGTACCGCAAATATCGATATAATCCATGGAGATTATCCGATGACTTATATGGTACAACAGAGCTCTGGTTCATGCTTCTTCATATCAACGAGATGTTCTCGGTTAACGAGTTCAATCTCAGGACCATAAAGGTATATGATAAGGAAGAGTTGCTCAGTAGAATGGGCGAGATTGTAAATGTTAAGGCAACGTTCTTAACCGATAATGCTAATGCGATTATCGCGAAGAAGAAAGAGATAGAAGAGGGCATAGATGGAATGTGGGATTAACCACATTCCATCTTTTTGCCGTCATCCAGCATTTTGCATCTTATTTCCGCAACCAATTGCGTCTAATATAGATGAAGTGCCTACCTTTCTTACAACAGTTGGTCTTTCCTGTACAGACTGTTCATGTTCGTCCATCGACACGGATACGAGTTCAGATGCAAGCGACATGATAGATACGGATGCTTCCTTATCCACGTCGGTCATCAACTTAATCTCGCTTGCATTAGAGAATGGATGGTTGAAGTAGTCAGAGATTACTTCTCCCTGTCCAACGTATCGTTTCTTAGTAAACTTAAATGTCAAATATAATTGCTGGTCTTTAACCCGTCGCTCAAGGTTAATCATTACAGCAATATCGGCTTCTTCGATAACAGCCCAAGCACTGCCGATATCTGAATTACCGATAAACTTAAGCAAGTCTGCCTTACCGTCTCTCATTGCAGAGTCGATGATAGCATTACCATTACGGTTAACCTGCTGAGCGGTAATAACTGGTATATTATAGTATATTGCGAGTGACTTGAGTTCCTTAGCAACATAACCAACTCTAACTGTCTCATCACCATTGTGTGGATATACAGAGTCAATACGTTTGATATAGTCAACGATAACGCCAATTACATTCTGTCCATTAGCATGCATCTCATCAATAATACGGTAGATACGACCGGTATTGATTTCCATATTGGAATAGTACTGAATCTCAAGGTCAATACCTCTCTCATTATCAGCCACAAGATATTTACCCTTATCAAGAATAGTATTCTTGATAATCTCTGGGTCGGTTGATAAGAATGGCATATCTAAATCAGCATACATGTTATAGATACGCTCAATAGTTTCATTGATAGTATTCTCAGCAGTGATGAAGAGAATAGTGTTTCGTTTACCATCAACCAACTCTTCAAGATGCGGATTGAATTCTCTTATCTGGTCTGCAAGGTTAAGCAGTGTACCTGACTTAAACTTACCTGACATACCGAGGATAACATATAGTTTACCACCTCTAAAGCCTGGTCCAAGATTGGCATTAAGTTGTCTAATTCCTGTCTGAAGTATTGTCTGTGGTGCTTGCTCAACTCTGGCGATATTCATAATCTTCTCACCAATATCTGGGTCAGAGAAATTAATCTTACGTACGAGCTGAGCGCCAGTTGAACTGTTCTCCATAGTCACAGCAAGTCTCGATATCTTCTTATCAAGTGCCATGAGTGTTGACTCTGCAGTATCAAATCCACTTTTCGTACAAGCTTCCCAGAGATTAATAATCTCTGGCATCTCCACGTAGTAGTAATAATACTGCATCTTCTTGTCAATATATTTTGTCACCGAGCGAGCTTCTTGACCAATAATCGTATCATTCTTCCATTCCATAGAGTCACATAACTCTTTCATGGTTGGGTCGATCTCAAGAATTCGCTCCTTTATGATTGCGGGCATATTAACACCCTCGTCAAGTCTGATACCACATATCATATTACATAGTACCATTCGATTGTATATTTCGTAATTATATCGATATGACTCGATATCCAGTACCCCCAATAACTTTCGGAAGTTTGCTAAGTTTCCGAGTGATGGAGAGTACGATAATGTATAATCAACCAAGATTTTCATCATATCTTCTGAGATATTCAGCTTCATCTTGGATGAGTCCGATACCCTCTTTTTGATAGCCATAAGTTTTAAATTCCTCCGTCGGTTTATTTGCGTGTGTAGTTCGGTAATGAGTCTCTGAGCGATGGATACATCTCATCGATAATATCCATCATTTCTTCTGTAAGCGAATCGTAGTACAGAGCTGTGTTAGGGGACTTGCTAAGTGCTAGGCACTTAAGTTCGTTCGACGGATCCTTTACATACTTAATTCTTGATGGGTCCTCTTCAATCTGTGCACGGATGAAATCGTTCTCAACAAGTGCAAGATTGTTTGCTAAGAGTAACTCAGGGTCGGACTCAAATATCTGCTCCTTTACGTCAGCAGATATATATTTCTTTGGGATATAAGGTAATGCCCCTCTGGCATTACTATCCACTGCAATGATATAGAACTCCGGTGGGAGTGTCTTTCTCATTTTCTTCTTAATATAACGGATATTCTCTCCGTCAAGTCTTAATGCCGCCTTGATTACTTTCAAGGACGGCTTCGGTATATACTGGAAGATAGACGGTTCCTCTTCCATACAAGCAATATATACATCATCAGTTCTCCATCTCTTCTTAAGGATTGGAATACAATCTGGATGTGATGTTATATACTGTATAGCTAATGCGAATTGCATGTTGTTTTTTGATTCCTTCATTTCAAACACCCCTAGATATATTTAGTCAATAATGTCTTAATCTGGTCAATGTCAAGCAGCTCGTTCTCAGTATCCCTGATATAGAGCTGATATTTTTCATATATGGGTATATTATTGTCGAAGAGATATGAGAATTTTGAATGAAACTCAGCATTCTGCTGTCTCTTCTTTTCCTTCCGCTGCTTACCCAACTTATTATTGATTACCACCTTAACCGAACGGTTATTATTAAACCTATAGCTGATACTATCGATACACGACTTATTGATTTCCTTCTCATCTGTAATATATACATGGAATCTGATATGTGCATTAGGGTCCTTCTTAAGTAACCTATCGGCATCGTTACAGATATTAGTATAATCATGCATCGACCTGAATAGTGTCGTATCTATTACGAATGTGGTATATGTATCAGTATACGGATTTTCGATGCGTGTCATCTCATATGTCTGCGTGTCAGTATCATAATCGATAAGAACCATACCCTTTGGATTATCTTCCTCGAACTTATACCTGTTAGGTGAACGGGTATAAATCAGATTACCATACTCGCTAGCATCATGCCAGTGTCCACCAACCATTACGGTACATTGCTGGTTAAAGAAGCTATACTCAAATACGACATTGGGATTATCATTATCCCTCAGTATATCTCCAAGTATAACGTCGAATGAACCGTGGAAGAACATCATATCGATCGGGTACTTCTTCTTAGTATAGTCCGTGAAAAGTACCGACTTATATGTATCGAGATATTCATCACTATGTAACGTCTCATCTGGACAGTATATACAGTGTAAATCCGGCAATACTTCCTCATATGATGTATTGTGAAATATCCTAAACGTATCGTCAGTCTCGATATGTCCCAATGCTTCTAACTGGTCATTGTCATGGGACTTAGTTCCCGTAAACATTCGAATCTTAAAGTTTCCTTTCTCGGAGTATTCTTTTAACTTATCAAGCATGTCAAGGGCATACATACATGACCTATTATTCAAGAGCAATCTATGGTCAAAGTAATCCCCACAGATTACCAATAAGTCTATCTTATTATCATCTAGATATTCATAGATGAACTTTAATTCGTCCCGCTGCTTATCAGGGTCCATTGCTCCCCAATGTACATCTGCAAGACAAAGAACTTTATACTTCATACAAATTCTCCTTCCTGTGAAATCCAAGTGAATTATATATGTGTGATGAAAAAGTAACAAAAAAAATCACAGCCGCCAAGCAGTTCTAAACCGCCAGGTATGTCTACCTGGCGGCTGTGATTTAGATTCTCTTACTCTTCCGAGCAAGCGAATTCGAGGTCGTCCATATTGACGACCGGTGCGGACTTAATGGCTTCTTTGAGCCATTCCTTATCCACATTATTTTGAGGATGCAACTTGTTCCGCATCCTCTTGAAGAAGCATATCATACTAATAATGATACGCTTGTATGCCATCATAACCTTTTTAATGAAGGTTATGATCTGATCCTTATACAGGACCACCATAGTCACTGTGCCACCTACGATGTAACACACGCAATATATGCAATAAAACATACATGCGATTTTTGCAACCTTTGAAACTTTTTCGTTAGTGATTTCAAACTTTCTCATAATCTTTACCTCCTGATTATGAAGGGCTATTTTATACATCGCTAAGTGCCCTATAACCTAGCGATATTTCCTTTATTACTACTAATATGATATATATGCAGTATATGAGGAAAATACGGTGGCGGCATATACCCCGATACCTTAATTGGTATCGGGGTATATGTCATTTGTTGGAGGTTTATCAGTTATTGTTGCTGTTACTGCTGTGGATTTTCGTTGTTATTCTTGATGTATTCCTGAAGAGCTGAAGAGCCTTTCTTCTGTGCAGACACAGAGTTTTCAATCAGTGTCTTAACAGTCTCAGTAGCATCACCAACGAAATCGCCGAGTTCACTCCAGATCGTATTCGGGAGTTCTTCCATAATAAGTTCAACGGCCTTGTCACGGAGCATTGTAGCATCATCTTTATCAAGCTTACCGTCTTCAACAGCATTGAGAAGGTCCTTCTTATATGTGTCATTAAGAGCAGATACAACACTGTCGACAACGTTGAGAACTCTCTTCATGAGCATGTTTGCCCATTCATGACCTACATAAGCTTCACTCTGCTGCATATCGGATTCAATCTGATTTCTCTTAGTTGCCCAGAATGACGCAAGCTTGCTGATGAGATAAGCACCTGCAATTGCAAGGATAATAAGGCCACCATTGATAATTACTTCTGTAAAGTTTTCCATGGTTATTACCACCTTTCATAAATTATAGATTTATATGTATTATTCATACATCCAGTTTATTACTCTATTGGAGTAATGTCTTTGATTTCACTACTGATACTGATGAATACTAGTCCGTTGTACCGGACATCGTAATGTATCTGAACCATCTTGCCGACGTTTGCGAGTACAAACTTTTCCCACTTTCCGCTATCATCGGCTAATGAATACTTCTCTCTCTGGAGATTGTCTGCTTCACCAACGATGATATGGTGATGATATGATATAAGTCTGAGGGTTATATAGTATGTGTACGTGTCCATATCACTCGCTACGTTTTGAAGTATTTTCTTAACTAAATTAATAGTAAGAATCCACATAAGACATATGAGAGCGATATAGAGGTATATCTCCGTACTCACAGGTATCGCCTCCAATCGCAGTATTCTTATGGAATTGTTTTTGATAAAGGTATATATCCTCCCTAAGATAATTATAAGAAAGGATTGATTACATGCATATTTATGACGGTCCAGATGGTAAACAATACCCATCGGTAACCACAATAATCCATGAGATAATGATACATCCAGAACCCTTACTTGCTTGGAGTAACTCACTCGGATTTAAAAGGAAAACATATCAGGGAGCCCTTGACGAATCATCTGCTAAGGGAACTGCAGTTCATGATTTTATGTATAGCTACATGAAGGACATTAAAGAAGTCAAGACACAAGTACCTATGAAGTTCGCTAGAGAGATATTTTACATTGTGGATGAAGCTAAGAAGTTCTTTATCCAGCATAAGATGGGCCCTAAGACTACTACGGATGCTGAGTTAACTTTGATTGATACCGAACTTGGGTATGCCGGTACATTAGACTGGGTAGGCGTTAAGGACGGCGTTCTTACACTGGTAGACTACAAGACATCCAAGAAAGCCAGAGAAACTATGTACATTCAATTGGCGGCATATGATAAACTCCTACAGACTCAGAAGGGCATAAAGGTCGATGAAGCGTGTATACTATTATTACATGATGATGGTGTAAAGGAGTTCATACTATGTAGAGAGGCGATTGACCATTATTATGAGATATTCGACCTGCTTCTCCAGATATTCTATAAGATGGAATGTATGGAGTTATTATTACATCATGAGAAATAGCCGTCCAGGCTATTTCTTTTTGTCAACAAACCCTTAATTCTACAACGCTTTATGAAAGGTGGTATAATATGAAACTTATCCAAGAATCTGATATCTATGGTTTTATACAGGGCGGTCATACAGATACTATGAACAAGCAGATTGCTGACCTTATCAGCAAGGGTATGAAGATTTGTACAAAAGAAATCGATTACAATATCCGCACTGTAGAGAAGGCATTTAAGGACCCTCTCACAGTAGAAGCAATCAATGCTGTAATGGCCGGTACAATTGTACCATTTGTAGCTCTTAATCCTACAAATGCAATGCCTATGTATATGCCATTCATCAAGTATACAACTTCTAATGGTGATACTAAGGTTGCCATCGACCTTACACAGATGGCTCATATCAAACATGACCTTGTTAACGATACTTGGGATATCGACATCAATAATTCCAAGCTCTACGTAATGCTCGTATCAGCTTATGTTTATCTCAACTTCTCTAACAAGACTTCCGTACTTACACCTACTCTCATGAACCTCACAGGTGATATCTGGGCTAAGCTGGTTCTTAGAATTTTTGATAATAAGTTCGGCCTCGGCACTAACCGCGAACGTAAGGAAGCATTCACATACTTCGCTAAGAAGTTCTATCTCAAGAATATCCTCGAAGCGGTAGATGGTGTCATCGAGAATAACGTACTCAATATCTTCCCTAATAAGAAGAAGAGCCCTATGGTAAATGAGATTGAAGCCGCTATCGCTGATAGAGGTATCAATCTTTATGAGTCATTCCAGACATTCATCACAACTATGCTCAATTACGAGATTACCGGTCTCAATGTAAACCGACTCAATCTCCCTAAGGAGAAGATGGGTCTTAGCTTCTTCATGAAGGAATTTGTAACACTTTATGGTGCTCCTGCCGGATTCTCTCTTGCGGCATTCCCATACTTTATGTGGATGCTCATATCTGCAAATAACAGAGGTTGGATATTCAACGGTGAGAAGAATATCGAAGCTATGTCCAAGAACGAGTTCCCTAAGATTATGACTGAATTCTACAGAATGATCCGTCTCTAACAAAAAAAATTCCGCAAGGCACTAAGCCTTGCGGAATTTATCTTTCCAAATTAGCCCATCAGGGCCATTAGAAAGATAAATATATACCCGAGCAGTCCGAGAAATACCAGCCCGGTTATGTATGTGGCCTTGCAGACCACATTAAATATTTTCGCCTGGCGCATAGCGCGCTTTGGCGATTCGCCGCGAGATAATGCCGCGGCGAAATAATCCGCAACCGGCTGGTTGCGGTTATAGAATGTTTCATCGACGTAGTCGAGAAACTTTCCGATAAATGTAAATAAACTGACTATTTTTTTCATATTTTTACTTCCTTTCTTTTTACCCGCTTGTGTTCTTTGCGGGTTTGTGTACTAATATGATATATACATAGATACCCTGAATTACACGGTATCGAAACAGCCTTATAAATCCAATCTTTTAAAGAAGGAGATGAAATATTATGCCAGGCGTTAATTCAGGAGGCAGCACCGGCTGCAATAATGCGTGCTATACCAACTGTGCTGCTCAATGTGGTGCTGGATGTGGTGATTCCTGCTCCCAGAGTTGTGGCGGTGCATGTTCACGCACATGCTTCGATACATGTGCATCCATGTGTATTGGTTACTGCAGTGCTAGCTGTACTGGTTCTACGACTAAGTATGTTAATACTGCTCTTGACAATGGCAGAGAACACCGAGTAGGTGCTCAGCTATATGATTGGGAGTTTAACGATACCTATGACATAAAATCGGTCGCTAAGGATAATATGACGCTCATCGAGCAGTTGTATTCTCAGTGTATCAAAAACCAGAAGATTAGATGTGATATATCTCGTCTGTATGGTAAGATGAGCGACTTCGTTTCAGATATCGACATTAATAACGAATTGGGAGTTGGGTTCTTTTCTTATACTCTTGAAGTCCCAATGCAGAATGTTAGATGTCTTAAGAAGCTTGCACTTAAGCGAGCTAATCCACGTTTATATACAGTAAACGATACCTGCTCAAAGACAGAAATCTTCGAAAGAAGATTGATGCTCTTTATCGACGGTAGTTATTACCCAGATGTGAGATTCTTTATTGAATATGACAGATTCATCATGGTCATCGAACCATCAAGAACTCTCACTAATGATAAGATTCGAGCAATGCGTCTTGGCGACGTAACTTGGAGCTTATTAGTCATGCCATTCTCAACCACTCTGGAATTCATCGGTAATACCCAGATGATAAATGGTAGAGAAGGTGCAACGCTTACTAAGCACGGATTATTGATTAACAATATGAAGATGACATCGACTACTAAATTCACAAGTAAGAATATGTGGTTGGCGTCGGTTCGATTTAATAATCCGATTACCGATGGCTCCGGAAATCCTCCGGCATACAATTGGCGTTCTTTCTCTTTCATTACCAATATGACCACTGTCAATGGTAAACAATATCTGGTGATTCCCGAATCCATTAGAAAGAGATTAAATAGCGAACATGACATATACCTCTCATTAAGTGCTATTCCACATGCTAAGGGAAGCGTACATCTTGATACTGCAAGAGCATTCCAGATTGAATTAGATAAGAATCCAATTCCGCCAGAGAATGTTATCTGTTGGACAATCAACCAGGATGGTTTGGTTAAGTACGTCCACAATGCCGAAGTGACTCTGCATTATCCAAACGTATATGAAATCAACAATGTCCCAGATGAAGCTTCGTTGTTTGTGACCTGGTGTCACTGTGACGAGGCATCTACTACTTTCATTAATCCTCTCAAGGAGTATATGGAATACAATACATTGTATGCTTCGGATATTATCAATGACCGTATTCCTGAAGCTATCAAGGCTTATATTCCGTATAAACACGTGTACTATGAATGGCACTATGCTGAATATCACCGCAAGGCTACTCGTAGATATGAAGAGCCGCTGCTTTATTCATTCGAAACCCTTAAGGAGCTTCTTGATGACGACGCAAGACGTCTTGAGGGTCTTTATCTCAGGAATGTTCAGGATACGGCTTATAAGTGGCATAGCAATCCTAAGTATCACGTTCATATGAATAAATGGGGTTCAATGGCTGATAGAATCAGACGTACTAATGGTCGCGAAATTCGTCACGGCACATATGTCGACTTTGGAATGGATTGTGTTTATTTCGTAATCGAACATGAAGACGACCGTTCTTACCCAATATGCGTCACTATTGATGGTATCAGATGCATGAATCACTTCCAATATACTGAAGGATTCCGTACATTCGTATATGTGCCCGCTGCGTTCGTAACTCCTGATTCATTTATCGAATTTGAAGTTATGAAAGTTCGTAGTAACCTCATCAATGGTATAGATGTTAAGATGCCGGCTATCCACTTCTCTATGGAGCTTCCTGAGAACTTCCCAGATATATCTCCACAGAATTTCATGATTGCTATTCGTGAAGAAAAGCCGGATACTGAAAGTAATGGTGGTATGAAGTACTACTATAGAGTAGCACCTAACTATGAGATGTATTGGCTGATTTTCGGTACTACCAAATATATCAACGGCATTCCCGAGGATTATACTACCGAGTATCCCGTAGAGGAAGGAAAGTATACCAATATCCTAACATCATCTGATTCTACTCTCCTCGATGACAGGGGAAATGCACTCAAGTTGTCAGATGGTAACTTCTGGTATGGCGGTGATTACCACTATCTGCTCGAATACTGTAAAGGTTGTAAAGGACGCCCTGATTGCAATAGGTTATGTTGCGATAAATTCTGCGCCGGCTTATGCGACAATACATGTGGCTGTGAGCATATTCACGAATGCGGCGACTATATCAGTATTATCGAAACTCCTAATAAGACTGAGGGTCTTCTCGACGAAAATGGTGATCCTATATACCAGGACGTATATCAGGTTCGTGACCTCGGATACTACGCAGATGCAAGAAGACGATTCTATCAGTATATGCAGAATGATAAGTATATTATCACCGACGATAGAAATGATTTCGATGACAATCATATCCCAGATCACGAAAAAATGAAGATTAAAGATGGCGTGCTTTGTAGTGAAGATTGCCAGGTACCTAATCGTGTTAGGGAAAGAATTGACCCGGTGTATATCACACCTATTACAAGCTACTTTGCTCTTAAGAACGTCCGTATGGTAGCTACTGATATCTACAGAAAGTGGACATTCGTGATTGGTAGAAATGCTAAGGGAGAATTCGACCCGACCTTTAATAAGGTAACCATCGACGATTTCTATCTCGAGCCTTCACCAAATAAACTCCGTGTATATATGGATGGTAGACTTCTTGACCCATATACAGATTACGTCATGGACGCTTCTATCAAGAACGGCTTCTATCTTGGAAGCTCGGTCAATATCTATATCAAGAAGAAGTTTGTAGCATTTGCTGATATTATGGTAGAATTCCTGCCATATAGATACAATATGCTCTACAGACTTGAGGACGTATCTCTCACAAACTTACAGCTCAGAGAAGCTGTAATTACTAGACCATTCAGTATGGTATATTACGACGTCTATGTAAATGGTGAGAAACTTGCCCCAGAGGACGTTACTGTAGTAACACCTTCTAAGATTATAATCAATAAGGAACTTCATAACGATATCGTATCTTTCTACGAAAGATGTCATGACCAGGATATCTATGAAAATGACAGATATATGAAACAGGCACTCGTCGATGCGATTGCTACTGAAATAACAGGATTCCGCGAATATCTGCTTCCAGAATTCGCTAAGGCTGATATCGTAGATAATATCTATGCACCAGCGGGATGTTCCGGTACATGCACTACTGCTTGTACTACTTCCTGTACCATCATGTGTGGTTCATCATGTGACACATTCTGCGGTAAGGGATGTACTGGTTCCTGTGAGAATACATGCTTCAATGAAGCTGGAACCACTGCTTGTGGTGGATGTGCCGTAGGATGTTCGGCTGTTTGTTACGGCTGTGCTGGTACATGTATAGGTATGGCAAGTGCTAGACCAAACGCATGTAAGGACTGTACTACTCAATGTGGTAGTAGCTGTATCGGTACTTGCATAGGCACATCCGGTGGAGTTACTACATGTGAAGGATGTGCTGGTAATTGTGCCGGAACATGCTATCAGTCATGTAGTGGTACATCATCAGCAAATGGATGTTATGGTTGCGGCACAACATGCATGTATGAATGCTCCAACTGTACCGGTACTTGTACTGGTTCAGCAGAAGGACTTATATCAGTACCGGAAGCATGTAATGGATGCTCATCTTCATGCGGTACTGCATGTAGTGATAACTGTACCGGTACGTGCTTCAGCGGATGTAGCCAATCTTGTGCTGGATGCTCTGGTTCATGTGACAATACATGTGAAAACCATTGTACTGGAACATGTGAGAATGGATGTCTCTCAGATTGCTCAGGCTCATGCTCCAATACATCTGCCCGTGATACATCAGTCACATCTTGCTCCGGTTGCTATGCGTCTTGCCTTGGAAACTGTATGACAACGAACGCGTCTTCTACTGAATGTAGTGGATGTGGACACCTTTGCACCAATGCTTGTATTGGTAGATGTACAGGCTCTTGCGACAGCTTATGTCGTGGCACATGCTCGACATCTTGCGTATCTTCGGATAATGTAAGAACTATGGCGGCCCAATTCTATTAATCCTTTCATATAAAATCAACGGAAATAACCCCCAATACCATTATGGTATTGGGGGTTATTCCTTCTTGAAAGGAGTATTTCTTATGAGAACGAAAATTCGGAGAATTCTTCAACTGGTTCGATAGACTGGAGGGAAGCTGGTGAGAGTCCCTGTGCGTCTTCTCGACGGATTTCTTCAGAAGCACGTGCATCGTCCTTGATGATATTTCCTTCAATAAAGCCGGAAAGCTTTTCGAGAACAGCGTATGCTTTCCTCTGCTTTTCGAGAGCAGAAACATTCTGCTCATACGGCATTGTTTCATCGAGATACTGCTGCATTGAACGTGCCTTAGTATCAATCTTTACAGCTGTACGGTAATAGATTGTAATAAGACCACGGATAGCACCAACTACCGCAATGAATCCTGTAATTGAAACAGCTGCAATGATAGCAGCTGTAGAAAGAGCTGTTGCAATACCAATAACAGATTCGCGAGCAACTGTAGTGGTCGTCTTGAACTTATTGATATTTGTGGTACGGAACGCGCGAATCATCTTAGACCATTCACCGTTACCGAATACATTATTGAGGCTACGAACGCTCTTCATGAGAGTCTTCGCAGAATGAGCGGGCTTAATTGTCTTAATCATGCCAACACCCTTGGGTCCGAGAACTTCATTTTCAGCCTCGATAAGTGCGAGCATTGCGACATCCACGAGAGCCAGACATGCAGACTGATATGTGAGAACGATAAAGCTGTTATTAGTCTTATAGCCATACTCGAAGTCTGGTCTGAGTTCTACGAGATGTCGGTAAAGTTCGTCAGCACAACGAACTGTTTCATTATTCGGAGCAAATGATTTACCAAGGTCAATAGCCGATGCAATGTACTGATGTACATTCCACTTCATAATATTACCCTTAGTATTAGGAATAGTACCAAAGTCCACTCCTTCAGCACGCGCTTCTACTCTCTTAATAAGATAAGAGGCGTACTTACTTGTATATGTATCCTTACGATTGCCAGAGATTCTGTCAATCGCTTCTGTAGCAGCAGTCATATCTTCAGCGATGAACTGCTTAAGCTCCATCATTTCACGACCCTTGAGAGAATCGAGAGAAGTCTGTACTGCTTCAGTAGCACTACCAAAATTAAAGTACATAGCAATTCACCTCCATTAATATCCATATCTACCCTGAGTAGCACCCATAATCTTCATGGCTGCACTCATGGAGTTTTCATCAATGTCCTTAGCGGCTGTGCCCTTCATGGCATTGATAGTTGTTGTGGCATAATTATCCCAGGAGTCAAGCATTGTAGATACAATACCTGCATCTACATCGACAATCTGAACGCCGAGAAGATAAAGGGCATCCATAAGTCTTCTTGCCATTGCTGGGTCAGTAAGGTCATAACCAGCGGCTTCTTTCACACGATTAACTGTATTCATGGAAATACAGATGGTTGTGAATGGGTTTACTGTCTGATCACCAAACTTGAATGTTCTTGCACTGTTCTTACGGCGTCTCATAGCACCGAAGTAACCTGCGAATCTATCCTTTGTAATAGCATCCGATTTAATCTGAGAGATATTGAAAATCAAATCTCTTACGATCTTAGTCTCACCACGTGTCCACTTAACGAACTGGAATGCAGCATGGTTGCCCTGGAGAGCCGCAATGATATTGGCAGCCATAGCATCTGCTCTGATGATGGATGGCATACACTTTACACCGATAAGTGCCTTCTGTACCTTACCACCGCCCTGTGGATCTCTTACGAAGAACTCAACGGTCATGAGTGTAGGTTCAAGGGATGACATCTTATCGCTCTTAACAATAGCGGCATTACCGAGGGATTTACGACTGTCAGAAGCAAGCTGGTCAGTTGTACGACCCATGAATACATCTGCTTTATATCCGTTAGCATTTGCATCATTATACTTCTCACGGAAGGTTCTCTTTGTCTCGAAGTCGTTAGCCGCTTCGAGAGCCGCAGCGGTCTTATGAATCTTATTAACCATCTGCTCGGTAGGATTATAAAGACCATTGACGGATTCCATAGAGATATAATCTTCGACCTGGTCCCACATATGGTCAATATCATTCTTAGAAACCATATTAGGAACTGTCTTCATACCAAGAACTTCTACTTCATCGGACTCGTTCCAAAGAGCAGAATCTCTTGCAGGAGTTACCATTTCGTTAGTTGATGCTGGGAGATGACCACGGGACGGTGAGTCATATGTACCGCGGTAAGCGTTAATATTTCTTGTAAGGTTACCCGCATAAGAAATCATATCAGGTGTTTCTTCATTGAGATGATACTTACGAACGAAGTCACGTACACCACCGTTGGATGTAGGATCTACACCGAAAGCTGTGTCTGCAGACCAAAGAGCAAGCTGGAGTGCAGCATATGTCTTTTCGTTAGCCTTAACGAGAACCACCTGTGTATCATATGGGATATCACTATCAAGATAAACTGGATACTGCATAATGAGGTCCTTAGTGAGAGCACTAAGGCTGTTTTTTCTATTCATACCCTGTACTGTACGTGCAGCGGTAAGAACTGGCTTAGCTGTATTGGCGAGTTTATCGGTACCAATATTAAAATTGATATTGTTGATACCGCCAACTGAGTTCTCTGCCATGTTTATCATATCCTTTCATTAGAGAATGGTATATGCTCGGCTACCACCGAGCATACTACTTTAAAGTCCTGTTCCGGCACCATTCTCTCAACAAGAAAAAATAATACCCTATGCCCATTCGGACATAGGGTATCTTTAACAGCATTTATCTAGCCATCAATGCTTTCTTAAACGCTGGATTTCTTTCTGCATAAACACTGATAGGCATACAGCTATCTACATCAAGAACGTCTGGCTGATTATACTTGTTAATTTCTTTAACGAGCTTGTCAAGTTCAGCATTATGACGTCTCTTCTTTGTGCCCTTCTTAGGCTTTCTACCCTTAAGGTCGAATGCCTTGATAGCAGTCTGAGCAACACTCTTCTGGTATTCAGCATGAGCTTCTGGATTTTCAGCTCTTACTTCTTCTGGAGCAAGTGCCATTTCCATTGTTGTTGCTGGAGCCTTATTTGCCTTATGCTCCTTAACCTTCTTAATGAGCTTCTTGATGAGCTTAATAGCAGTAATTGTACCGCCGATAAGTGAAAGAGCTCCGAAAACAATCTTAAGTGGTCCTGCGGTGATGAAGAAGTTCTTAACAGCACCGAGGAGACCGAGAAGAATTGATTTAATTGCCATGGTCATTTCTCTCCTTTCCATTAACGCTTTGGAGAGACTATCCGTTTAATCACATCGCTATTATATATACTCGATTTGGCGGACCCTATTTTTCATGGGTCCGAAACACATCTGTAATCATCCATACAAATAATGAAATGAGGTGATATAAATAATGGTAAAATCTAACGAAGGTTCATTAACTAGAAACGGCGGTAGTGCGAGTGTTACTGAAGAAGCTCTATTTCCCGTACTTGATAAAGGTCTTGTATCTGTAGAAATGCCAGGTTCAAATAACCCTGACTACAATTTACAAGTAGACAGAGGTGTCGCAGATTCTATGACAGATATTCCTGGTGTGGACCCATTCACAATGAAATCGTTTAACCGTTACTATAAAATATTCCCGGATGATGAGGCAACTGCAGTACTCAACTATATCTTCATAGTGAGACCTGACCTCAATATGGATTATTGCGTAGCTCATGATTCATATTATAAGAATCTAGCAATGCAGTGCCCTAGAGTCATCATGAGTCTCACTCAATCATATAGTGGACCAAACGGTCTCGGAGCACATATGCCAGACCATCATTTTATCCCATGGCTCGTACCGCGTACTGTAAATGACCAGCTCCCAGATATATCTCTGAAAACGTACGATTATGAGCAACCATTTACAAACTTTCATAGTACGTATGCGGGCAATGCCAATGATTCTCGTTCTGGTGCTCAAATGACACTGACATTTAGAGAGACTAAGAAGATGGAAGTAACGAAATTCTTTGATGGATGGGTCAGATACATCGACGGTGTGAATCTGGGTTCATATAGTCCTAAGAGAGAATATTGCCAGTCTAAGATACTTAACGGTGGTATAATTCTCGATTATGCTACATCAGTATATCAAATAGGCGTATTGCCATCTGGCTCGGAAATCGTCTTCATACATAAGACCACGGGTCTTTTCCCAACTGAAGTGCCAATCAGTTCATGGGCTCATGAAGGTAGACCAACCGAAAATCAGCAAATAAGTATTACATTTGCTGGTGGTTTTCCCGAGGCATTTGACCCGTCTATATTCGCAGACTTCAACTATAACGCCGGAATGAAAGGCGTCACGGCAGCATATGCCGAAACTGCCGGATTTAATAGACCGGTTGTAGGAACTCCATTCATTACATACAGTGGTAAAACTGAACGTTATTACCTCAGATGGGGTAGAATGAGTTACTCATATTGAATAGAAAGGAGTGAGCATTATGAGTTATAAAGACTATACCAATCCGGCAGTCGCCATGAATGATTGGTTTGAAAATATTGCTCCAAAATACTTTAACTTTAACGTCGCAGAGCTCCATAGAACCGGTATATTCGGGTATACCAATGAAGTAATGTCGACGGTTGAAAATGATACAGCTCACGCTGTATCTATAGCCCGCCGTGAGTTTTATCCAACAACGGCTCAGTATACCAAGTCTCTTTATAAGATGGCTGCACTTCAGCAGATTTCATATCCTTTTGCACATGCTGCTCAAGCAACTGCTATATTACTAATACAGGAATCCGATATCATCAGTTGTGGAGAATATAATGGGCAGAGATATAGATTCGTACTTGATAATACCATGCTAATCGATGCCGGGGGAATACCTTTCCGCATGGACTACCCACTCGTAATTATTGCTAAGAAAAGAAATGTCGGGGATACTATATTATCAAATCCTCAAGAAGCTGCTACGGGTACTAAGGCTAAATATGCTTACACTGTAAGATATGATACATCTCGATCGAATGATATATCCAGACTTAATAACTATTATATCACATATCGTACGGTAACTTACAATAACACACCTTACTTATTGGTAAAAGTAAGTTTACATCAGTGCACGGAGATTATTATGACTGACATGATCAATAAATCTCCAGTCATCAATAATATCGAGATGGACTTTCCGTTTGATGGTAAGATATGTAACTTCGAAGTATTTTATTCGGACTCTGAAGGTACCGCAGTAACGCAGCTCACAAAATTACCCCTCAATTCAAACCCAATCAATGGTAATTTCTGCATGTATAGCATGGTCGATCCACAGACTCTTAGAATCACATTCCCAGAAAATCAGTACTTCACTCCAAAGTTTAACTCGAGTCTCACAGTTAAAATCTATACCACAATGGGTTCCGAGGGTAATTTCGCATCATACTCAGGATCACTGTTATGTACTCCAAGCAGTGAAGATTATCCGTATAACAATACATGTGTTATATCTGGTCAATTACAGGGAAGCTCACTCGGTGGAGTGGATTTTCCATCACAGGAAGATTTCAGAAATGATGTAATCACCGCTTATGCTACCAATAAGACAATCACTACCGAGAACGATTTACAGATGTACTTTGACTCAGTAATGACAGATACCAGAAATAAGGTTGTATTCCAAAAGAAACGCGATGATGTATTCGAGCGTTTATATGCAGCATATATGATTTTGAAAGATCTTAACGGCAATATCGTTCCTGCAAATACACTGAACCTTGACCTTGAGGAATCGCAGCTTGATGTCGTGATAGAGTCATTTGGTAAATCAGTGGTTAAACCGGGCCATGTCCTCCGATATCAGAAAGAGGGTCACTATTATCATTCATATTATGACTTATATAAGACGGATGCTAACCTCAATACAGATATCAATGATAACGTCGATGATTTCTCATATACAAACATATTCCTCATGCAGATTATGAAGTCTCCAAATATGGTAGGTTTCTATCTTAATACGGTTAATGAAACTATCGATATCACACCGGTAAGAGACAGATCCGCCGAGGATACCAATAATGATATATCGTATTTACAGTTTAATGTCAGTGCTGTAAATATCATGAGAAATGCTATCCGTGGTGAGAACTTTTATAAACTTACCGTCAGTATGCAGCCATCCATCGTAAGCTCAGGATTCGAGGAAATGGCATTTATATCCGCCGAGGATTTGAGAGATGGTGAAGTAGACACATTCCCTCTGGAAATTTGTGCAGATTACGGTGGTATAGTTGAGGGCTTTGAATGGCATGACAGTGACGGACCTAATACAGGTGGATCCGTATACATGGTGATTAGATATAAGCCCGATATCCCCGGTGTCACACGGCAGACTATAACTAAATATGTCGAAGAGGATTGGATGCCTAACGATAAGGACAACCCAGACGATCTCAGGGTATGGATTCGCGTAAATTCGCCTGTTTACTATACCGAAAATCCTAATGGTCAGCGTATTTTTGATACTCCTACATGGTATTCGACCGAGCTTCAGGCGGGTGATAAGTTTACCGCCGGTTCCATTATTGCCACACGAAAGCCCAAAGATACCGGCGTCCTTAGAGTAGTAGCTGAGTTTAAGACTGAAATCGGACTTTACGTCCCATTGTCATTGGATAGTTATGATCCGGATACGGATTCTTATACATTTGCCGCATATCTGGCTACTGAGGACTACATCAACGAGGATGGTAGGTTAGTCATCAATGGAAGTTTTTGCAATATGCTTGGTGACTATCGCTCCGCCGTTGCGATAGACCCTACCGATTGTGATATTTACATATCGACATTCCTGCAATATGACGATTTTAACTTCGAGCACAAGTTTATGAACTATGCATACTTGAAAAATCACACCCTCACTAACATATTCGAATCTACTGGTAATAAACTCAATTTCTTATTACCGATGAAATTCATCCGTTCCACGGTTTCATTCTTCGACATGATTAGACCGGATCCCAAAGGTAATATTAAAGTAATTATGTCTGGATCCGGCAGCATGTTTATCAAGACATATCAAAATGGTATATCACTAAATTATGGTGTAGCCTATGTTATGACCGATGATTATGGAGAAGATGACATTTACTATCTATACCGTGGGCCGTTACCACCTAACGTAAATAGTGATTTATGTTGCAATCATCCGGATTGTGATGCATATGTCAAACGCATGAATCTTTTACCTGGTATATATACTGACGCAAGCGGTAAGCATATATTTATCGAACCGTCGGAAGAGGATAGATTCGATTATAATATAAAGGATAATGAGGGAAAGGCGAGAAATACCCCCGCATGTAGAATATCTAGCATCCCTCTTATACGATCTAACTGGTTGCGAAATTCCGGCAACGTGTTCGATTTAGTACAGATAATCAGACGTAATTATGATTATTTGCTACAAATATACGATCTGCTTGAGAATAACTACTCTATCGATCTTAAATTCTTTAACACATACGGCAAATCCAGATTTTTCCGTATTGGTATTAAGAACGACGATATGGTTACGCTCAATAAGGTTAACGTCGTACCACGATTCGGTGTTAAACTCAATATGCTTTCACCTTACGCCGAATTTGAAGGTAGATTCGTCGCTTTCGTCAAGGAGTATATCGAGTCATTTAATGATGTTACTAATAAGGGTAAAGCTATCCTTATAATGGACCTCATAACTGCTATCAAGAATAACTTCCCGGAAATCGAAAGACTTGAGTACTACGGTATCGATAATTATAACGTAAACGTTGCACAAATCATCGATACTATGACGGACGAAGAAATTCGTAAGCTTGAATGGATGCAGTACGTGCCCGAATTTATCAACATTTACTGTGATTATCATGATAATATACTCGAGCCTAAGATCGATATCCAGATACTTGAGTAGTACCCAAAAACAAGCTAATAAATCTCAATACTATTATATTACAAAGGAAGTGTGATTACTATGCATAGATTAAATGGTCTTAAGCCAAATAGACAGGCAATCGAAAATGCTGTTGGTGATATCTTCCTTGAGAAGGCATTCGAAGCCGCAATTCAGACAATTGCGGCTAATGCTTTCCCAGGAATCGATACACTCAGACAGAGTAATGGAATTCATAAGTTTATGAAATTTACTCACAATGCTCTCGAAGCAGCTGGTGGATATCAGGCACTTCTCAACGCTATCGATACTGAGAAGGACCCTGCTAAGCTTCATTTCCTCACAGAACTCAATTATATCTGTGTGGATACCGCTCTTGAAGCATCTACAAGATTCGCTATGGAAGCTGCTGAAGATGAGATTGAAGAAGCAGTTGACGAAGGGGAAGACCCAATCGAGGGTATCGAAAACGATGGTGACCCAAACATTGACGACGAACTCAACGAAGAGGGCGAACTCGAAGAACCACCTGCAGAGGAACCTGCTAAGAAGATTCTTCCTGGCAAGGACCTTCAGACACTCGCACTCGATACTCCTCTTAACGAAAAAGAGCTCAAGAAACTCGGTTCTAACCTCAGAACCCTTGATACTCCTAAGATTGCAAAGATTGTAAACGATAAAATCGTCGATGCTATTGAGACTGAGAAGAAGGCTTACCAGGAAATTGATGAAGCTAACGACCGTCTCAAGGCAGCTCTCACTGAAAAGGAAGAGCTCTACAATAAGTCCGAGCAGGAAGCTCTCGACTCCGTAAACAGAGTTCTCGGTATTACTCTCGGTGAAGGCACTCCGCGTGACCACGTTTCACTCTTCTCTACACTCCAGGTAAATTCTGCTACAGCTCTTCTCTCTGCAACAGAAGGTGTTGAAAATGCCAGCATCGATAAGGTTGCTACAAGAGTACTCTGTCGTACAATTCCTGAGAAGTTTAAGGAGAATACATCCCTTTCTGCTTCTATCGAAGAGGCTATTGGTGCTCAGCTTGCTACAGCAAATCCTGCAATGGCAGATGCCGCTGGTAAGGAGAAGCTTCTTAAGCTCTCCACATTCATCTCTACGATGGTACTTACAGTTATCGAAACACTTTATACTCTCAATCTCCACAAGTATACTTGTCAGGACATTGAAGGTATTGTAAAGACAAAGGGCTTTGATAACTGCATGACCAAGTCTATCACTGCTAATGTAAATCAGGCTGCATGTGATGCTATCGAACAGTGTAAGAAACACGTAAACGGTACTAAGGATGTAGGTGCACTTGAATCTGCTCTCGAGTCCGTTATTAAGCTTCACGATAAGATTGTGGATATCGAACGCAAGGGTGTGGCTATCAATAAGGAAACTAAGGAAGCCATCGAAAGCGTTCAGACAGCTATCGTTGAACGCACTCACAAGCTTTCTGCAGAATTCGATGCTGCTACAGAGGGTTGTAGTTATGCTGCATCTCTCAGAAACGAGCTCGGCATGAAGAACGATATTGTTGCTATGGAGCACTTTGGTGCGCTTATTAATCGTAAGAAGCCAAACAAGCTCATCTGTACACTCTCTGAAGAAGGTGCTATGGAAGCAACATTCATGAGAGACAATAACCCGTACTTCACAAACTCCATTGCTCTCGAGGGTAGCTTCGAAGCTATTGGTGTAGAGAATTATGTCAATATGCTCATGAAGAAGGCTGGCGTTGATAAGATTACTTACTCCAACGACAGAAAGCCCGAATTCAAGATTATCGTAAGATAACAAAAAAATATCCCCAGTAACCATTACGGTTACTGGGGATTATTATGCCAGAAGCAGCTTTGGCTTACTTCTTAGAAGGTTTGGAAGATTTAAGCCATGCAGGTACCTTGTTAGATACGGACATAGCTTCTCTTTCCTTGTAGGTTACATCGAGACCTGTTGGAATGGACTCGTACTTACCAGGAGCAGTTTCTACAATCTTCTTTGTAGCAGTTGTCTTCTCTGGTACGGTATCGATTGAAATCTGCATTGAAGTCTGCTTTTCGCTCTTCATTGGGAACTTGAGACTCTTACCTGTACGGAGGTATTCAACTTCAGCATCCATTACGACGTCAAGCATTGGGTCAGTAACGGACTTCGGAATTGTTACGCCGTCGAGCTTGTCAGCTTCAGAAGCATCGATACCGTATGTCTTGGATACGAACTTCTTAAGCCCAGTCTGGAATTCCTTACCAGGCTTGGACTCTGCAACGGAGAAGCCGTTCTCGCCGTCGGGAACGATTCTCTTGGAAACATAGTCAGGGTCATTAGCAAGTGTGTTTACCATACCCTGGAGTGTAGATTTTGAATATACGCTCGATTTTGATGAGGCTTTAACCTCTTCTGTGAATTTTTTGAAATCTGCCATTGTGATTTCCTCCTTCGAAATATGAATTCACGAGGGCTGAGTCGCCCTCGATTTAATTATTAGTTACCTCGGGTGTATATTTACATATCCTTGATAGGAGTTGGATACACCTTTGTAGGCTGAACTGGAACTGTTTCAGGCACATTCTCTCCTGGTACAGCTACCAAGTCGTCAGATGGGTCTGTCATAGCATCAGTAATATCACCAATAGTTACTCCCCCAGCATTATGACGGATGATAATGTCTCCATCATCTTCATCATCGATTTCAATATCGCCATCAGGATCCTCATCATAGAGGTCCTTAATGATTGCATTGAAGCCGCTAGTCAGATGATTAACTCGACCAGTTACCTGTGACATTTCCTCATTAAGGATATCAACGGTTTCACCAATCGCATCAACGCTATTTGCAATCTGACCGATTGACTGAGTATTGGTAGTGATAACCTTGTTAAGGTTATTGATGCTACCAATAATAGCACTCATATTCTTATCCACTGCCTGTGGAGGCTTGTGGTTATGATTACATGGCTGTGCCTGCTGAGGTACATACTGTCTTGACTCGATAGCTTCGATTCTGTCCATTATGCCATTGAGGGCAACGCCGATCTGCTTGAAGCCTTCGGCGATTTCATTTTCACCTTCGTCTTCATCATCGTCGTCGTAATCCGAATAATCATCATCGTCATCGAACACATTACGTGATTTTGATGACTTACCACCGAATGATTCGAGGTACTTCTCGAGATTAGATGCTGGTACGTTTGATGTATATGCATCATAATCGTCATCGTCGTCATCATAACCGAAGTCGAAGTACTCATCGTAATACTCTTCGTTGTTTTCGATATATCTTTCAAGGTCCTTGATTGATACATCATCCTCATTTTTAAACTTCGTAATCTTGAAGTCCTTTCTGAGGATTTCTGCTGTCTTCTTGCACTTCTTAAGATGCTTCTTGATTTCCTTCTCAGTGAGGGAGTTGTCTTCTGCCACCTTATGATAGATAATAACAGCGGTTCTGAGAACTGACTTAGCTTCTCTATCACAGAAGAGCTTTATCAGTCCAGTAAGGTCGATCTTCTTGAGAAGATTACCAATATCCTTCTGCTTTCCGCAGATGAGTTTGGAGGCTATCTTCTTTACACCATACATCTCGTTGAGCATGAAGTCGAGACCCTTAATGTAACGAAGTTTGCCTTTGTCGTTCATAGCCATTATTTTCAAGTCTCTGATAGTCATAGCGACCAGAGCTCTTGGGTCAGGCTTCTTGGCCTTTTGGCCACTAAGGCCAAGATTCTTATTCTTCTTTGCCATAAAGTTTCCTCCTTAGTTTTAGTCATCGTAATCGTCATCATCGTCATCGGACGAATCAACGAGGTCGAAGTCATCATCCTCAGATTCGAGGTCGACTTCTATTTCATCGAGGTCATAATCATCATCGTCATCAGTAATCATGCTGCCAATCATGGTTGAAATGGTAGATGTCAGCTTATCACTGATTTCAGATTCAGCCACTGCTTTACGCAGAGCTGTAAGCTGATTTGTCTTTCTGTCTTCTTCGAAGAGTGACAAAGCTCTTGTAAGAATCTGGTCGTGGTCCTCTTCAGTAAGTTTAAAGTCAGCCTTATCCTCAGCCAAATCAAGCAGGCAAGAGAGTTCTCTCTTGTCATAATAATTGGTAGGATTATAACCGAGTGATTCTTCGAAGAATTCACTAGCTTCTTCACGGTTCATAGATTCCGGTGTAGAAAGCTTATTGATCACGTCCATTACTTCTTCGTCAGTTGTTGTCATAGCCGCTGCTGTAATAAGGTCAACTGTCATCGATGTACCATAAGTCCTGTCGAACTCTTCGCCGGACATCTTCTTACCATCGACCTTATATCGTCTTTCACCCTTAGGTGTGACTCTAGCTTCGAGATTAGCGATTCCTTTTTCTTCCATAAACTTAAAGGAATCTTCAACATTGAAGCTATTGTGAGCCTTTTCTACAAGGCTCTTCTTATACGTCTCTGCCAGTTTGCTCATTATGCTTTACCTCCATTTGTATTTATGTGTGTGTGTGATTAAATTAACTTGATAGTCTCTCACAGACGATGGCCCGCTACGGTGTTTCCATCGCCTGCTGCTATTAACCCGCTGATAGAATATATACTTTTAGGTCATCATGATATTACGTCTTATCTCTGACTCGGGCTCCTCATTCTGAGCAGGTGTTTGCTCCGTAGTGGAGCCGAAACCACCAGTTCTAGTGGCAGTCACCTCTTCCTCTTCATAAGCATATCCGATAGGAAGAATGATACCCTGTACGAAAGCCATACCCACACCGATATGTAATATCTGCTCGGGTGGTATTTCCGGTTTATGAGTAATCATATTCTCTCTCGGCATTGGATAGAGCCCATTTGCAATGTTAATCATAATCTGACCTTCGGTCTCTTCGCAATCATAATAATCGCTGTCGATAATACCAAGCGTACCAGACAGTGTAGTATGATAACGCATACCGAGACCTGATTTTGGAGCCATTACAAGTGCCCATCCAGGTTCAAGCTTACACTTAATACCGGTTGGGATAGTAACGTCCTGTAATGGTGGGAGTGGGTAGACATCGAGAGGTGAGAAGAAATCATAACCTACAGAGCCAACCGTAGCTCTTCTTGGAAGCTTGATATTCTCCCATATCTCATGGAGAGCTTCACGTTCCTTCTCTTTAACCTCTTCAATTGCCGGACCCATCATTGATTTGAGCCAAGTATCAAATGATACTTTCTCGAACTTAGCTACCACATTCTTAGGTGGTGTGGTATCGTGAGTTACGTCAACCATTGTTAATCCTCCTTCAGTAATATAGATAACACGTGTAGTGTTATCTATATTGTGCCACGATATTTAATAATTAAAGCAAAAAAAAATCAGGCTCATGAGCCTGATTTAAGTGCCACCCTCTCGCATTCTGATACGAGATACTGCTTAGTCCCTTTATCAAGTATAATAACGGGCTCTGACAGGATACCACGGTAGAAGCAACAACAGCGAACTACTGACTCAATAGCAGCTTCTATTGAGTTATCAAATATGGATGGTGAAATTTCTTTACCACCACATATGAAATTGGTATCGTCCTGTAGTTCTGCACAAAGGGCCCTTCCAACTACTTTAAGTCGGAAGGTCTTTTTTCCAACGGTGAATTCACCGTTGTCTGATATTTTTACCATCGTTTTATTCATATTACCACGTCCTTTCTACTCACATAATATATACTTGCAGTTGTTAACGCATATTGCCCAAAACACACTAGTAATTCCCAAATCTCAAAGAAAGGAATGGTGTTTATGCATCCAATACCGTCATTGTATAAATTACCAATGACACCGGCTACTGAAGCCGTTATGTATGGTAACATTAAACAGAACGTATGTCTCAAAGGTCAGGACCACCTTAGGCTTCCTAGGGACTCTGCCAATGAGATAATAATGGTAACACCTTCAGCAGATGTTACCTATAGAATCATCGATGGTGAATTTCCAACATTCTACCGCGATGGATATAAAGCATATATCACGGAGACCAAAATCAATAAGAAGATTGGTGCTAAGCAGATAAAGATTATTGGATATAGCGACTTCCGTAAGGAGTATCTCGAAAGAGTAACTGATAGAGCTATTAAGTTCTACAGCGATACTCAGATGGAAGATATCGTTAGTAAGGGACAGTCCTTCATATTCGATACTGGTAGATTCCATGAGTTATACTTCACAAACAGATACTCCAACCGTGGAGACAATTATCTCTGCGAAGATTATATGAAGTTCTTACTTGAGAGAATTGATGCCGGTGCTGGTCACTTTAAGAAGATTCTCTATGTACCAATAGATGAATGGATTAAAGCTACCGGTAAGATTGGTATCACTAAGGATTTACTTAATAACCCAATATCTATTCTCTTTAAGTGTATGATAAAGTATCCTCAGTTCATTGAGGAACTCATGTCACGTGAAGTTACAATACTCTTTGTAAATGCAGAGCATGGCGAAGTTCTCAAGTTTGAATTTCCTAGAGATGCTAAGGAACCAGATAAACTCAAGACTCTGAATCGCTCTGAGATAAAGCAGCTCTATGCCAAGACAAAGATACAGATTGAAAGAATGAATCTTCCATCGGGTTCCATCTCTAATGAAGAGGACCCAGATGACGAAGCTACTACACCAGTACCAACCACAACAAACTGTGCAGTCGCTGATGAGCTTAAGAAGGAACTCACAAGTGGTGCATCCGTACTTAAGGCTGATAACTCCGTGGAGTCTTCAGATATCGATGCCGCTCTCGATGATGAAAATCATGAAGAGAGTGCAACTGATGCTGAGATTGAAGAGGTTATTGACGAGGCTGTAGAGACCATACCGGAACTCACTGACGAAAACGTTCCAGATGATGAGAAGAAGACCATCATCGAAAATGAGGTCAAGAAGAATGTTTATATTGCAAAGTTCGTTCCTGAGAAGTCTAAGAAGCAGCTCGAATATATCGACGTTGGACAGACTAAGCAGGCTCGTGCACTGTCACAGTCTATTGACCAGATGAAATCTAAGATTATCGATGAAGAGGTTATTGATACCGATATAATTGATACCAAGAATGAAAATCTCAGACATGTCAAGTATGCAAATGCCGACAAATCATATGTTGATAAGAAGTATATTCCTGATATCAATGCAGCTGTTGCTAAACTTGCAGATGCGGATATTAAAGTCTTCATCGAAAGCATTGATGAAGAAGATACCTCTGACCAGCTTAATCAGAAGAAAACTCTGACATACCATCTGGTAGACGAGAATGGTAAGAAGCACACCGTGATGTTTGATATCCCTATTATCAGAGATGGATGCCATATGTATCTCGGTGGTGCAAATAAGATGATGCTTCACCAGAGAATATTTAAGCCGATTGTAAAGGTTCGTCCAGATACAGTCGAGCTCATTACCATGTATAATAAGGTATTCGTTACTCGTCATGGTTCTGCTTCTTCACCTGAAGTAAGTAATATCAAGAAGTATCTTACTAAACATGCAGAGAAGTATAAGGTTAAGTTTGGTAATGCTCAGGCTAATAACCAGAAATATAAAACATCTATCGAGTTCGACGACTTCGCTCGTTCACTCACACGATTCACTGTTCGTGCAGATGGTCTCAATGGTAAGAAATGTGATGTAACGGTCTTCTTTGACCTTAAGTTAGCTGAAGAGCAATACAACGCTCTCCCAGCTAGTGCTAAGACTAAGGGGGTTAATCCGTTTACAACAGAAAATATACCATGTGTATACTATAAGCCGGTGGGAGAAGATACACCTTATATGGTGCCCATTGGCGAGGAAGGTCCAGTTGCACTGGCTAATAAACTTCTCGGTACAGATATAGGTAGTAGTGGAAATATCACCAAGGGTGGTAAATTCATGTTTGCTCGTGCCAAGATTCTCAACGAGTACATCCCAGTTGCACTTTTCTGCTGTTACTGCGAGGGTATGACTACCGTACTTCGTAAATGTGAAATCGAACACGAATATGTAGCTACTACACGAGACCTTAATAATCTCACTAAGCATTATACGCGACCATCAGCTATTAAACTTGCAGATGGTATCCTTGTATACGAAGCCATTAAGATGGAAAATGTTCTCCTCATGAACGGTCTTAAAGGCCTTGGACTTGAAGCATATACAATTGCAGAACTCGACTCCAAGGATACTTATATTGACCTCATTTCACAATTCTATGCATCAGCTAATCAGGCTCACAACCTGGACAACTTCAGAATGTTCCTCATCGATAATAAGACAAAGGAAATTCTTGAAGACTTTGACCAGCCTACGGACCTTATCGAAATCATGTTCTATATATGTAAGCTGCTGGCTAATAACCAGTACCTGCCTGAAAATAACATGAATAACATGCGTATTAGAAGCAACGAAATTGTTTCTCAGATTGCGTATCAGTATATCGTGGCCGCATATAGCGACTGGGCTAAACCCACTGGGGCAAATAGACCTAAAAAGATTTCGGTTGCAAGAGATTGTGTTATGAGAGCTCTCATGTCCTCATCACTACTCGACGAGGATTCTGTAGTAAATCCGATTTATCAGATTGAAAAGGCGAGGGCGACTACTATTTCAGCATCCACTAGTGCCAAGAATATTACACTTACTGGTATCAATAAGGTAGACGGTTATGGCATGGATAAGCGTGCATATGACGATAGTATGGTTGGTATCTTTGGACTTACATCTCCAGCGGATGCTAACGTTGGTATCGTTCGCGACCTCGCTCTTGAACCTGCAGTAACTTCTACAAACGGATATCTCGACGTTACTGAAATGAAAGATGTTGATAGTCTTAAATCAACTAATCTATTTACTGCAGTAGAACTTCTTACTCCTCCTGGAGTACTTCATGACGACCCACAGCGTTCAGCGATGATGAGAGGGCAGACTTCTAAGATGGTCATGGTTGATAAAGCTCAACCAGTACTCATGGGTAATAAGGTTGAATCCATTCTCCCATATCACTTAAATAACGACTATTGTTTCACTGCTAAACAGTCCGGTACAGTTATCGATATGAAGGATGGTGTATATGTAGTTCAATATAAGGATGGCACATACGACTCATATGATACAAGAGAAACTGTTAAGAAGAATGCATCTGACGGTTCATATACAAAGATTCAGTTCGAATCTAAAGCCGAAGTTGGCTATAAGTTTAAGAAGGGCGAAGTTCTTGCGGTAGAACCTCGTGCATTCACCTTCAATAAATACGACAGAGGTGCATCATGTAATATTGGTGTACTTTGTAAGGTTGCAATCGTGTCATTATACGATACATTTGAGGATAGTGAACCTATCACGGCATCCCTCTCAAGAAAGATGGGATTCGATGACATTAAGAAGAAAGTAGTTAGCTTTGACGCTAATACTTACGTTGATAAGATATGTAAGATTGGTGACCATGTAAGTATCGGAGATCCTCTCGTGGTGTTCGATAGTAGCCGTGGTGACCCAGAAATCCAGCAGTATCTTGATAATCTCCGTAAGGGTATGGCTGACAGTGGTATCATGGAAGAAATCATTGAAGCTAATAATACAACTGTTAAAGCTCCAATGACAGGTACAATATCTGATATCAAGATAATTACAACGGTTCCTGTTGAGCAGCTCTCACCATCCCTTCAAAAGATTGTAAATGCGTATCACAGACGTATTGAATCAACAAGCAAGTTCCTTGATAAATATAAGAACCCTGGCGATAATCGCTACTACAAATGCGGACAGCTTCTGTCCGAAACAACCGATGTTGTTGAGGCTAAATTCGGTAAGGTTAAGGGCGAGTCAGTGGGTGAAGGTGTGATGATCGAGTTCTATATTAAGCATCATGATATCATCAAAAAAGGTGACAAGATGTCAAATTATATAGCAGCGAAGGGTGTAAACTCACATGTCATTCCTGAAGGTCTTGAACCATGGAGCGAATACCGACCCGAAGAAGAGGTCAGTGCATTCATTACACCTATCTCAATTTCTGCACGTAAAGTACCATCTATATATCCGGCCATGTTTGGTAATAAGGTTCTTATCGAAGCTAAGAGACAGATGGTTGAAAAGTATAAGAAAGCCCGCGGTTTAAAATAATAATATGTATTAAACTTGTATGTAAACGGATAAACTCCATACCTTGAATCATTCGGTATCTGTAAGCTTTGCTTTGATTTCTGTACGTTTGCATGCTTTAAGCGTATTCGGTGATTACACAGGGCGGTTCGAGCCCTGCTGCGTGCTTGGTATTCGGGATGCACATTATCCGTGTTCCTTCGTTTGCAGGGGTCATTACCCAAGACCCCTGCATTCCACCTTAATCACAATATCTTGAAGTATAATATCGTTCAATTTCGCAGATACGATATCTCGGAACAGTAATTTCCAATCTCATCATTGACTCAGATATAGCATTCAAGATGTGATATAAATCATCCTTATACCCAGGTATCCATATGGATACCTGGGTATTCGTTGCCGTTATAAGAAAAAAAATACCGGAGCATTGCTCCGGTATTTACATTACTTCTTTCTCTGTCTCAGCTTCTGTCGTATGGCTGCCAAAGTTTCATCACTTTTACCAACACGTGTCTTTGGATGACCGTCTACAGCACGGAACTTGATAGAGAATGAGCGAGGAGTTATACCTCTTTCTTCACCGCATCCATATATAAGTATATTAACCTTAAGCTTAGGATTAAGTGTATCTACAGCCAGATATATTATATGTGCCAGTCTCACCAACTGGTAGAATATATGGAATTCCTCATTCATACGAATTTTAATATGTATCGAGTTCTTATCGAATGTCATCTTCTTAATAGCATCTATTATATTACTTATATCCAGATTATCAGGGTCGAAATTACCTCTAATCGAATATACATTACTGCCGATTATTATCATGAAATTAGAACCTCTGTAACTGATGCTAATCGGCTTATCATCATTAAGGTTCTTTGCTTTATAATGTATCTTGTACATTTTACCACGTCCTTTCTGCAGTATGATAATATATATTTAACCCCCGTATGAGATTGCTCTCATACGGGGGTGGGTTGTTAGTTAAGATCCTCTATTTTTAACCTTATGGTCTCTCACATAAATTGCAAGAAATGATGCGAGGTCATTAAACGGACATCCTGGATGGTCAATACCACGCTTGACTCCTGAATGAATATCACCATAGTTTGGTATTGGATAAATATCAATGGTATGAATTCTTTTCGAAACTTTGGCTCGGTATATGTCCAGGGCTACTCGCTTTGCAGGTTTCTTAGAAACCTTATCAAACAGGGTCTCTGTCAACATCATTTGCGTAATCAACACTTTCGTCTCTCTGCTGGAGGAGGTGTGTAAATACCTTCACGAATTCAACGAAGTAAGGTACCGGATTAGGCTTGCCGACGCCACATACAGTGTTCATGATAGCAATAGCCGCGGTATCGTCTGTGTAGTTTCTACCATCGATAGTGATAACCGGAATATCAGTACATTCAACCTTGGATACCTTCAGTTCAGGAATACCCAATGCTCTGCATACGACAGATGTGTTATGAAGTACATCATCAATGCTGCACTTGTCAGCAACACCGAAGAAGAATGTATAATCTTCAGTAGCGAACTTCTTACCATCTTCTTCACGGATGGTGATAGGACGGTCAACTGCAAAGATAACTGGAATGAGTGTGCACTCATCAGCCTTGCAGTACTTCATCTTAGCATTGACAAATGCGATATCGGCAACGTATGGAATTGAATCCATTACCGAGCCATTTACGATTGGGAATGATGCTGGAGAACCGTGCTGTGTCTTAAGCTTGATATATGGTCCATCAAGCCAGTCAGCATTTACGCAGAGACAAGAGTGGTTGAAGATTCCATTACCAATCTTAAGCTGGTTTATGGAACCACCGCAGTTACATTTCTCATGTGGGATATAGAATCTGTCCAGCACATAAAGAAGTGTCTTCTTATACATAGCCGGAGTGAACTTTCTCCACATCTTGGTCATTGCCTCAATTGTTGCGGAATAGTTTGTGAACTGATTACCGTCAACGAGTGCTCTGAGAAGTTCAACGTTTACCTCGCCGTTTTCTCTGAGAAGAACGGATGTGGAAGCATTGCCGTTTGTTTCGAACTTCTGCATGGATGTGTCTTCTGTAGGTTCTACTACATTTAAGCTTTCACCTACAGTCTCGCCGATAGCAGCACCTGTTGTTTCGTCCGGACACTTACCCGGACAGTGTGGACATTTCTGATTTGCCATAGTGGGATCCTCCTTATGATTTTTTGATTTATCGTGTCGGTAGTTCTGAATTCTACCGCAAAGATACAATAACTTGTCTGAAGTATCGAGATATTTGTCCTTCATCTCCTGACTAAAATAGTCAGCACTCGTTCTACTTCTTAATGTACCGGCAATGGAGTATACCAGGTTTTCGAGTAACTGAAGGTTCTTCATATCATAATGCCAATCCCAGTACTTTTCTTTAGCTGCCATACTGATACCATTGTCGTCTGAACACGAAGTGTTATAACCGAGAATCCCAGCTAATCTCTGGGTGCCCTCATTGAATAAATCGGATTCGATATCATAATATAATACATTATACAGAGCGCCTTCCCAAGGATCCTTCTTACACTCGCGTTTATAGACACGTTCGCTAATAGCAATCTTCTTCTCGAGATCACGCAACGCCTCGAGTAAGAACTTCGGAATCTTATTGGTATAGTCCATGATAATGATATCACAAACGGCGCGGTTAGTATTTCCTGTAAACGGAAATTCCATCAGACTATGATAACAACCTTCATCTGTCATATCGAACGCGACGCAGAGCTTCTGCATGAGTTCGAAGAATTTGTATGAACCCCATTCATATTTGTGAAGGAGTTCTTCAAGTATCTTGGCACAATCGCCAGTATGAATTTCGCTCATAGAGCATCCTCCTTTTATTATAGGTTACAGTAGAGTTGTCATGATAATTTAATTTAACAAGAACGAGAATATAATTACCGATTAGTAAAGAGATAGAATCTCTCGGTATGTTTCGTCTATGAAGATACCGGACGTGGCATACCTCGTCGAATAATCCCATGGCGACTACAATCGTGGACTAACCAACCACAAGGGTTGTAGTGAGGCCGGGTACAAAATCATACACTTCAGTATGAGAGTAGTTTCCGGGAGAAGGCCTATACGGGTGGGGCTTGCCCCAACTTTCCAAATGTATCAGAGAGTCAGTGAGATTTCGAGAGCTCTCTGGAGTTTATAATAGTTATATAGAAACCTTTAATTACTGTGATACATATAACACAGCATGCTTAATAAGATAAACATCTATTGGTTATCATTAACCAATATTGGGAGAACTTGATTATATACTTCTCTATGGAGTGCGTCACGAAAGCCTAGTTGGCAATAGTCTTCATGAAGTATATAAACGAGCAATTCCACCACTCACCATGTGTGAAAGAACGGCTAGTACCACTTGGGGCGGATGCATATCCCTAGGAAGATATGTGTACGTATTCGCAGAAAGAGCCCTATGAAGGTGAGGTACCTGTAGCAGACCGCTATTAACCTAACTTTGAAGCAGGATTAATAGTTGGAACTCTGTGATGGCTGCCGCGGAGAAGTCGGGCGATGGCAAGTTCGTCATGCTCCGTATATGATTCTTCGGAGTCATATGTTGGAAGAATAGTAGGGTGATAAGTCTCTGGAGCACATGAGTAAATATGAAGAAGTAACAGTGGATAGATTATACGTTTGGTATCAGGCTTCAATGATGAACCACGTATCAGTATTACGACATTAAAAGTTCGATGTTCACGAATGTCGGGTACGCTCAATGTTCGCTATCAACAGTCTCAAATATTAAAGCTAACTTCTATATGATGCAGATTATTTACATAGTGGATTAAGGACCCATTATGTAAGTAATTTTCACTTTGTCTTAAAATCGCCGGCCTGCGTCCGGCTTTAAAGATTGGCAGTGCACGAAGTGCTCTAGTGCGACAGCACTACTATTGTCCGGCTCTGTCTGAGAATTACATCTCTACCGTTCCGGCATAGCCGTTGAGCGGGAGAGTGGAATTCGAGTCACAGCAACGTAAAAGCAATAAGGGTAAAAGCAAAATGCCGGACCCTTGCGGAGCGTCGCTGGCGGACATCAGGGGAGCCAGCAGCGGAGATAGCACACCGCAGGTGAAGCTCGCCGCAGGCAATGTGCATATCCATGAGACGAAGCCTATTATAAATTGATAACAATTGTTGACAGAGTCATATATACATTTGCAGCTCTTTCGACCGTTCCAATAAAGGTCGGAAGAGTGCAAATCAATACAAATATATGGCTTCGGCTGTCGCAATATTGTTACTATATTTTGGAAGGTTGGGGGAGAAGGTCCCTAGGAGGAGGGGTATCCCCTCCTTAACCTGCACCGTCCTCGTATAGTACCAACTCTTTTCTTCCAACAGCATTTCTTATACCAGCCCTTTTGTACCAACTGAAAGAGTTGGTACTATTTAGCGTCCGACCTCCTTTAAAGGACCCCTCGTTTACATGGAAAGGAAGAAGAGGGAGGACGCGTTCCAATGTATTATTAAGAAAAATAATGGCCGCCGCGTCAGCGGCATATTGTTCTTTGAATAGTAGATATTTAATATGGACTTCAAAGAGTATATATCATCACATATGAAAGGAAGGTGTGTATACCAATGAATACACGTAAATTAAGGACTTTGTATTATGGTTATTGGAACGACCAATTACTATGTATATCTACAGAGTTGAAATCTGTGAAGAGTTATCTGAAGAATACGAGACATTGTGATGGAGAAGCAGTAGATATAGATGAACGGCATAAGAGGTTCGAAGACCTTACAGTAGAGGAAGAGAACCTACTGCTCGCTAAGTATAACAAAAAATATATCACTGCTAAAGACGGTAGGATAATCCTCAGAGATTTCAATCTCTTCATGGATAATATACTTAATGCCGCAGATACATTAGAGTTCCTAGATAAGCTATTCAAGTTTAATGGGCTTGTAGATGCTGCTAAGATATGTAGGTACATTCTCGATACACCATATCTCAGAGGTAGACTATTCCAGAGATTCTTCAATAACCACGACCTTGTGAAGCTTGATGTTATATCATACTTACACATGAAGAAAGAGTGTCCGTCATATATGATGGACGATGAATAAGATATATCCAATGACTATGATGTCATTGGATATTTTTTGTACCAGAGCAAAAAATCAATCACCACCAAGGTATCTAGAACCGCCAGGTACGTACCTGGCGGTGATTGATTTATCTGTGCATTATATAATACGCAGATCGAACCCCTCGTCTCTGAGGGTTTTGATAGCTGGATAGAAATCTCTATCCAGCCTGATACACTTAGAATCGTGTATCATATTTACTATGTACAGAGAAGTGACGCCCAGGAATTCTAATGATTCCTTAATTGCACTGACAACGTCCGATGGCAGCAAAACCACAGATGTCGAGTAGATATCGATCGAATGGATCGACGAGTTCGTGAAACCTTTGAAAACCTCCACTCTCGTGGTACTCTTTTCGATAGTATTAATAGATTTCATTGTCATAAGTACTTCCTTTCTGCCTTATAAAGGCTATGATAGTTTTATTAGTTCGGAGACTATCAACTCCTTTATTCTTACTAATATGATATATATGTCATATACACGGAAATCACGGTGCATAGAAATACCCTAATGCCACAATTATTGAAAACATTCAAGTAATGATAAAATTCGTCAGAGAGGAGGGAATATATTCATGCCTGCAATGGATTATAGTACAATCCGTATCAGTATACTGAACTCGCTGAAATTTCACGAAGAATATGATAGAGCCATGAGAAGTACATTCATATTCATCTGCGAATTATATCTGCTGTGGCAGCTACTCATATATGGTATAGCAAGGTCATCAAGTCTTCCAACAAGCATAGTTGGATTTGTACTTCTTACATGTACATATGTGACTTTGCGTATCTATAGAAAGAATGCTGTAGAGCTTGAGAAGCATGGTGAAATCATACTTAGCTATCATACTAATGAATTTGATAATGATAACTTAAAGAAATTCGGCAAAGTTGCTGAGAAGTATGACATTGGGCGAAAGAGTATATTTGCCATGAATGTAATTAGCTCGCTCTACGTGCTGATATTTTCAATTGCCACACTGATAGTGCATTTATAATGAGGAGTTAAACCGGAGTAACCTATTATGGTTACTCCGGTTATTATTTGCCCTTACGAAGGACGCTGAAGTTAATCTTGCCGAGGTCTTCGAATTGTTTAAGTATCTCCTTAGCATTCTCTGGTTTCTTCCAGTACTTTGGAGAATTCTTAGCTGTTGGACTAAATTCCATCTTACAGTGGTCGACTATAAAGGATTCGAACGCACCAGCCGGTAATACGATAGGCTGGTCGAAGAAATCCTTAAAGTAGGTATTGAGAAGACCATCACCCTTAGACAGGAAGTATTTCTCCAGGCACAGGTCACCATATCTGATAACTGGCGTTATTGCATATACAGTCTTCCTAGGCTGCTGTGGTGCAGAGATAATCTGCTTTACAATTATCATATATTGGTGCATTGTATCAAGGTCTTTCTCAAGATAAGCAAAGAATATCTTACTTTCTCTTGTCACTGTCCCACTAACTACTGGACCTTTCTCGATCATTTTCTTGAGGTCCGTTACTAATGCAACGAATTCACTATCGATATTTAACTTGGCTTGCAATACATCATCAACTGAGTATGGCAGGTTTCTTTTAAACTTCATTAGAACTCCTCCTTTCTTAACTGTTATCCGGTTGGGGAAATATATATCATATCAGCGGCAAATGACTAAAATAAAGGAGATGTTAATATGAGTAAATTGGAACGTGATAATATCATTTGTCTTATGCAAGATGGGACATGTCAAATGACCCATAAGAATGAGCTAAGGAGATTCTTCAATAGTAACAATGTAGAATTTGCTCTGATACCTTTAGATAGTAAAGGTCATCAGTATACTGCATGTAATATGGTACCTAAGAAGTTTCGCTCATTCTATATCGAGTTCGACTTGTATCTTATAGCTCCTGGTGGAGTTGACTGGATTGATGTTGAAGATGCGATATGTGAAAATGTGCGGCATTATAGAATCCAATGTGATACATTTGTCGACTTTGTAAGATTCCTTCAGAGCGTATGGTTAATGTGCACTGTATCCGAGGGTTTTGATGTCGGTATAGATAACCCTATGTCGGCATACGTGTTCGAGTTTTCTAATGTAGCCTTCACATATGTTACTAAGAAGGAAATTATTAAAGATAGACTCAAAACCAAGGATGGGATGATATCGACATCATTTCAGTTCATGGGATTTATTGAAGCTATCATGGATATTGTGTTTGGTACACGAAAGGTTGATTCGGTATTTCTTGATGATAATATTATCATTATAGACTCGAAGACTAATACGTGGGAAATAACAGAATTCCCTAATTCCGTTACGGACTTATCTGTGTATGACCGAAAGCGATTTCATATATTACCGTTCAATGAGGTAACACTCAGTGCGGCAGATACATCGTACCTTGATTTACTAATGATAAATAAGTCGATGAGTATGATACCATTGCAGTTTGCGGCAGTGGTGGATGTGCATTCATATACCGGCTCACTGCTTGAAGGTCCCGGTAAGACATTGAGTGAGATATTACTGGATGTACACGGAGATGCATATGAGCGTGCATTGTCAATGAAGTCGTTCTCGGATAGCTTTGTTGATGATATACTGGAGCCTTACTATATTGCGCACATAAGCAATTTCGTGACCTCTAGTACTCTACTAGTTGCACTTCATGATTATCGACGTATCATGCATATTATAGAAATCATTACCCAGATAGTATGCGGAACAGGCGCTATTATCGTTATGCAGATATGCTCAGAGGTGAGAGGATTTGCGGAATCAAGTAATACTGCATTTCATTTCATATGCGGTGATATGGATGCATTTGATGGCGATGATGTATATGAATCATATCTGAGTGAGCTTCACATGTTCTATATGGACGAGTTACCGAGACGATATATTTATCGTAACCCGGAATCGATAACGGAGGCACCGTATGAGTTACCATTCTAAAGGAGGAAATGTAAATGAAGAAGAAACTTGACGAAGCTTTATCAGAAGCCGTCATACTACTACACCGTAACGGTGAGACATCCTTGGTTAGTCCAAGATTATTATCTGAGAAGGTACGAAAACCTATCAGAGAACGAGGTGCCGAATACGTACTGATTCAGACTGGTACCGGTGTACCATCATATGCATTTATTGAAACTGATAGTCTCCCTAAAAGGTTTACACCATTTAGAATCAGATATAAGATGAATGCGATTACTAACAATATCAGCGGAGCTACAGCTGCTGATATAGATTGTAAGACTATCGTTAATGAAGGTAATTGGGTTAATATGGATTGTAAAGATTTTCCAACCTTCATAGGTCTACTTTATAGTATGCAACGAATATATTCATTATCGACATTAATGTCGTCTAAGTATGATAATGTGAATGATTATGAAATATCTAATCGCAAATTAGTCATCGGTGATATTGAAGTATTCATTAATGGGCAACATATCATATCACCTAAATTCTTTCAGAGAGACATGGGGTCTATAATTGTCTTCCTTAGTGGGGCACTGGACTATACCTCCGAGCAGTTGCTGGAGTGGGTTAATCCTCCAAAGAAGTTATTCAGTATGCCCAAACGCGTTATTATATACACACGTGAGAATAGATGGTCGTTTATATCGGTCAAGTGGTTTGAAGAAGCGATAGCATCAGATGATAGCGAATATATGGTATCCGCACTGAGCATGTTTAGGAACGATCTGATATTTATCCATATTACAGAATTAGCTGAATTCAACAGGTTCAATATATGCGGTGGAGAAACCAGACTGGCAGTATATATGAGTAATAATGACCATACATTTGAAGAAACATTGGACCATCCGCTCAATGTCATGGACGTAATGCAACATCCCGAAGTATTCTATATACAGCATGCTGTAACCAGAACTCTGGTATCGTTGGATGATTTACTTACAGAGCTAAGTACTGCGAAGTATTTCATACTCATGGAGCGAATAGTTCTCGACCTTCTAGGGATTGATAAAGACTGCGAAATAGTGATGGATGTCTGTGCGATACCCAAGAAGGCTACACCGTTCATTATGTCATTTTATGGTCACGAAGCATTTGAAGAATATGGAGACCCTATATCAGAATTCACATTACTACTGGCTCAGAATTAATGAGTCAGTATCAGAAGTCCTTTAGTAAAGGACTTCTTTTTTTATATGGACCCGAACACACCATTATATTAAACGAAAGGAGGGATAAATATGAAGATCCCTGATTTACCCCAGAGCCCTGTCATGGTGAGGATACTCATGGCTCAGCACGCAACTGCATCAGAGGAATTACAAGCCTTCGTCAAGTTCTACGTTAAAAGCTTATTTTTCTGTGCACCGTGGCTACCATTATCATTAATCATCTTCCAGCAGTGGATACCTCTGGGTATATCATTAGCAGCGATAGCATACTGCTATCCGGCAATATTTAGAAGATTAAAGAGTATGGTCAACCTGTCTCAGGTTGGTCAGATTTCGTTTATAACATCAAACAACACTCGTCTTATAAATATGGAGGAAGTTCATAATACATCCCTCTTAATAAGTGAGATGAGGGGGTGTATCAAGGGCACTAAAGCTGTCCTTGTAGTATTGAACGTATGTCTAGTTTCTTTAACCTTTTTAAATCTCGTGATAAACGTAATAAATTTAATTCTAGGAGGAGTATTACTATGAATATGGAATCTAACCCATCTTCACTCTATCGCAAGCTTACAGATGGCCGTGCACTGACTGAATTCCCAGAAGAGTACTTCGCACCAGTTGAATGGATGTCAGGCAAGCCAGTAATCCGTACCTGTCGTCGTAAGAAGACGAACATTCTCGAATCATTCTACGAATGGACAATCTTCCTTACACGAAACTATGAAGTCGTACCGGACTATATGAACCGTCTTGCGATATTCTATCCAAACTTTTACATGATGAGATTCCGTTCTCGACAGAATAACCTGCTCGATATCGAAATCGATTCAATCTATGACCTTACATCTACTGCATATACACCAATCTATATCGATTCGGAAACTATGCAGGAATCCAAGAAGAATGCAACTGCTATCCTCCCATCACCAGACTACAGATGGGGTGGTACTAAGGTTGCTACAGTCCGTCAGGAAAATAATGAAATCGTCAGAAAGGTTGTACCTGTATCACTTACACTTGAATCGAGTAAGTCCTTCGGTATCATCTATGATGACATTAAGAACGGACGTATCCCACTTCCGGAGGTTATTGATTAGAAAAATCAAGTCCTCGGAACACTTCCGTAAACAGCCATAAGGTTAATGTATTCCATTTTAGATGGACCCCTTTTTGAACCCCCGTGAGTGATGAACTCACGGGGTATTTTCCGTCGTTGGACAATCATGTAATAAATATAACGATTGGAGATGATTAAATGGCAGTAATGCCCCAGTTGGAATATAAAGGTTCGTTTGCTAAGTGCGTTGGTATAAAGGGTACCGATGCTTATGATATTGCGTTCAATAAACCTATGGAGTACTTCTATAGTGCAGATAACTACACCCATTTTATCAAGGGTTGTGAGAAGATGGTTAGAAGTCACGAAGATTACTCCAGGTTCAAAGACTATGTAATGAATGTAATCGGTATTGACTTCTGTCAGGTAACGCCAAACGTACGCTTAGGTGATGCTACAATTGAGATGCACCATGCATTCTTCAACCTCTATGATCTTTGCGCAATTATTACTAACAAGAGATTGGAATGCGGTGAAAGAGTTAACACATTCACGGTGGCAAACGAAGTTCTTGATGAACACTTCGCCCTTCATATTCCGGTTGTAATGCTTGCTACGACAAACCACGAGATGGTAACCAATAGAGATATCTGGCTCAACGTTAAGAGTGGCTTCGGTTATATCTCTCAGTTTATCGAGAAGTATGCTCCATATATGACACCGGAACACAAGTACCGTATAATGACTACAATTAAGCTGTCTTATGAAATCGATAGCTTTGATAATAATATCTTTGATGATACAGAAAAAATTAAACGAGTACTTGCGCATACCTAACTAATAATACCCAGTAACGGATAATCCGTTACTGGGTATTGATTTAGGAAAAAAAATCACCGCCGCTAGGCTAACCAGAACCGCCAGGTACGTAACCCAGCGGCGGTGATATTAAGTAACCGGCTTATTCGGTAGGAGCCGGTTTTGGAGGATTCTGCCTTGCCTTCTTTTCATCCTTTTTATCCTCCTTGAGGAGGTTTATGAGGGCCCTCTTAAGCCCCTCATCCTGAGAAGCCTTTTTGAGGAGCTCCTCAAGATCGCCGGTTGTTACCGGCTTAGTTCTGATTCTACGATCAAGTCTCAGGTGGTGTGCGGGTGGGAAGTCCACCGCACACCTATAAAGCCCTCTGCCTGTGCAGAAAGCTTTATATGTCACCCCATCGGGGTGAATATCGGTCACCTCGGTGACCGTATAAAACCCGGGCTCTACTGAGCCCTTGATTGTCACACCGGTGTTGGTAATATCCAACACCGATGTTTGTGATGGCGATGCCGCGGCATCTCTTCTGGAAAGGCGCACGACCATGTGGGGGGTATCCCCCACCACAAGCTCTGCCCACTCGCCGTGGTAGAGCTTGTTGTCATCCATGAGCATCTTAACGATGCTTGAGGATGACGCCTCGTAATAATAGTTGTACAAAGGTCTGTTGTTATCGATCTTTCTCATAAGATCTCCTTTCTGCCTTTCGGCTACGGCGGTTTTGATCCTCGGAGACCACCAGTAACTCCTTTATTAAGGTGATATGACGCGGTAGCTATGCTACATCATTCACCTCTTAATGCAATAATATGATATATACGCCATATGCCCGGAAATTACGGTCAAATAATACCAACGTAAAAACTTAATAGTAATCCCTACTTGTCCAGGGATTACTATTTTAATAGCATAAAGGAGATGTTAGTTATGAAGATAACGTATTTAAAGATTAGTGGCTGGGATGGTGCAATTCGTTCATTCTATATGTCACTTAACAACTACACACCTGACCTTGAGATGGAAATCAGACTCGGTCAGTTCTACGAGGAGCAAAATAATGCCATTGATGAGGCTAATGCCCTCGGTCTTACAGATTCTCCACTTTATGGAGCTAAGAAGATGGAGAATGACGTTACTGAATGGTGGGAAGAGCAGAAACGTAAGCTCATCAAGTTTGGTAACAAGCACATTACATTGCTGAAGTTCCTTGATATCACTATGACGGTACAGGGTCTGCACAGAGGTGCACAGGATGACTTTGATGCACATGCCGCAAGATTCAATAGCCGTATTATCAGAACTTCCACAAGAACCAAGAATAATGAGCAGCTTATCGAGCTCTCAGATTTCTATAAGGGAAAGATACTCCCATTCCAGGATTTGGATAAAGCTCTTGACCTCCCACGCTTTATTGAGTATGAAGGTACTATGTATCTTAAGACATCACTTGGTTATGTTAACAAGGCATATATCGGAGATAAGGATGTACGTAGGGGACTTATTCCACTTGCTATTTCATCCAACTTTACAGTCAAGGTACAGGCAATGGAATACTGCCATGTGGTACGTGAGCGTAATATGGATGGTAATGCTCATATCGAACTCAAGCAGCTTATTGAGCAGTCTATCCCAATGATTACTGCACAGGTACCAGAGTTCACAAGAGAATGGTTTATGAATAGCTGCTTACAGTAGGAGCTGATTACATGAAATCGAATTATAGAAGTAAAATCGTCCAGAAATCGGATGTTAAGAACGCAGTCCAGGAAGAGTGGAATAGTAAGCTCGACCAACTGTACGAAGACGTTACTAATGACGTCACTGCACAGTTTATGGCGACTGTATTCTGCTATCTTAATATAAGATACCACTGGACTGGTAAAACCCTCAATAGTATTAAAGAGGGTATAGAGGACTTATTCACTCTAATGCAGAGAGACGGTATTGCAGGTAAGCCATTTAACACAGATAACTGTATTGAATATATGCGGTCTATAGGTGTTGAATTCGAAGACCGTCGTAATTCTAATGAGTCTGGAGATGCATAATATGTCATATAATAAATCATCGGAAGAAAGACTTATACAACTCGACTTGTCGGTGAACCTGGGCATGGACCTGGGTTCATCCAAAGTCACAGTACAGAATGTGAGGTTTAGTAAGATTATCGATAAACCTCACATGATTATATATTGCCGAAATATTCCGGATAACTTCTTGGAATCCTCACTATATGGTACACTGTGTATCATATACCAGCAGATTCTCGAGGCAGTATATGCAGAACCATCGGCGATTACTGATACGAATCTTATTAAGATTTGTGCGTTTACGTCTGCTGGTGTCCCAGTATGCCCAACTATATCCACGATGAAGAGAAATGCTGAGAGTAAACGAGAGTATACATTTAAGCAGGTTGCATCATTCTCGGCTCTTATCGGATACGAATTCTGGAGGGATGACTGATGAAAATCAGAATATGTATATTTCTTAGTTAGATTGGTCTTTGACCATTTTACCAAATGAATGGAGGTCTTACTATGAATGATGATGAAGAAGACGAAATCGATTACAGCGGCTTCATTCCAGGGGAATATGATGCCGAAGAATTATACCCTGCTCGAAATGCAACCGAGTTACAAGATACGATTCCGGAACTTGTAGTGGTTCCCGAGAGAGAACCAATATCGCTACGTAAAGAAGATTATAATCTTCAAGTCGATAATAATAATCAAAAATCGACACCCAATATTGATGAGCTGGTGAAGGGTGACCCCCGCGAATTTCCGATGTTCATTCCTGATACCAGTAAGCTGAGAAACGATCAGTTGTACATGTTTCTGAATGTCATATTAGATTATGTATCAGCCATCACTAAAGCACATATGGCCAAGCAATACATTTCTGTAGGTAACGAATTCTATATTGATCTCACAGATGCTGAGTTAGTATATGATGTATTGTGGAAAGTTTATCATGCTGATAAATTATTAAGTCAATTCATACATTTGTCGTCTAGCAAGGTGGACATCCTCGGGTTTGATGAGGCTCATAACTTTCAAAAGTATCGATTACCGAGACTGGTTAAATTGTATCGTCACTGTATCAAAGCATACATGCTTAAGTATGGATATCATATTAAATTCCTTATAGATACGGAATATAATAGATGCACGATGGCAATCAGGGTTACTTATGATGATAGCTTTTCAGAAAAGTTATTCAGAATACTTCATGTCCGCGAATTTAAACGTATTCAAGAGCTGATTAATAATGCGGATTACTATAAAAATATGCATGAGCCGAGACATACTGGTGGCGGTCTCACGATCGAATAAAAGGAGATGATATAAATGATACTTACAACTATTTGCATTATCGTAATTATGGCTGTAGCTGCACTGATATTCGCCATTACAGCTACATATTTCATCAATAAAGTCTATGTACCAATGAAATATAAGACAATGAACCTCACCACCGAGGAGATGTTCTCAGAGCTCGCACTTATCATTCAGAACGAAATCAATCTGTATGAGAAGAGTGTATTCGAGAACGGCGGTAAATTCCTCGATAATAGAGCGTTTGAGAACTATTATCGAGATATATGCAATAAAATAGGGGAAGATATTCCTCCAGAATTTTACGAGAGATTCCAGTACTATATGAAACCTGATGCGGTTAATAAGTTCATTGCACGTACAGTACGGGCATATCTCGAACAGAAAATATCTGATTAAAGGAGGTACTGCATCATGGTTATGGGTGGCAAAGATATTGATGGTAAACCAAATCAGAAGACACTTAATGACTACGATAAGAAACTCAAAACTATGACTATACAGACACCAATGTGCACTAACATCGTTGATGGTGACATCATTGAGCGTTATATGGCGGTGCCGTATGATTTAGGTTATGAATACCCCGAGATACCTGATGATCAGAAAGATTATAGGGTTACTGCACAGGCTCTCCAGACTTACACTAATCAGATTGGTCATGTTACCGATGAATATATTGATAGTCAGGTAGCTTACCTGGAGAGCAAACATGAGAAGCGTCTCGATACTCACGATGCAAAGATTGATAGACTGAAAGATATGACATACGATAACCGCATAATGTTTATACTCGGCATAGCGATATCATTCATATTAAGTCTCGCTATCATGGCAGTAATACTCGAATACGAAATCAAACCAGAAATAGTCGAGCAGGTTCGTATGGAAATACTCGCAGAGGAGGCACATAATGAAGAGGTACGATGAAAATGATGAGGGTGTAGGTGTTCTCATGTTCATGATCGGTGCACTATCAGCACTGATAGTAGTTGGTATAATTTTTATCATAGTACACTGCGTAGGAGGTTAATAGTATGGCTGATAAATCTGAATCATCAGTAACCAAAACTGAAATATCGAAGCCAAAATCTGAGAAGATGGAGTACTACGGTATTGACGAAGATGATGGAGTATTTGTAGTCATAATGATGTTTGGAATTTTCGTCGCGGTGGTAGCTCTTGGTATATTATACCTGATAGTTAGGAAGGAGATGGGAATATGATGGAAGGACCAATGATGCCGGATAATGGACCGGCAATGAGTAATACTGAGAAGATACTATTGCTTATACATGAGATAAATGATAAGGATGAGGAGATCCTCTCACTGAAACGAGAAATTGTCAAGCGAGAATTGTGGATTTTTATACTATCAATCATGCTTGGAATTTCATCAATGACGATAATATGCTCACTCATATTATCAGCCGGAGGTGCATGATATGCCAGATATACATGATAGAGACGATGATAATGTTGGACCCGTGATGACCCATTCCGATGATGAAATGATCAAAGTTGTAACGTTACAAAATCTCAAATCATTCAAGGAGAAGTACGATGTGCAAACAGACACTAAAATCAATACGGCAATTGATAAGCATGATTCGCACATCAAGAATCTCTTCATACTATTGGGTATATTATATATCATCATGAATGTCGCATTTGGTCATATGCTGGACTTACAGGACCAGCAGATACTGGAGCTTGAGAACCAGATAAAGTTATTGAGACAGGAGGTTCATTATGCGACCACGCTCACGGCGACAGAAGAAGCAAGCATTGATAAACAAGCTACTCAAGAAACACAAAGCATATCTGAAAGCGAAAGCGATGCAGGAAATGATTCCGTCGATAATTGACAAAAAATAAAGAGAGGTATGGCAATATTGCCATACCTCTCTTTTGAGTGTTAGTATTCTACTTTGTTGGTGAATGTATCAGATTTCTTTCTTCTCTACGAGTTCTCCATCAGGATTCTTGCTGAAGTCGACTGATTCACCGTTACCATCGAAGTCGTTTGCAGCTTCGGCAATATCGTCAGAATCTGCAATTGGTTCATTACAACAGCAGCAACAATCGCCGTCTTCACATTCACAATCGCAACCACAATAGTCGCAATCGTCAAAGTCGTGATAGTTCTCTGCCTCATAATCGTCAACCAACTTCTTAGCAATGATACCTGCTGCAACTCCTGCTCCCACGAGGAGAGCTCCTTTTAAAATACCCATAATTTTATCCTCCTTTTAATTTAAGTAATTTATATACAGCCCATGGGTTGGCTGAATATCATGTGTTAATTTCGCATAGACGGTAGTAATCTTTAGCGAGGTCTATGAAGTGTACCGCTACGAACAGTCTGTCGGCATCTTCATCGTCGTCGAATAGCTTAAGAGCCTCATCCAATTCCGATGGAGAGATTTCGTAATCCCATACATCTCCTGTCGATAAGCCTTTACTGCTAAGCACCTCTTCATATGTGTCATAACTGTTATCCGTCTCGGGTACTATGCAATCATATACTACCCAGCATAAATCAGAACCCGTGATGGCATGGTCGATTAACCATGCACAAAGGGTCTCCTTATATACATTAATTGATTCGGGATCATTACAATCCCGTATATCGGATTTGAATGCCTTAATCTTATCATCCGTCTCGTTTAGAATTTCTTCAATCCTATGCATACGGGCCATGGTTCTTTTAACTCCCTCCATTGGAGCACCTCCTTATACAAATAACCTTACGAGTGGTAAGATTATATTGACGTAGTTAAAGCTTATGTCTAAATCTGGAATGTCTATCTCAGATATGTTATCATATAGATACGATTCACCATCAAATGAAACATGAAACTGAGATGATGAATTGAATTCTCTATAATAGTCGAACTCTAACTCGCGTTTCTTGTATGCGAGTACAAGCTCACTGAGATATTTATTCATTACGGACTTATCACCATTTGCGGATATTGCAGTATCTACCACATCCTTTATCAGGTGAAGTATTCCGTTCTGATGCAATGATGCTTGCTTCTGAAGACCTTTAACATCTACACCATTATCGGTGATATAAAACTCAAAGTTTCCTATCATTAAGAATGAGTGGTATATACCTTTCGGTCGGAATGTTATTGGACCAAATGACGTCTTCGTTGGGGTCTTCGATATTATGAAACAAGCGTCCTTCTTGATAGTTAAGACATCGAGGTCGATATCAAGATTATTGGATTTGATAAACATCATCATGATTTCATCAAATCCGTTCTCAAGCTTTGTCGCAAGTTCTTTGTCACGTTGCATGAGAAGACCTACAGTTACTTTACGTTTATCTGGTGGCATACTACGAATCTGCTCAATAGACTTAGGTGGGAGTAGTTCATAGTACTCAAGCAGTGATACATTAGCTTGCTTTATATCGTATTCCACGATGGTACTGTTGAGTACCATCGTGGTTGTAGGTGCCATATTCATTAGAAGTACTTAGTTGTGTAATCATTGATTGCACACTTCTCATAGAACTTCTTAGCGAATGCGATGAGCTTCTTACGAGCACTCTTGGATACGGCTCCACGCTTCAGGCAGTTGCAGAGAATATCATCTGATACCTCATCGATGTCAGAGCCTCTCTTATTGGATTCAAGCTCTTCTGCAAGCTTTCTTCTCTTCTGACGCAGCTTCTTGAGCTTCTTCTCACGCTCATGAATGTCATCATCATCGAAGATATCATACTCGCCATACTCAAGGTCGTCGACAAGCTTGTCGATTTTCTTATCGAGTCTCTTGAGTTCATTAGCGATATTATCGTGAATATCACCATCAATGTATTTGTGAGCCTTGGTGAACATCACGCATACTGGGCCGTCCTCTTCTTCGAGCTTGAAGTAAGAGTTCATCTTTCTGATAAGAATCTTAGCACAGTGCTTGTACGCCTTCTTACCCATAACGATGAATACGTTCTTATTAACAGGCTCTTTGGTAATTTCCTTACCTTCAGATACCTGCATGAAAGCGATTGTTGCAATCGCTTTCTTTGCTTCGTTACATTCGAGCCAGCCCTTGATTTTCTTATCCTTGATATTTTCGGATACACCCTTCTCAGTAAGGATTGCTGGGGGCTCGAGAATCTGGAATGAATCCGAAGCACTTACTGCTCCGAGATTTGAGATTTTGTCATTATCAGTGGTATTGATTACCACGTAGCGACCCTTCTTACAGAGTCTGCTGATATTATGAAGGAAATCCTTCTCACTAATTACTACTATCATTTATATCCTCCTTTGGTATGAAGAGGGGCTGATCCTCTGTTGGTTTTGTTATCTTGGCATCTTCCAATGCTGTGTGGAAAGCCGAGAATTCTTCAAAGGTTAACAGCGGTACACTTTCAGTACTCATTCTAACCTTAGGAATGTCTGGCTCGTCGCTAGTGTCAGTGCTGGACGGTAATTCGTTAAATACTGACATATCTTGAGGAGTATTGAGAAATACCTCTTCGGCTGCAGCACGATCGGCAATTTTCTTCTTGAGTTCCTCGGACTCTTCTTTGGAGATGAACTCCATCTCACCAGTGTCTTCACCAGTGATTTTGATATACGTGATGTTTTCAGTGCCCTGATCATCAGCACTGACAACTTCAACTACCGCCTCATCATTATAATCATCAACGTCTTGATGCATCTGATTGAGGATTTCAAATGTCAAGTACGGCATCGCACATGACTTGTTACTACAACGATAAGCTGTGAAGTCTGCATTTGGTTCTATCCATGAACCGCACATATCACATCTCAGAGCCTCCTCGTTACCACTTATCTTATATAAGTAAGCATAATCGATGAAGACCAACTTATCGTTATCTCTCTTACCAATATTACAATAGTTCTTAGGTGTGGTACCTAAGTCCTGCATAACGTATCTTGCAGAGAGATAATTAAGCATATCTCTTATCTCACCTTTACGACTTTCGAACTCTTCGAGTGAGATGAGATTACAATATTCTGCTACAGCTATAAGACGGTTAGTCTCATACACCTTCGCAAACATATCAGGTTCTTCAATGGAACGTAGATATTCCGAAAGGTTATCAACGCATCCTCTCTTATCCATCGCAATCTTATAGACATAGTTATTCTTAAGAAATACGATACGGTTTGAACCAACACCTACTTCAGTAAATCCAAGAGGTGTCAGCTTTGCATTGATAAGGTCAGCTATATGATTAACATTTGACTGACCATTAATGTTAAAGTCACCGTTGACGCATTTGTACAAGAACTCTTTGAGTTCATTATCAAAGTACTCTGCAATTCTTGATCCTTTGCGAGAACCACCTTTCATCTTTTCGAGAATCGGGTTCTCATGAAACTTTAACTCATCTAATGGATTAAGTTTCATAGTTTACCTCCTTTTGATGATATCATCGAAAATCTTTCCGTCGATATCAGAAGCTACTCCAGATGAAGCTCTGGATAATGAATGTGCTAAACTTCTCAGCTGGTCACGTGTCTCTGATAAGCTTCCTTCATATTTCTTCCAACGCTTCTTCTGCTTCTTCAATTCCTTCTTGCTCTTGGTTGAGATACCGAGTTCTCGAGCAACGAAGTTTGCATATGATGCATCCTTACCACGAAGCTTCTTAAGACGCTTACGAACACCGCGCTCGAATCCATTCTCAACGAAGACTCTGCTCCAGTCGAGAATATCTGATGCCTTTCGATTACTAAGTAACCTCTGATCGGACCATACATAAGATTCAGTATTCGAAACGGTTTCCCATCCATCGTCCTTGTCATTATTCATCATGTCATAGTACTCTGCAAGCTCTGCTATGGACATCTTGCTAGCGTCAATATCATCGATATTCTGCATACCGAATCCTTCCTGACTAGCAAAGTATTGTGCAACGATGTCGTAACTAGCTGCACTATTTGTATCATTACCGATACGCTCATGTCTGTCTTTGGATGAGAATCCTCTCTCCTGAATCTTGAGAGCTCTCTTTCGGAACTTCTTTCGAGCCAGCTCAGCTTCAACCTCATTATCATCTCTCGATGTTGAGAATTGTGCATCTGAGAGGTCCCTGAGTTCCAAAGGCTCCAGGGGTTTAATAAACGTACCCATCTCGATAGGTACGTTACCGGATTTCATTATCGCGACATTCTTCTTGCTCATCTTCAGCTTTGGTCTGTCACGATAACCAGGTGGATACTCTCCGTTATGCTCTTCAGCATACATCATAATCATGTCCAATCCACCATAGTAGTCAATTATCTGTCCGATGTACTTGTCGTAAATGTACACTGCGTCCAGATACTTGTTAAAGTCCTTCGGAGACTTCTGCAAGTTAACGATTGCATAATACGCCTCCGGAATATCCGTATCAATACTCTCGTACCAATACGGGTCTTCATCGAACTCGTTTGTTAAAATGGTATTACACCACTTTGGCAATTCCATAATTACTCCTCCTTTCTGCATTATGGATGGCTTAATGCCGTTCGTATTATATATACTTCACGGCACAAGCGGCATAAAACGAGTAAGACCCGAAAGTCTTACTCGTTTATAAATACCATATTAGTTTTGTAAGTGAGCTGAGCGTTCCCTCTTTACAGAGCATCCGCCCTGTTCAAGCTTCTCAACAAGTGCAGAGAGCTTATGTTCCACAATACGGAGATTAGCAATCTCATCTTCGTAGTCCTTGATAGTCTTACTGTAGTCAGTAATATGAAAACCCTTACCGACGTATCCACTGAGTACCTGATCGATTTCATCGTAGTCGATAATTGGTCCATAACTATTCTTGATAATCATGGATGTCGTATGAATACCATTAGCAAGTGTATAAGCCGTACTACTGAGTCGCTTTATCTCGGCAAGCTCATTACTAGTAGAACGAGATATGAGCAACTCAGCATCTGCGAACACATTGTATGTATCTACAAGAAATGGATAGAACACCTTTGCTACTTCACCAGCAGACGGAACCTTATCCTTCCATTTGTTAACGAAAGCCTTTGCAACGGATGCGGTGAATTTAAAGCTATCCATGCTATTATAGAAATCCTTCTCGAGGTCAATATCATCTTTCAGTCTCTGACCGACATTAAGTACGTCTGCCAGTGTTGTCTGACCGGAATATGCCATCTGAGAGAGAATCTCCAAGTTAGTCCCAAGTTGAGCAATCAGTTCGATGACCTGATTAGCCATGTTTATCCCTCCTTTAGTAAAATATAATCGGTAAGCGAGATAACCCGCTTACCGATTATGATTATTCTTCCTCGTCATCATCGTCTTCGTAACGTTCTTTTTCATAATCGTTATATACGTGACGTACGTAAAAATCTTCGAAGCTGAGGACTCTACCCTGCAGTAACTTTGCTAGGTACATAGTAATTCCATCATTGATTTCGTTCAATGATTCTTCATCACGTATGTCCTCCTCATCGACAGATATCAGAATATAGTTCTTACTCTGAGTCCGGATTTCGATATTATGAGAAATCAGAAGTATGATTCCATTGACCGGTTCTATGAGGTCCGAGCGATAGATGACAGCTAC